CTATAAACGACCCCCCAAGAGATTTTGGTCGGTCCAGTCCGGTTCGAACCGGAGCAACCCCGGGCTACACGTGTTTTTTTTTGAAAAACGGTACGTCAGTCATTCTTCATACATTCCGAACTCTTTATTTCTAAAAAATACACGTGTCGCCCAGATTTTTATTTCTGTAACAACGATGCCCCGATATGACGTCAACTTTTCGCAGGGGGGCTACCCTATTTTCCGAATTTTCCGAATTGTACCCCCGAAGCAACCCTCCCCCCTCACACCTACTTTACTCCACAAAATGGCGAGTGCTACGGGCGTGTACAAGAAAGATGTTTCCGACGCGCTTGAACTTCTGCGGAAGGCGATTACGAGGGTCTATCGAGACGCGGGGGACGTGGATGCAGTGGCGCATGCCGAGGCAAAGATCGGCCAAATCCTGATGAAAACCCTTCGTCGTTTTAATTATCGTCCCAGCAGTTTTCCGAAGGTTGCGCAAGTACTCCGATTCAAGGCAATACGAGTGAGGAAACTGGATGAGGTGTGTGTGATATGCCAAGAAAAGACATCGTTCGAGACAAGCGTGAGGATTTTGGACTGCGGCCACTTTTTTCATCACGCATGCGTTCAAGAATGGTTGAAGAGATCACCCACCTGCCCCACTTGTCGCCAAAGCGTGCCATGACCTCCTCCGGCAAACCACCAGGTGTTTTTCAACACCTACATGGGACCCGAAGAAAGAAGTCCGATACGGCGGAGGCGGGTAAATAGAATTATTACCGACTGTGCCCCCCATGTGTTCATTTTTATTTGACTCACCAAGTGGCAATGACGTGTGACGTCAGCTCCAATTTTCACAAATTACCGATACGGCGGAGGCGGGTAAATAGAATTATCACCGGCCGTACCCCCCATAAACAAGATAAAGTATGTTTTATCACACCGTAAGCTCCACGTATGTTTATTATTATTCCTTCTTTCTCGTCCTCCCCCCTTCCATTTCTCTCTCTCTCTCTCTCTCTTTTCCGGAGTTTAACCCGGGAACGACTCAATTCGTCCTGGACGAAGCTAGCGAGCTCCTATGGTCAATACGGTAAAGGGTGGAAACCCATAGAAAACCCTCTACATTCACTCCGGGTAGACTAACCAATGTATTTCTTTATGACTTTCCAGGTATCCGTCAAGGGAGCAATAGGAGCCCCCGTATCTACATTTGCCTAGATCATTTAGACAAGGAATCGTAACGAGCGAAGACCGACGTTCCTCGCGGCATGACCATCCCTTGAAGACGAGAGACCACACGACACACAGTTGAATGAACGGTCGTTCAAGGTCATGGAGCGATTGATAACCCCGCATGACCCACATTGCTTCGTCGTATATGCCTCGTTACATAGGCGAACCTTGACATCCGTGAATTTCTGGGCCATCGCGATCAACTTGCTCCTGAATCGGTAGTGAGACCACGTCATCATCTTTCTACACGTCTTAGAGTAGAGTTTCTTAGAGGAGACCATCTGACTCGTCTTGAACTCCGGGACGAGGACCAATCGGTAGGTGTTGACCACCCACGAACAGACCTTATTGTGCAGATCTGCCGTTCGGTTTCTCACTTTCTCGAACAAATTTAGCATCCTCCTTCGCGTACGTCTTCTCCACCTCGAGTCCTTATCTTTTCCCTCGAGCTCCAGCCTAGACTTCAACCTATCCGCCTTCCTCAGCAACAATTCTTGTTTTTCGAAGGTTCCTATCTCTCCCCATGTTCCGTCCGGAGAATGGTACGTTTGAAAGGTCTTGCATCCCGGATCAAACGAGATCATGTCACCGTGGATCTCGGGGAAACGAGAAGTCTGGGGAACCTCGAACGAAACAATCGCGTAGTATTTCCCCGTCTTGGTTCTGGTAATCTTCATCTCGGTCCTTGTGAACCCTTGGTCGTCTCGATCCTTGAACACCTTTGGCACCTTACCCATAATCCTTAGATCCATCGATTTCCCCTTGTACGTAGTGGAAACCAGGGACTTGCTCAGTGGATTCGTCGAATCTTTCTTCTTGATCAAGAATTTTTCAAACGGAATGGTTTCTTGGCGACACTTGAACCGGCTCTTGAACCCGATGTCAAACCTCCTTATCTTTCCCTCCGAGACTAGTTTAAGTCCCGTCTTTTTATTTTTGAAAAATTCCTCGACGGCTTGTTGTTTGGTATGGCTGGGGCAATCGTCTTTCCAATTCTTCCCCTGTCCATAGTAGTCCTCTCTTGTAGTGAAAGCCTTTCGCCACTTGTAGCACTCCCTAACCCCAGCTCCATCGATGTCCCCGTCCTTCTCGGCCTTGACACACTCGTTATAGATGTGTCGATGGATACCGAAACAAGACTTGAGTATTTCTCGCTGTTCCTCACTCGGAAGTATCCTTACCTTCCTGCATCTCAGAACCACCCCCTTGTCCTTCATCTTTTGAGCCTTCTTGATTCGTTTCTTGGGTCTCGGTTGATTTTCGTCGTCCCTTACCGTACTTTCTCCTTCCGTAATGGCGGCATGAGAAAATGTGAACGATTGACAGGAGGTCCTCTCCCAGCTCGGACTCAGGACGGAACTCGTCAACTCCCTGCTCTGTCTGAGATTCACTGAGAACCACGAGCTTGCCCCCTGCTTCCTCAATAAGGAACTTGAGTAGCTCAAAGCCGAGTCTGGACAACCTGTCTCGGTGGGCAACCACGACTTCTCGTATAGATCCGTCAAGGCAGTATCGAAGAAGGGTTTTAAGTCCGGGTCTAGACCAATTAATTCCCGAACCGATGTCTCGTATAACTTTGTGTCCAGGGAATTTCTCTGACAAAAGCTGGATTTGACGTTCCAGATCGGCTTTTTGTTTGGTACTGGAGACCCTAGCGTAGATGACTCTTCTCCCAGAGTTCTTGGCCTTTCCACGAGTGAACTTGACGGTGGGAGCAATGAACTCGACATCGTAGAGGCTGATCCCGGTCGGTGTTCTTGTGGTTGGGATAAGTCCCTTAGAATCCCAGCTCGATGATAGAGTCCATATTGAAATGTGGAGGTGGATGATAGTGAGACACATGGGGTCGATTTGAGGTCGATTTTGGACAAACAAGAATGGAGCATTTAAACGCAACCAGCTCGAAAGTCACTTCGATTCTGCGGCTTCATCCCACGAGTCGATTTTGTATGGTTTGGTTTATCGCGGGCCCAAAGCGATCAACACCATGCTAAAAATCATAAAAGTGAAAACATGAATTATTTATTATTGCACCAACTCAAAAGTTCTCAGGCAATTGTTTCCTCGATTGCTTGCTGTACCAAGTCCTTGTCTCGGGCATAGTACGTGTTCTCCCGATAGGGCCTTCCTTGAAAGATCGTCGCCCTTTTGGGGATATTGTTCGCAGCATCCGCTCCATATCGAGCCATATACAGGACCTTTAGCTTTTTCCCAGCAGTTCCCGCGCGCCCCCCTAGATGAACCCCCATCTCTCCCGAAACCATGGCGATAGACACCTCTTCACCTCGAATATTGGCCGGACAGTCCGGCGTTGGCACCGACACGCCGGGGTCGACGGCAGTTTCAACACTTACACTTTTCCGGAGGGCACGGCGTTGGATGTCGGAGACTATATCACTCAACTCGATCTTGTGACGACTCTCAGACAAGGAGTTGACCGCATCGAAGCCCCTTTTCAAAGACGCCACGATTCGAAGCTCGGAGTCCACCTTACCCTCCTCTTGTTCTTGCTGGAACTTTCGGGCGAGTATGGCCCGCTCCTGTTCAAATTTTTGCTCCATAACACACATCTCATGCTCCACCTTCATTTTCACAAAGCGCTCGTAGTCTTCGGAAGACGCGTGTTCCATCAATTCACCCCCCAGCCTCTTCTTCTCACCACTTTCGCCACCAAGGGCAAAGTTTTGAAAAGCGCGGCCCTCTCGAGTGCTTTGGAGGCCGACGCTCCTTTCCTCAATCTCTTTGCAAAGAGTAGTGTCCCCACCCAACACCCGCATGACTATCTCCGCAGATTGCCTACGGAACTCCCTCGCCGCTCGCCCGGGGAGCAACCAAATGATTTCCGCAATTGTTTTGGCGTCGGCTACGGGGGTGACATGCCCTCTTCCATTTATCTTGAGTCTCTTGACACAATCGGCCACATGGTGTGGCCATTCCTCAAGAACACGTGCCAATGTGGTTTTTGCGTAGACTTTACACATGTCCGGGCAAACAATTTTCACAATGTCAATAAGTGATCCGAGGCCCGTGTCCTCGTCAACCCTAATAGATCCTATGATGTTGACGGATCTGAGGCAATTCTGCAAGACCGAAGCCTTCGTCTCGACGCTTTCACCACCACCATCCCCGACCAATGGCGCCGTCTTGGCCTGGACGTGTGAGCGTAAGTTTTCTTTAAACGTATCGGCGTTGGCCGCACGCCATTCCGAGCTCAACGGGAATTGCACGTGGTCGACGAGATAAAATGCCTCGTCGAGCGTCAACATCCGTGACTTGCGTAGATGTCTCTTGGGAACCGCGGAGTCTCGTAGTGTTTTTTCCACCATCCTCCACATGGTGGAATCGCTAACCGTTGGTACAATTTGCTTCATTATCGATGAAACTCCGATCAATCCCGAAGCACGGTCGACGATGATGGAGTCCATTTTCTAATGTGGGCCTCGATGGTAGTGAGATACGTGAGGGGTCGTCCGGAGGTCGATTATGGATGGCTTCGTTTGCACCGGGACTGTAGCCTTTTTGTCGGAAAAACCCACTTTGCATACTAGGGAGAAAAAAAAACATCGTTCGCAGACGCAATCTGTAGGGGGAGAATGCAAGAAATAGAGCCGCAGGCCCCCCGACAAACCAAGCCATCCATAATCGACCTCAGGTCGACCCCTCACGTATCCCACTACCATCGAAGCCCACATTACAAAATGGACTCCATAATCGTCGACCGTGCTTCGGGATTGATCGGAGCTTCATACATTATGAAACTTACCGTACCAGCGGTTGGCGATTCCAATATATACACGAAGTGGAATCGATAACCGTTGGTACCATCATCACCTCAGTCTCAACTCCCCCCCACCACCTAGCACAAAGTTCTGGAAAGCTCGACCCTCTCGAGTGCTTTGGAGGCCGACACTTCTTTCCTCAATCTCTTTGCAAAGAGTGGTGTCCGCGGACTACCGGCGGAACTGCCTCGCCGCTCGCCCGGGTTAGAACCAAATGATTTCCGCGATTGTCTTGGCATCGGCTACAGGGGTGACATGCCCTCTTCCATTTATCCTTATTTTTGCACTCGTTCCGATAGATTGATCTCTTCATAATCGGGCACTTCGATTAAGCGCCCAAGGGCAATGTTCGCGTAGTTTTTATTCATCTCCGGACAAATAAGATTTACAACATCGATGAGGGACCCGAGGCTCGTGTTCTCGTCGATGCAAGGATGTCAACAGATCTCGGGCATTTTTGCAGGACCAAAGCCTTCGTCTGGGCGCCTCCGATACCACTGTCGCTAACCAACGATGTCTTGGCCTGAAGGCGTAAGTCATTTTTGAAATTGACGGCATGTGTCGCGCGCCACTCCGAACTCTGGTGAAACAGTATGTGATCGTAGTGTTTTTTGAAAGATTCTCAAGATAGTGGAACCACTTACGTCCGGGACGATAAGTTTCACGATTGATGTAGCTCCGGTCGACCATGATAGAGTCCATTTTGTATTGCGGGCCTCGATGGTAGTGGGATACGTGAGGGGTCGTCCTGAGGTCGCCGGGACTGTAGCCTTTTTGTCAGAACGCAACCAAGATAATTTGTATTATTATTACACCAGCTCGAAAGTCACTTCGATGTTGGAGGTAACACACATCTTTTCCGCCATTTCTATCTTCCTATCTAAGTCTTCTATCTTTCTATCTGAGCGTACATCTTCAATGAGCGCAAAAAGATGCAGACGCTTCTTGAGTAGAGGGTGGTACTCGCCATAGCCCATAACTTGCCCATAGCCGTGTAGGAACATTCGATAGTGCTTGACTTCGATGACCTCGGTCGATGTAAGGACATCGATCCGACCACAGGGTGTACGCACTTCGGTTTTCCCCCCTAATGATTCGGCTAATTTGTCCCTTATCACAGCCTCGTGGCCGGAACGTTTCTTATACAGCTCGAAATGTTCTAGTGGTGCGATCAAATCTTGTCGAACTTTTTCCAGTTCCGGGGCGGAGGTCCACTCCAAGTAGTTCTTGTTGATCGTTGCCTGGAGACGAAGGTCACCCCCGATGATCCTACACATCGATTCGGCAGCCGTTCGACGAAGCTCCCTCGATGCTTGTCCGGGTAGCAACCAGATCAGCTTTACGATAGTCCTTACGTCACTCATGGGTGTGACATGTCCCCTCCCATTGATCTTGGTGAGTTTTACACGATTGGATAACCACCTCATTTTCTTTATCAAGCGCCCGAGTGTGATTTTTGCGTAGTCTCCACACATGTCCGGGCAAATAATCTTGACCACGTCGATGAGTGACACAAGGCACGTGTCCTCGTCGACTCTGATACGTCCATCGATGTTTATGGATTTTAGACAATTCCGCACAACGGAGGCCTTTGTCTGGGGAGCGCTTCCAGCACCACCATCGCTGGTCAATGGCGAAGTATTGGCCTCAACATGAAGGCGTAAGCTGCTCTTAAAAGTCTCTGCATGGGCCGCACGCCACTCCGAACTCCGGTAAAATCGTACGTGGTCGACGACATAAACGGCCTCGTCGAAAGTCAACATCCGCGCCTTGCGTAGATGTCTCTTCGGAACCGCGGAGTGTTGCAGTGTTTTTTCTATTATCCTCCACACAGTGGAATCACTTACACTCGGTACTATAAGCTTGACGAGAGACGAAGCTCCGATTTGCCCCGTACCTCGGTCGACGATGATAGAGTCCATATTGAAATGTGGAGGTGGATGATAGTGAGACACATGGGGGTCGATTTGAGGTCGATTTTGGACAAACAAGAATGGAGCATTTAAATCTTACGACACATCATGTAAAGGGGCATGGGGTTGAAATTTTCCACCACACTCACGTGCGCGTGTTTTTCGTTGGACCCCCCAGAATCAAAACAACTTGGCGGTGATGAGCAAATATTGGACGACCTTGAGAATCCGAGGTCCACATTCTTCGGCTCCCTATTGGAACAAGGTGGCCGCCCAAGTGGATGAGGCATTTTTTCTCACGTCACAGTGTGGTGTTAAAAAACACCACGTTTTGTGTATCGCTACACGCTGGCGATACCCCGTTTCCGTGAGCTCTTGTGATGAGATTTCTCCAGCAGGATATCCCACTTCAACTCGACGCTCTTGACACGATCCTTGATGTTTCTAGAACGAATCTCCATACGCTCGCTCAGGTTCGATGACAGTCTCACCACTTTCTTCTCACCGTAAGGGACACCACACTTCTCCAACAAAGCGTAGTCCGTGTCAGTGGTCTCCCCCTCCTCGTTCGGCGTTTTAGTTGGGGACCAGCTCAATCCCGTACACGCAGTGATTGAGCTCGGTCCCGCCAATAAGTGATCCGAGGCCCGTGTCCTCCTCAACCCTAATAGATCCTATGATGTTGACGGATCTGAGGCAATTCTGCAAGACCGAAGCCTTCGTCTCGACGCTTTCACCACCACCATCCCCGACCAATGGCGCCGTCTTGGCCTGGACGTGTGAGCGTAAGTTTTCTTTAAACGTATCGGCGTTGGCCGCACGCCATTCCGAGCTCAACGGGAATTGCACGTGGTCGACGAGATAAAATGCCTCGTCGAGCGTCAACATCCGTGACTTGCGTAGATGTCTCTTCGGAACCGCGGAGTGTTGCAGTGTTTTTTCTATTATCCTCCACACAGTGGAATCACTTACACTCGGTACTATAAGCTTGACGAGAGACGAAGCTCCGATTTGCCCCGTACCTCGGTCGACGATGATAGAGTCCATATTGAAATGTGGAGGTGGATGATAGTGAGACACATGGGGGTCGATTTGAGGTCGATTTTGGACAAACAAGAATGGAGCATTTAAATCTTACGACACATCATGTAAAGGGGCATGGGGTTGAAATTTTCCACCACACTCACGTGCGCGTGTTTTTCGTTGGACCCCCCAGAATCAAAACAACTTGGCGGTGATGAGCAAATATTGGACGACCTTGAGAATCCGAGGTCCACATTCTTCGGCTCCCTATTGGAACAAGGTGGCCGCCCAAGTGGATGAGGCATTTTTTCTCACGTCACAGTGTGGTGTTAAAAAACACCACGTTTTGTGTATCGCTACACGCTGGCGATACCCCGTTTCCGTGAGCTCTTGTGATGAGATTTCTCCAGCAGGATATCCCACTTCAACTCGACGCTCTTGACACGATCCTTGATGTTTCTAGAACGAATCTCCATACGCTCGCTCAGGTTCGATGACAGTCTCACCACTTTCTTCTCACCGTAAGGGACACCACACTTCTCCAACAAAGCGTAGTCCGTGTCAGTGGTCTCCCCCTCCTCGTTCGGCGTTTGTAGTTGAGGGGAAAAGTCTTCTTTACACAGCAGCCGATCCAAAGTACGAGATAGCACGTCGATGTCCTTCGTCACTTCCTTGACCTTTTCTCCCGAACTGGCGTCATACTGATTGACGAGGTCCCTCACAGCAAGGATAGACGCGCTGTGAGGGGTGGAGACTGGGCGAAGTTCACCAAGTAGTACAGACCTCGGCGTAGACCTTGCACTTCTCAAACCCCTATTTATGAGCGTGACAAACACCCTGAGCGTGGAGATCGTGGTCTTAGCGCCTACATAGGTCTTATGAAACTTGATCGCAGACTTCTCCATGTCTTTCACGACTTCTTCGTAAACCTTGCCTGGAACCGAATCCTTGATCGCAGACTTCATTCTCGTCGTGTGAAGAGTGGTGTATAAAATGTGGTTGGGGTGGGTGCCATGTCGGTGAATAGGAATCCGTTGGAATTTCCCGAAATTGTCGCCGTGGTCGCCAGTTTCGTTCCAGGAATTCAATTTTTTGCCACGGTATCAAAGATCTTCCGCGGCACCTGTAGTGTGAGAATACCCCGTGGGGGAACATGTAATTTGTCATCAGCTTTCGAATCGACAAGTTGCCTCCACGACTGTTTATCGACTACGTCGGGGAAAAGGGTTATGAGATCTAAAGGGTTGGGGTATTTGGCGGCATCGGCAATCGAACAGACGGTCCAGTTGGGGGACGTTCTGGTATCTTCTATCGACTGTAGACCGGACTATGTCGACCTGAAGCAAGCGATTATCTGTCGGAATATGCTTTTTCTCATTTGGGTACAGGGGTTGACGGATGAACGTGACTGGGATTTGGTTTTCGCAGGCTTGAGTTCGGAGGGAAACGTGGCCGGGTTAAATTTGATGTTATTTCAGCTGGGTTACGATCCTCGTCGTAACAGGTACGCACCCGCGTGTGCCGCATTTCACGGGCAACTTCAAGTTTTGAATTTTTTGAGAAAACGGGGGTGTTCGATGAAGGGTGTTGTCCAGGCGCTGGCGTGTCAAGGAAATATGAAGGGCCTGGATTGGGCCGGCCGGAATGGAATTCATTGTGACAGATACACGATCGAGTGTGTCGAGGACAACCGTATTCGTTCGTACCTTGAGGCGTGGAGGAGGGGTTGTAACTTGTGTAAGTGTGAAGTGAGTTCATCCCCGTGAAAATAATTTCTAGATCCCGTGTATGTTTGGATTATGAACTTGAAATATATTATCACCACCCTGCTGGGTCTGAAATGTGCTGGAATCTTTTCGAACGAGTGCCAGTGTTCGGTGAAGACAAAAAAGGACAGCAGACACCTCACTATTCTGAATTCGTGCACTTTCGACCTTGCTCTCGGGGTGACTGGTGGGAATGAGGGTCCGGCGAAAGAATCCGCGACGTGCCCGTTGAATCAGATGTTCCACGAGGAAACTGACAATTGTTTCTGGCACCTGGAGGGTTCCCCCAAAGTTCTTTTGTCGGGCGCCTCGTGGGAGACCGATATTCACGAGGTAAAGAACCACCTTTTTTCCGGCAACGTCTGGGGTGTCAAGGAAGACCAGTTCGATTCTCACTGCCGTGGTGGGGAGTGTATGCCCTGGAGAGGTCCCGGGGGCTCGGTGACGAAGGTTGAATTTACTTTTATCCCGAACGGTATCGACTATTACGACATCAGTGTCATCGAGGGAGTCAATCTTCCCGTGACGATGTCACCGGACAGCGGCGACAAGGATCTGGAGAACAAGTACATTTGCGGTGTCGCGGGGGGCGACTGTTCTTGGGATTTCAAACCAGATCATGATCTTGAAAAGTATTTGACTCTTGTCACGGCAAATGGCGATGGGAGTACTTGTGAGACCACCGTCGATTGTCCGAGAGCAGGCGACGTTTGTGGGACGTACGATAAAGAACACGGGGTATGTGGCGAATTGAACGGGTTTTCTTCAGCACACTCGAACTGTATAGCTGGGGCCACGGGGTACCCCTTTCACTGTGAACTGTATGGGGACGCTATCTCTTGCAGTGGTAGGTACCACTTGTCCGGGTACAACGCGCACGTCTACACATCCTCCGATCACAGAGTGTGTGGCTGCCCCGACTGGGAGGAGATGGGTGTGAACGCCCCTCCTGTCAGTCCGTGCCGATCTTCGGACGAGACGTGGGAAGAGCGGTCGTTGCCTTTCCTCATATTTTTGAAGAGGGGTTGTCCCAGCGCGTACGAGTTCGCATACAGCGACATGACGTCGACTTTTTCTTGCCCCACAAGTTCCGGATACACTATCGAGTTTTGTCCTGGAGATTCGGAAGAGAGGTTTTTCAAATTTGCTTAACCCAATGACATTATTATGTTTTGTTGGTTGAGTGGCACGAGCGGCGATGTCGTCGGGAACTGTGAGTGTCGGGAGTATTTCCATCTCACAAGACTGTATCAAGATCGAGCAGCTGTACAACGTGGACGCCTCGAGTCCCGCCCACAATAACGTGATAGTTTACAACGACAATGCTATCGATTCTTCTGGGTCAGACGGTTGGGTCGCGAAGGCGCTAGACCTTGAAAATTTGGGCAACGTTTACGCGGCGTCGGCTCCAGACCACAACAGTATACTCGCGTGGAACACTGGCACGGGGTGGGTCAACAGATCCGCCGAGACAGTTTTCGACTACTTGTCGGAATCGAAATCGAAACAGGACCAGTTCGTTGTATTTGAAGGTTCGACGTCGGTGTGTTCGTTTGAAGACGGCAACCACCTCTACAAAAAGGAGGTATCCGACAGTGACTTTTCTTTCGCCCAGAATATTGAAAAAGGTGTGGTGGCCACCATCAACTACGGTGTGGGTACGGTCCTGCGCAGCTCTAAGGGGTTTTCAGCCCTGCCTTCCGTGGTTCCGGGAAGGCTGGCGTTGAGGGAGACTAGGTTTTACTTGTCCACTGCCCCGGCCACGATCGGGATCGTGTCGATGGGTGCCGAGGCGGTTCTCAACCTGTACCAATCGGACAACGTTCTCTCCCAAGGCCCGGTGACTGTCCCGTCCGGCGGTTCCACGACGCTCGAGGTTTCAGTTGTCGGGGAGTATTACCTCGAGTCGGACGGCTTCGTGTTGTGTGGTATAAAGGAGTCTGGTGTGATTCGGCCCGCGATTCCCATGGCTGCGGAGCTTCTGGGATTCAATACGAACGCCGTGGTGACAGCGTCTTCCACCCCGACGACGGCGGTGTACCACCGTGGCAACAGCACGACGGGGACTTTTACCGTTTCTTCATCGGAGGGTTCGTTCGGCAGCGACGACTCTTTTGCCTCTACCGGCGCGCTGATTGTCCGCGGAGACGGCCCGATTTCGGCTAGATTCGAGTCGACTTCCTTTTTGTCGCTGGACGAGTTATCCCAGTGTTTTGGGCTCCCGTCTTCCGTGTCGGTGATCGCGGCCATCTCGAAGTATTCGGGTAGCGCTTCGGTGTACGATGCTGGTGGTGTTCTGGTCGGCAGTTTCGACATATTACGAGACACCGCGGCAACGACGGTAGCGCAGCAGCTTTATCCGGCGTCGGGGAAGTGGGAGAACACTGTATCGTTGGTGGGTGGGTACGTGGTGACTAACGTTCCGTCGTCCGTGTACGCCGACTCGTCCCTGCTGTTCGGGGGCACTCCCGAGCCCCTTCGTGCGGAGATTCGTTTGGATCAGAGTGGGTTGGCGCGGAGAAGAGACGTGGACTCTTTGGGGGTGGTGTCGTGGTCGGTGTGTTAAGTTAAGGGCTAGATGATCGATTCTTGAAAAAAGGCTATACTAAATATTGTACTGGATCAGAGCGATCCTATGACGCAGTTGACCCCGGTTGTGAGGTACCCGATGTCCTCGACGGACACTCTGGGTACGAACGCGGAGAGTTTGTCTTTCAACGCGAGTGTTGAAAACGTGAGCGTTGTAGCGGACGAGACATTCGGGACCGCTGCCTATTTTTCCGGCGACGGTACTTCCCGGATCGACATGAGCGACATCCCGACCGAGGTGCTTGCGGGTAGCGCTCCTCGTTCGCTGTCGTTCTGGGTGAATTTCGACGAGATCAGTGACAACCAGAACGTGTATTCTCAGGGTAATGCGGAGACGGGGGAAGGGTTGTTTGCACAGGTAAAGATCGGGTACCGCGGAACGAACGTGAGGGTCGAGTACGGCAGCCACTCGAATCGTTTTTTTGAGACAAGTCTTGCTCCCAACACATGGTACTCGTTCGTGATGACCTACGACGGTGTGACTTCGAAAACGTACTGGGGCGGGGATCTCGTCCTGACACAGACCGTGACTCTCAACACGGAGGCCGGTTTCGTCAACCTCGGTCAGACGTACTCGAACGGCATCGACTTTGCCGGGAAGATGGTGGACTTCAGGATCTACGACGTAGACATGTCGTCCGAGGACGTGTCGTCCGTTTTCGCGGACGGTCCTTCTCCCCTCCTGGACGTTGCTGCTGTGATGTTGCCGTACGTGGCCCAGCTTTCGTGGAGAGACGTGGCGGGCGTGTCGGCTTACGACGTTATGTATGAAGAAAACGGGGGAGAATCGGTAGTCGCGGCGGAGTCGGTCGACTCGACCAGCCTTGCCGTGTACGATTTGAAGGAGGGTTCAACTTACAATTTCAAGTTTTATGCCGGTGGCGTGCTTGTCGGCAGTGTTGATGGCCAAACGACTCCGTTACTGGACAGCGACAATCTGAAAGACATGCTGACGCTGGTTTCCAACGACCTCACTGTTTTCAACACGGACACGGTGTCGGAAATGCAGCGTCTCATGGACTTGTCGTTGGAAACGAACGAGGAGGTTGTCGTCCGTTTCACGTTCAAAAACAAAACGCTTCCACTCAACGCCAGGTTCGTAAGGGACGGGGAAACGTTTTCGATGTCTACTCTTGGCGTGGAGGGTTCCATACTGACCCCCTTCATCCCCGACGGGTCCCCCGGGCAGTCGTTGTCGTTGGAACTATCCGACCTCTCGACGACTACACTGACGTTCGACGAGATTAATGGTACGGTTACGGTTGACGGCGTAACGTACTCGACGGGGGATAAGTTCGTGTTAGACGATAGATCGTGTATGCTGGGCAGCTTGTCGTAAGCAAACGATTTAGAGTGGGGTGTGTATGGCAGCCTCGCTTGGGTAGTTTTTACGATGGTTGTAAAATTCAACACGCCTTTCACGCTCGAGACCGTATTTTCGGTCGACAAGGACTTTGGCGAAGATGATTTCAAGACATTTGTGGAGAGCAGGGGTGGGACTACAACGGACGATAATGTGAAACAATGGCGTAATTCGTGGAATCTGAACCGACTGCTGTGCGGGTTTATCGTGATGGTCCGAGTGCTCCCATGTTATCTGAAGAAGCGTATACGGCTCCGTGAGGCGAGCGAACATTCCTGTGCGATCCCCCGGGACAGTGCCGTGTACGCTAGACGAAAGCGGTGCCTGGAGGCACTGGTGGATGCCACGGCGGAGGAGTGTTTTTTCGGACATTCGCGCTACCTCCCTGTGTCGAAGTCACCCAAGCTGCTGGAATTTCTTTCCATGTCTGGGGAGATCGAGGGTGGGCTCTTTTTACAACTCGACTTGAAGCGTGCGGGCTCATCTTCGGCTTACGCCGCGTGTTCTGGGACCTTGTCTCACCTGTGGTTCACGACGACGGTGTTGGGAAGACCGTGTTGCCTCGAGAGTGCGGTGTGGCCACTGCGGGTGCGAGAGGTGACGCGTCTTGGCCTGGGCGTGAGTTCCCCGGAGATCCGCCACCAGGCTGTAAATTGGGGTCCCGAAGTGTTTGAAAAGCTTCCAAGCTACTCTCACGGTTCGATGGCCGGGCTTCTCCTTGAAGTCATGACGGTGGATAACACGTACTCCGGCGTGTTTCCGTGCGAGGGTTTCACTCGATTCAAGTATCAGCCTAGGTGTCGGTCGTACACGAGCGTCGACGCCTGTGCCGGCCAGGTTTTGGCGGTGGTTCCGTGTTTCGACGCGATTCTGGACACGACAGAGACGCTAAGCCTAGATTCCCTGGATACGAGCCTTGTCGCTGCGGAGTACGGCGAGGACGTGGCCCGTAGAATCGGCCCGGTGTCTAGAGACGGAGCATTTATCTCGATGATGCGTGAAAAGATTCGAAAAGCTGTGATCGTGTTTGAGGGAGAGCATCGTTCTGGCCGTCGCACGACGCGCAGACAGGTGTCGGTAAAACAGAGCCTCGATCCGGGCGGCATCCGCGGAAAGGTGGCCAAGGGACGTTTGCTGGACCCCCGAGTCGAGGGGAACGTGGCTAAAGTCACAACGATGATTCAGACGATTTGTCGCGAGGTGTGGGGCACGATTCTCGGGACCCTGATCGAGAAACTTCCTTATTTATCCGCAGAGGATGAAGACAGTTCGCTGTGCTCGAATTTTCTAGGTTCCGAAGTCTACACATCGGGTTTCTCGAAGGCGGATGTTGCAAATGTTAGTTTTTTACTGGTCTTGACCTTTTCGTTCCAGCGGTCACAGGTTATGAGGGACTCTCGCGTGGAAGAGTTTGTTCCTTCTCGCTCGGGCTGTGGCTACATGCTTTCTCTACTCCGCCCTATCAAGACATCCGGCACCGACTGTAATGGGGTGGCCCCTGTGAGGGAGTTCGAGCTGTCAACATCTCAGTCGATGATGGTCCACTTTGTGAAAGTTTTCGGACAAAGGAGGAGCGCGGACAACCTACTGGTGAACGAGAAAGGCAACTGCATGACCCAGGAAAATATTTGCAACCGGTTCAAAAGAATCGGAAAAGAGTATCTGCAGATTCCGAATCTTTCTCCGCACGCGATGCGGACCTTTTTCGCGACCCATGCTGTGAATTGTGGTCTTGTGGGGTCCGACAACATGACTGTGTTCGCATCGTACCTTCAGGTATCTGCAAAGACACTGTCGTCGAGCTACGCCGCGAGCTCGACCCAGAGCGCTGCACACGTTCTTGGTAAAAGAGTGTTGGGGGAGGTAATGGACGCTGGGTGTGTTTCAAAGAAGAAAAAACAGGATTTCAGTGTTGCTACCCGGCCCAAGGGCAAGGTTCTTTCGAGGGCTCGTGTAATTTTTCGTTCCGAGATTCTTTCCAGTGTTGGTGAGTACGTCAGCGCAACGGAGTGTTTCAAGGCGTTGGTTGAAAAGAGACGTATCGGTTCGCTGAACCAGGGAGAGTCGTGGTTTGAATTTAAAAATAGTTTTTTTTTGGACGAAGATCTTCGTTTTTTTCTCCGATTCGTTGGCAAGTTGTAGGGCCGGCACTGCACGGCCCCCTCAGCTCACAATCCAGATTTTTTCCCAAAAACCAAGGCCACGATGGACGAAATGAAGGCTATGAGGGCTTTGATTAAGGAGTTAATGGACAAGGTGGATAACCTACAGGCTACGGTGGCCCGGCTCGATCAGGGCACGAGCATGCTTCGGCGGCAGGTACGGGTTCGATACAACGGCGCGTATGATATGTTTTAACGAGTAGAAATCACCTCACTTATCAATATTTTAACTCCACGTGTTTCCTTCTTTGCGAATGTATTCTGCGAATGCCCACAGTTAACTTTGAGCCAGGCCATATCGCTTTCTCTCCGACAAGTCGTCTTTGACAATATGGAGATTCAAAGCGCTATGGGATTGCTTGGAGAGGCGGAGGGAGAGAGCGCTGATATGGGATCCGAGTCATCGGCTGATAATATTGAAACGAAAGAAGATGAGAAGTCGCTTTCTCCAGAAGGGGGAAAAAAAAAGGACGACAACGACCTTCTTTTGGAACGCGTGTCCATCTTCCCGAAGCTGTTTGACGGGTCCAAGGGATTCGCGGCGTGGTTCCCAACGCTGCAGCAAGACGAGAAGCTTGTTGTTGTTAACATGAAGCTTTGTGCGGAGCTCATGGTCAGGAATGGCTACACACAGAGCCAGGCGTTGACAGATCTTCTGTTACTGCTCCAGGAGATCAAAATTGATCATCGACAAGGACTCACGTTTGAGTTGTTCGAAAAGTTTCTTAGGAAGTGCACCCCATTTCGCCCCTACGCGATGAAGAAGGGGAACAGCCTACGCGGTGATAATGCGCAATACTTCGTACTGTGCACATGGACCTCTTTTTCCGAGGTTTTGTCCGAAATCCCGGACACATCGCACACCCCGGTATTCCGAGAGAGAACGAGGCGCATGGTAGATGAAAAGTGGGGAACGCCCTACGACATGGAACGGTACGGTCAAGGCTGCAAAGAGTTTTTCGACATGGACGGTGAATTTCATGTCGTTAATGGTGTGGTCGACAAGGGGACGCCCATTTCCAAAAAAAAAAAACATGTGGGCGGGACCACGGTTGGATCCCCGAGGTCTTCAAAAAAACCCAAAATCGCGGTGGAGTAGTTCATTGGAGTACCTTGTCGATTCTGATTGTTCCAGAATGTTGTCCGCCTTGGATCACGTTGCGCTCAGTCAGTTGTCTCGTGTTTTTGCTGAGAAGATGGATGATTCGGCGCTTTTGGTTTTGGAGTTTGTACTTGACATTTTGGCAGAGGCTGATTTTTTTCGCGCACTCGAAGGCTGTCCAGCGATAAGCCGTCGCCATGTTCGCGTGGCTTTGATGATGAAAGGGGGGGGTGGAGAGTGTTCGATCGGATTTACGTGAGTGGTGATAAATATAATACAATATATTGACTTGTTTACTTTTCAACAAACAACGGTGGGAATTTCAAAGCCATGAAGCTTTGTGGACACGTTTCGAGAAAGTTGCGAGGCAAGCGGGGCGAGCCTCGCGAGCGCCGCAAGCCTATCGAGAAAAGCAAGCCTAGCGAGCCTAGGGAGCGACGCAGTCCTCAAGTCAACCACAGTAAGGGCGTTCTCGAGACAAAAGCCCAGATTCGCATGATGATATCATGCCTCCGGGAGATTCAGACCCCGGTGAATGATCTTTTGGGACTTACCGACATTGTCCCGAAGATGGACCCAGATTCATCTCTTTACCTGTACGCTGTGTGTATGAACACGTTCGGGAACCTGCTCGCCCGTATGATCGAAAACATGCGATTGTACTACCAGTTGTCGTCCGGCATCTACGATCCTACATATTCCAACTTTGTTCTTCGATCCGAAATTCATTTGTTCTGGCGGTCTTTGACCTCGCAAGCCCGATCTCACAGGATGGGTGAAAACTATCCGACGATAGTTCGCACAGGTGACGTATCTTGCAAAATATGTATACTGGAGACCGTTCCCAACGACGTTGTTTCTACTGACACCAAAGTCCTTCAGAAGATATTCCATGCTCTGGTTGACAACGCTATTCGTTTCACACAAGAGGGTTTGATCGAGGTGATCGTTTCTTGCCAAAAGGTCGGTAAAACAGGGTATGTTTTGAACTTGGTGGTGTCAGACACGGGTGTCGGTGTGCCGACAGAGTTACGCCAAATACTATTTGAACCCATGACTAGAGGCCATGTGGAATCTGTCGCTGGGGGAGCCGGCATGAGCCTCGCGGTTGCGCGGCTTTTGTGTCGTCGCCTCGGGGGGGACGTGACACTGGACGACGATAAGGATTGTGGGTGTACCTTTCGTGCTTCGCTTCGTTTCGACAGTGTGTCGGAAGGTTGGCCTTCTCCTGTATGGGAGAACGAGTTTGTGCTGTCGGGGAAGGCTGTGTCCACAGACGATCGTCGTCAGAGCGAGTCAGAGATGCCACACATCCTTGTGGTTGACGACATTCGATTGAACCGTGAAATTTTGAAACACCATTTCAAACGTCTGGGTATCAAAATATTCACCGCGTGCGACGGCGACGAGGCCGTGAAAGAATGTGTATCAAAAAAATTTGATTTAATTTTCATGGATATCTACATGCCGAGACTGAACGGAGTCGAGGCGTGTAAGTTGATAAAACGCGAATGTCCCTTAAATCTCAACACGCCGGTCGTGGCCCTGACCGTGTCATCGTCGACTATGGATCACAACGAATGCCTTCGGGCCGGCATGGTGGAAATGGTGACGAAGCCGGTGGACCGCAAGAAACTGATTCACGTAAGTTGCCGCTCCATGGACCCGAAAAAAAGTCTCTGGATTTCAGAATCCGAAATCAAAACGTAAACTAATTATCTCCCTCTTCCTCCGGGCACTTCCTGACTTCATCAAATTCCGATCCGAGGGTGAACCCGAAGGTCGACTCTCCCTTTGGCTGTATGGCGACTTGCTTAGCAACCCACGTAATCCCGAGTCCTAGCGCGGAGCACCAGACATAGGAGGGCACGATGATGGCGGCGGCCGGGCACCCTTTCCGCATCTCGGTGGGCGAAAGTTGAGCCCCGTTCATGTCGAATACCATGACGTCCATTTCGAAGTCGTCGACGCAGCTGGGTGCCCCTCCCTGTTTGAGGGAAAGCCAGATCTTGGACTGGAATGTGGGTGGATATTCCCCGGAGGTCGAGTCCTTGATCGACGATCGAAAAGAGGCATCTAGCCTGGCATCCTCTGAATTTTTGCCTAGGACGCCTTTCATCTCGGCGACCAGTGTTTTAATCTTGATATCGAAATCGGTCAAGAAATTCCTGAACTTGAGTATCTCGTTGTCGGGGTCGTACTCGTTTATGTTCATGAATGACAGGGCGAGCTCGGCGCGTACGTTGGAGGTGTCATCCAGCTTCTTGGGCACGATGTCCCAGGGCAGGGTCATGAGGGGGGTCTGGATGGCGATGTTGGCGCACCCGATTGCCGAGATGTACGCTGTCTTGCAGCCGGAGTTGGCCTTGGAGGTCTTGGCCTGTGAGAGCTTGAGAGTGGAGATATCGAAGTCTGCGTATGATTTTGCCATGTTGAGTTTGTGTTGTTGTGATCGAGTGGGACGAGGTGGTGGGCTTTCCTCGGAGGTTATAGATGACCCAGAATGAATCATAGGGCCAGGCAGGCGGAGAGATCGCGATTCTGTACCACTTTTATTTTTTCGTAGCCCAGTTCTTCTAGAAAGTTCTCGAAGTTGAGGGAGTGCCTGCTCCCCGCGTAAACGATTCCGGCGGTCATACCGTAGTTTTGGGCAACAAAAAACTCGGCCAATAGCCAGAGATCTGTGAAATGGTTGACCATGTCGGTGTAGGCCTGTAGAAGTGATTTCAAATGTTTTGGTTTTGCGAACTGCTTGTAGATTTGTACGACTCGGGCGACGTTTCCCACAACCCCGGTTTCCCAAGAGAGGGTGAAGAATTTTCGCTGACGAGGCGTGAGAAGGGAGATGGTTCTTTCCATGACTCGTTCCATCCGTCCCTCGAGGCCTACTCTGTCGGGTACAAGGCTCAAGAGTGGGTGCACGAAGGCTTCGTAGACCGTGCGCCTGGCGGCGGGGAAGTCGCCGACCTCGTCAAGATGTGTTATGTAGTGTGATACGGCTTTGTAAACGTTTCCATCGGGTAGGATCGCGACAAGGTCCATTCGTGGGTCGATGAAGTGTATTCTGTCTGCATACCCCGGTGTTTTGTTCCTGGCGAATTGCAAGCAATTTCTGAGGTGCTTGAGCGTGTCTTGCCGTGCGGAGGCGAAGCATGCGTCTGAGACCCCCATGGATTCTCGGGTGTGGATGAAGTGTTCCAGAAACACATGTACCCGCGAGGTTTTTTGGATAATGTCGAAAACAAGCGGGGTGAGGTCCTGACCGGTGGTTCTGTGGCAAGGCCCTGCGTTACCGTGTTCTTCGGCGAACACGTATACGACGGTGCCCTCGTCACGGTGGCGCCACACGGATAGCCTCCAAGGGCCCGACACGGATGTTCCCGTGAACCTATATTGTAGGTGTTGTGCGTCGTTCATGTTGTCTTTATGCTTAATGAATATATTTTGATTAAATTTGTCAAGAAACCCAATTACCCCTCGTACACAAGGTGTTCGATTTTCCAGTCGAGTATCTCCAGTATCTGAATCTCGATGTTTTGATGATACTCTGTACTCGCACCCGGATCGACCTGCCTGATGTCCCGTAGGAAGTCACACTTGGCGAGTTCGTCGTACCCCAGGTACTTCAGCGCGATGTGTACGCACGCCACCATGTAGGTCGCCTTCCGACGGTCGTCGAGTAGAAAAAACACCGTGATCCCGGGCTTGACTCGGATCCAGATGGTGAGAGCGAGGACGGTGTAGACGTCGTCGAGGTGTCTTTCTCTGCACCACGTCCAAACGAAATCTTTTTCGTCATGTTTGATCGGTAGGAGCTTCATGTCGGCGGTATGGCGAAGACAGCGGCTTGCACCCAGCGTGCGCCAGACTTGTATTCGAAGACTAGGATATTGTCCTCAGACTCGCTGGACGACGGGAGCCTCAGTCGCCAAGACCTCCCTCCCGAGAAGAGTGTGATGCTCTCGCCGACCACGATTCCCGATCCTGACAGTAGAGATACTCCTGTGTTTCCGAAGATCGCTCCGTCCATGGCCACGTTAGTGGTTGATATATTATGGGTTGGATTTGTCCTTTTTCCTCGTCTCTACGACAACCCCCATCGTGCTCATGAGTGTGTTTTTGTCCGAGTCTCGTTTTTTTCTTTTCATGATGGATTTGTCCGTCCTTGCCTTGTCCAACTTGGCACAGAACGAGTTGGAGTGGTTGTGCACTCCCGAATTTTCCCTGTTGCCGAGTACCCTTCTGCTGTCATCATTATGGTCTAGTCCGAGCGAGAGTCGCTGCCGCGTCGTAGCGAAGGGTATGTCGACGGTGGCTTCTTCCGGGTGCACGATGCCGAAAGATCCTTTGCGGAATTCGTGTATGGTTTTGTCTCCCCCGAAGATTCGCAGAGATTCTGGCGGCGGCGCCGGGTTTATGGAGGTGCAGGCGTACGTTCTGAGTCGTTCGAAATCGTCAACGTTTTTCCTGACCTTGACCCAGGTCCTGTGGGCCAGCAGCGCGATGTACATGTTACGGTTGCCCCTGCCCGCTGGGACGGTGCTTCTCATGTTGTAAGCCTTGACGCACTGCCACGAACAGAACTGTCCCCGACAGTGGTATACTTTTTTCAGGGTGTCGTAGGACTGCGGCAGCGGTACCGGTACGCCGTCGATGGGGTGACAGCAGTGTTGGCAAAGGTTGTCCGTGGAGGTCGGCCAGTCTTGGCTGAGACAGTCTTGGATAACTTTCATGGCTCCTATGGTTTGTGTCGGTAATGAAGAGGGCTTTGGAATAAGATCCGCGAAAGTGAACAATTCTTAATCTGGTTTCACTACAATGGGTTGAGTAGGTTGAGGCTTCCACCGGTATTGGAAGAGACTTGGTTAACGTTCTCGAGTTTCTGAGATGCCATCTCGATTTCTCTGGACATGGATGCCGGCGACACGGCGGCGCCGAGGTGGTCCTTCCCCGCTATCATGTGGCGCACCTTGTCGGGGAGTCGTCCTCGATCGTTCTCGATCGGGCCGCTCTTGTGTGTGAAGGGGAAGGCTTCCCCCCTCGTGGTCCCCAGCGGCGCGAGATCGCTCTTGTATTCTTGCTGGAGGTAGTTGAGTGCGGGTTTTTGGGTATTTCTCAGTGTCCTCGCGGTCCCGAGGGTTGTGGCACACCTCGCAAAGTCTGGGGAATCCAACGCGACGTCATTACAATTAATTCTCGAACCGCCCAGCCGCCGTCTACCCCCCAATTCCGCGCTTGGTGCCGGTGACGTGGCAACCTCCTTATCGACTCTAACGGGTCGCGGCCCCTTCATCTCTCCCTGGGCAACGCACAAAATGAGCACTATAGCCAAGATCGCGAGGGTGATCGTCGGACCGTCCACAGCCATTTTATATTGTACTTGCAAATATTATTTTCACCCAAATCATGGGGTTGTTCTACATCTGCGTGGTTTTGTGTACAATTACGTTATAACATACAGGGTGGTGAAGTACCAGATCGGCGTGTCGCACGGACGATCGAAACACCCAGCACTCCTCCTTCTGACTGTAGTCCATCCGCAGCTTCTGTTGGCACGCGCTGCACTTGAAAGACGGGTTCAGCTCTTCCACTTCTTCCGTGATGGGTACGTACGGCATCTCTCTCAGGACCGGGGCCTGTCGGGACGACATTGTCTCCAGGAAGTCCAGCTTGTGCTTGGGCCATCCTCCGAAGCGGGGAAACTGGAAGTCACCCATTCTTTTCCGTTTGCTTTATTTCACCAAGGTTCGGGGACGATTCTGGACGGATAATTTTCGGCTCGTCTCGGGGGGAGGAGCTGTGATTGCATACCACCATGACTCTTTTTTACGTGTCAAGCGAGAATGAGAACTGTGTTGGTTCTGTGAGTAAGCTGTTCGCCGCGCTCGATCGCGAGGACAAGGTCTCGGCAAGCTTGTCGGAGCGTCAGTGCGAGGACGGGGAGGGTGTGAGCATGGGATCGATGACAGCGATCCACCACCATCTGGCGAGCTCGGAGAGCTGGAAAGAGGTCCTGGATTGGCAGACGGAGGTTGAGTACACGATTCCTCACCCGGCCGGCGAGGTGACGGCGTCAGACACCGCGTCTGACGGCGAGGCGAAAATATTTCGTGAGGACCGTGTGTCTACGCTCAAGGCGCTGTGCGGCGATGCTTGGGGCGCTAAGATTTGTCGGGTGAAGCACACGCCGGTGGTAAAGATCGACTTTAACGTGACCCGTTTTTCTTCGGTCAAGATAATGTCAACAAAGTCGTTCGTCTACGAGACCCCTCGATCGTGCTGGCGTTTCAAGCTGATCGTGTTTTGGGAGGGCGAGTCGAAGGACGCGGCGGAGAAGTCGCCCAAGAAGTTTCGCGTGTTAGTCGAGAGTGTCCGGGACAAGGAGCAGGTCGGTGTGAACGTCATGTACACTGCTGCGTCGTTTCTGGAAAAGATTCTGGACATCGTGTCTCTCGATTCGAAGGTGGGGCGTCTACGGATGGTGATTCAGAACCCCGGCGATCCGCGCCGTGAAGCTGCCTTTTCCTCTTCTTGTGATGCCCGGTAATGTAGCAGAGTGCGAATTTCCCGGCGGTCCACCCGTTGGCAAGGACGTGTTCGTGCGTGATGTCGGGGCACAGTGTCCTTATTTCGGAAAGGCAGGACCTTTCCATTTTCACGCTCATGCCCTCGATGGCGGGAGTCATGACTCGCTTGCGATTTTTTTTCTCGTTCATGTCCAACTGGGTATTTTATCGTCAGATATTATTTGAAATTTACCTACCATGGCATCGGAAGCCGACCAATTCAAAGCATGCCTCAACAGAAAGCTCTTGGTGCAAGAGCTTTCGAAGCTTCAGCTGACCCTGCGCCCGGACAGTCGCCTGTGCTCTGGGTTCATAGAGGGTACTCTTGACGACAGATGGGACCTCGAGAGAGTCGTCCACGAGTGTGCCCTGATGAACTGGCTCTTTGTGTACACAGACTACCCCCAACGGCTCGAGGAGGCCTTCCGTTTCTTTTCTGATTTTTTGCCTACCGGGAAGGCCGTCCAGGCGTTCGTCCGTGAGAAGGTTCAACCGGTCATAAAGTTCGGAACCATTTCCAAATGTGGTGGAATCCCCAGCCGCTGGCCGTGGCTTGGCCCGGCGTCGTTACATGGTTGACTTAATGAACTCGAAGTTGACCTCCTTGCAGAGTTCTTGCCAGATGGAATCCTGTACCTGTATCTTGTCGGCGGAGACGAGGAGGGGGAAGTAGGGCAGGTACTCGTCCAGCGACATGATTTGGAGGAACTTGTGTATGAGGAAGCTGTAGGAGAGCATGTTTTGCCTTTTCTTCCCCTTGATTTTTTCCTCGAATGGTACCTGTACCCTCTCGAACATCTGGACGAGGGACTCCTCCTGCTCGTCTGTCATCTGCGGGGGCGACCGGCCGGTGACGATGGATGTGATCTGCACGCAGTGGTTGTAGTACCTGTTTTTCCGCAGCTTTTTGAGGATTGCCTTGATCTTGATGTGGTCGACCTTGGACATGTCGGTGATTCTTTCTTTCCTGAGCTCTTTTTTCACCAGTTCCGTGATTTCTGGGGCGATGGCGGTGGTTTCCTTTCCCTGCGTTCTCTTGATCCAAGTCTTGAAGTGGTTGTGTCTCTGATACAAGTACGTTGTTGGCGGTGTGTATCCTTGCGAAATCATGTCACTCCTCGTCATCTCTTGGAAGAAGGTGGACCGCCCACACTCTGGGCACACCCTCTGCGCGTCCTTCTTGACGTAGACGAGGTCCGCGTTGCAGTCTTCACACCGCCAGTCCTGTGCCACGGTTTTATCCGCCCCGGGTTTGTCGGCCATTTTCTTAACCCTGACTCTCCGGTCGACGAACCCATCGATGGAGCAGAGGATGTTGGACTTGGCGATTTCCCGCGCGTTCATTTTTTTCAAGAAGTCGATCGATCTCGGCGCCGCGGCGTGGGTGTGCGTTGCTTTTCTGACGACATCCGAGAAGGACGGCACGTCGGGCGCGGCCACCCCGTCCTCGATCGGGGTCTTGTGGGTCGCCATTTTCATTTTGTGGGGGCGAGGGCCACTTGTCCCACGACCATTCCGGATGTTTTACAATTTACAAAAAAAATTGCGCTAGATTATCGGGATTTTTTTTATGCCTTGGTTGGAACTTGGTGATGGACGGTGCCGTAGTAAAATCGTTGGACATTCTCAAAGAGAAGGAGAACTACGAGAAACAGTTGAAAGAAACGCAAGAGTTGTTGGCAAAGTCGATGGAAGAGGTCCAGCGCCTGAAGCAGTCGGCCCTGGTTCTGACCGGGGCGAAGCTGTCCCTCGGCAGGCTCCTGGGTGAAGAGGTTTCCGACAAGAGCGCGTAACATGGGGTGAATTTATTAACTTGAACGAATACACAGCTGTCTATCATGGACGACTTGTTGCGAGTGATTGTGAACCCCGCGAAGATGTCTTCCTCCCCAAAGGTCCCGATGGGTTCCAAGGCTCCCAAGGTTCCCAAGGTCCCCAAGGTTCCCAAGGTTCCCAAGGGTCCCAAGGGTCCCAAGGGTCCCAAGGGTCCCAAGGCTCCGAAGGTTCCCAAGGGTCCCAAGGTTCCCGAGGATTCCGAGTTTTCCGTGGGTTCCGTGGGTTCCGTGAGTTCCGACGCTTGGAGCGTATCCGACCTGTCGTCGAACGCCAGTAGTAGTCTTTCTAGCGTGGCTTCTTCCAGCGGTTCAAACACCCAACCGTATCAAGTACAGAAACGGAAGGAGGAGATCGCCCAAGAAAAGATCGAGATGTTGTCTCGCGTGTCTCGGCTGTCCCACGAGGGTTTTTCGGCCACCAAGAAATGGTCGATGAACGATGACATCGACGATATAAGGTTCGAATGTTATCGGATGACTCGGGAAAGTAACGCGCGAAAATCGGTCAAGACGATGCGCCACATTCTAATCACGCTGGCCACCGTGGTCGAGTTCGCGAACGGGATGGTGAACCCTTTCAACCTGAAACTGGACGGTTTTTCGAAGAATATGATGCTGACCGTGTCGGATTACGACGACAGTCTGGAAGAACTACATCACAAGTGGTCCGGTCGAACTTCAGTGGGTCCGGAAATGACGGTACTATTTACTTTTGTGACTTCGGCGATTTTCCACCACGCCGGTAACGTCATGACAACGCCGCCGCAGCAGGGCAGCAGCCAGGCAGCAAAAACAGCAACAACACCTTCCGTCTTATCCATGTTTTCTAGACTCATGTCTCCAACCCCTTCCGTTTCCGCGAAAAAGGAAACGGGTACGGTAAACCCGGGCGCGAGGCGACCCATGAGGGGCCCTTCGTCCAACCCCTTGAGTAGCCTTCTTCCCGGTGCGTAAAGGTCACGAGAAGATGGGGCGTGGGAGGAAAGCCTTGGGTATCCTTGACCTTCTGTACCCCACGTCGTTGCTCCTCGACGCCATGGTTTTGGACTGTTCTCGTCGCTGTCGTAAAAGATCGATTACCATTTGGTTTAGCTGCGCAAGGCCAGGGTTCGACCCGAGACCCAACGCAATCGCGAATACCTCGTACATGGTGTCTACGATAACACCCACGCTGTGCGCCCCGGGGGGAATGGAACGTTCCAACACGTGAACGTTCCCGGGGTCTGAAAATCTACTGAACAATACACCTTCTTTCGGACTCAGCGGTTCGTCGTACTCCATGATTTCTTACACTCAAGAATCAACATAAAAAACACATCACCACCCCACTTCGGAGATGGGGATCCCTCGGAGGGTCTCAGAAGTCACTACATCAGTATTTTCCGGGTCCCGCGGTTGACTGTGATCCGGGTCCTGGTTCTCGTCTTGTGGGAGAAGAACCTGGTCTTGGCAACCATTATCGATGCCGAATTCGCTCCGAAGCCTCGAACAAGTCTTGCTGACATCTTTCACGAACTCCGAGAAGTACTCTGTCTCCCCCAGGCTCCGCTTGTAGGCGAGGAGCATCTGGTGCATCCGCGTGTAGTTCTTCTTGACGGTCGCCTCTCGGGTCATGTGGACCCAGTCCCTGCGGCGAGCTTTCTTGCGGGCGTACGCTTCCCTCTTCCTCGCATTCGACTTCTTTCCCGTTGTTGCGAGCAGGTTTTCGTCCATGAGAGGGATTCGGCAGAAGGGCTCGGCCATGCACAGGGAGAGAACGTTTTCGGGGCCGATGTGTATCACGGCTCTTTTCTTGAAGGACGCTGAATCCTGTGTGACGTATTTTTGCACGTCCGAGGGCCGCATGACTTTGAGCGAGTTGTCTCTACCCGCCTTCTCGTAGCCGTACCCTTCCAGGAACCTGATCCCCAACAGGCCCTGTATCTGATTCCTGGCCTGTGCCCTGCACTCCACACGTAGCTTCGTGTAAAAAGAAGGCCGACTCTCTCCCGACCGCTTGCCCATGACGTAGATGTCATATTTCTCGAGCGATATGGTTGAACCCCCGACAATGTCGATCACCTTGGAAAGATTCACGATCTCGGTCGCGGATCCCTTTTTCCCAAAGAATGCGGACACCTCGGCGGGGATGTTTAGAAGATCACTCATGTCTTGACTCGACGTGGCATGTGTGTGATACGGGCGGGGGAGACTCTAAACCTTCCATTTACGAGTGTTGCCTTTCGGATATATAATTTGTTGCAAAACATTTGACACACCATGGATCTCCGCCAAGCGTTCGGAACGTCGTTCGAAGCCGTCAGACCTCTACCACTCCTCGGCTCCGCGGAGCCCACAACCGTGACGGAACCTGAAATAGTCTCCCCCACTGTTATTTCGGCTCCGCCCGAGATGTACGCTGTACAGATATATATCGAAAAAGAAGACTGTCACTTGCTCGGCGTGTTCCTCTTCGTTTTTATTCTGAGTCTTTTGCTGAGCAGGTCAAAGTGAGCCTTCCCGTTTTCTTGCCCAGTAAAAAAAAAGCGAAGCTCTGGAGAAAGACGTCACATACGTCGTCCAGTTTGGGTTTGTATTCCTCGATAACCCGTAACCCTTCGAGGACCTGAAACTCGGCGAAGATCTGTTTGGCGACCTCCACCGACAATCGTTTCAGCTCCCGGGAACCGCAGACGTTGAAGTTGATGCCTCGCAGACACCCTGAATTTTCGAAGGCGATGCGCGTCGCTTGGAACTTCTTCCACGGCTGTACAAAACACGTCTGCGCGGCCCCGGTCTCCTCGTTAGTGTAGAAGTAGGACATAATGGTGTAGGCGAGGATGCTGTTTTTAATTGCGCGAGTCATCTGTTGTTCGATCAGGATGACATCGACCTTTCGCCGTTGGATAGGTTCTGCCTTTTTGAAAAAATGAATTACGTTTTTCGCCAATTGGTGAGTGCTCTGCCTCACGGTACCCACCTGCCCTTTCTCGACATGAACTAGGTCGAACCGAAACGCACCGGGAGCCAATTCTTCGAAATCTATGATACAGTAGGCCAGGTTGACAATCCCGACGTCGATGGATAGTACCCTTACCGCCATGGCTATTCATGGCATAGCCCAACAATATCATTCACCCATTATTAACGGTACAACCGATGATGTACGTGTTTCTCTGCGGGTTCTGGGTCGACCTCGGCCAGTTTTTGACAGTGTCCTCCACGACGATGCCGTAATCGGCGAAGATCAGTCCGTACGTGTCGGGCGTAAAATTATTGACGACTCCCGGGAACTTGAGCGATGTGAAGATTTTGAGCTGTGAAATGAACATGCTCTCCAAGGTGTACTCGTCGACGTCGATCTGAACCCTGTCTGAGTTCATGAAGGCGAAGAGCGGGTTCGTCGCGAACTGCAGCTTCTTCTTCTCTTCACAGATTCTCGGCGGCAGGGCTGTCCAGATGTCGGCGTTCCCGTATGTTTCCACCGCCCAATGATAGGCGAGGGTGGCTTTTCGTATGATTGCTGGGATTTCCGACTCGACGATATTGGCGAAGAGATTGGGGTTTGAAGTCTCTGCTGGCACCTTGTTCGGGAAATCGAAGACCACGACGCGCCGTGATATGGACCCCGACTTGTCCTGCCAATTCGGACTCTCGTTTCCGGCCATGATCCCCGGGACCACCCACCGCCCGACACAGGGGGAATCGTGCTTGACGGCGAGAGAAACCTCCTCCCCGGTGATCATGCTCTGGAAGACGGCCACGTCGAGGGAGAAATCTCCCTTCATCTCGGGCACGATGAATATCTTTTTGTCAAAGATGGTCGACGGCCCGAACTGGCGTTCGATGTTGTTCGACACGACCCCGATGTCTCGCTGGTTGTAGAGTTTCTGCACAACCTTGATGACCGTGCTCTTCCCAGTCCCGGCGACCCCTTTGAGGAAGGGGATGACCTGCCACGAGTCCTTCTCGTTGACCTCGTAGAAGAGTCGGCCTATGAAAACGAAGACCCACTTGATCATATCGGCGTTGTACTCCTGTGGCGCGAAAATGCTTTCGAAGTGTGCGGTGTTTATTTCCGAGTAGGCCTTGACTGGGCTGTCGGGGATGGGCATTTCGTGCCGGAAGTACACGGGGGTGAAGCTTTTTTCGATGATCTTACAAGACACGAGGAAGTCGTCAACGTGCTGTCCGTACAGCGAAAACTTGTCTTCCGTGGCGTCATAAATCCCGTCGCCAAAGCTCCACACTCTTCGCTTGATCTTGAGGTCCGGGAACTCCATGTCTATGCAGTCGGTCAGGTACTTGACCGCGGGATCGAACAACCCAGATGTCATCATCTTCCACATTTCGAAATTTGTCTCTTTGGCGGAGAGTGAGCGGACGATTGTTTTGATGTCACACTTTTCCCTCCACGCGTGGGTTGGGTTGCCGTCGAGGAAGACCTGTTCGAAAACGAGGCCGGCGTACCTACGCAGACGCAGGCGGAATAGCGATCCCAGCAGGAAGAGCGTGTACACGTGGGTCGGTTGCAAGTCGTCCTTGCTGATGGGAGAGTGCCAGAACAGCAGCTCCGCGGTCGCAGGGACAGGGAAAGCGGAGTTGCTGTTGGTCATTCTCATAAAACAGAGAAGTGTCTCTTTCCCGTAGAATATGTTCTCCTGGAACCTCGCAAATCGAAGGGCAAGTTCCTGTCCCCCGTCCTGTTCCTCGTTATCGGTGTCATCGTCGTCGAGCAGCTCCAGTTCTCGTCGGATACGGCAATACAGCTTCCAGTCGGTGGAATAAACTTGCTGGACCTGGTTCGGCACGAGGTTGGCCGGGCTGTCGATCTGAAATATGTTGAGAATGTTCGACAGGCCTTCGGGCGTGCCGTCTGTCTTCCACTTCTGTTCGAGGAGGTCGAATCTCGCAACCAGATCTGCCCTGTTCAGGGACGAGAGAGATTCCGGCTCATCGTCCATTGTCGCACGTTATGGGATTAGTTTTTATTTTCAAAGACGAGATCAGTGCGGGGAGAGAAAATGTCTGGTATTATTCGGTCCGTTGAAGAAATAGTAAGCCTATCAGAGTCGGGTAGGACCCCGGATAAAATGGCGTACAAGTACCTAGTCCAGCAGGTAGACCGATTACTCCGGGCTCGCGCTCTCGACCAGCAACACGATGCGAGTTTTGAAGTGCCGGCAATGGTTCTGTTTCAACCCCACTTCAATAGGGAAAAGGTGGCCCAAAGGCTGTTCAAACACTATGAGAATATTGGTTTCGCTTGCAAGATGTCGGGGTACAACGTCAATCTAGAATGGGGTAAAGGAGTGGGGAAGCTGTCCACCACGAGCGCTGCTGGCGCTAGCAGCGCTGCCGATGATGACGAAACATCTGAGGAAGATGAAGAAATCTTAGAACCGCGGGAAATTATTTTTCAGGAAAAAAAATATTCCGCCAGCCTGACCCAGAGGGTCGCTGATTTAAAAAAGGAGCAAGATGCCGCCCTGAAATTAAGTTCTAGTCTTAAAGAGTAGGATATTTAACAGAATTCGTTTTGACACCTCTCTCTCACCACCACCCCATCGTCTCATTCCAACTCCTGCCCCCGAACCCAGACAAGTTCTACCATGCCCTCCAAGACGAGAAACGAAACCACTCTACACATCTTGCTCAAGATGGGGCCAATTGTTCAACACCAACTCTGCATGACCTTTTCAGCCTTTCGAAAATTCAAACTAAGGTTCAAGGGCAAGTGTACTTTCGCGGAGTGGGTCAGTAGCTATGAGGAGGTGGTCAAGCTTAAAGGTGAGGTCGCGGAGCTCCGGAAACGGCTTGCCTCCCAAGAAGAAGTTATCCGGAACATTGCCTTGGAGAAGGGTCGTGCCTCATCTCCAGAGCCTAGTCTCAAAAAGGTGACGGCGACAAAGGACGATTTGTCGACATTCCGGGAGAAGGTGATGGAGTACAACAAATCCGCGGACAACCCGTCTAAGATCAGCAACATGTCGCGCTTGAAAGAATTCCTTCATAGCGAAGAAGCCAAGCGTTTCGGGCTTGGACCCGATTCGTTCGAAAATATAAAGGTCTTTGAAGCGGACGGGTACCTCTCGTGTATTGGCGGTGAGTACAAACGCGCTCTCCACCCGTCGTCTTTGTGGGGCGAAGTCGAATTGGTAAGAGATTGGGCCAGCAACGAGGCCTTCGAAACAGACCCGCGCCACGGATACCAGTGGACGGGAAAACCTTGGGCGATCTACACAGACACAGCCAAGAGACAACGAAAATCGTAATATCGTTTATTACGTGAAATCCACCTGGTGTTTTTCAACACCACCCAGAATCGGAAGAAATGATGGCTCTTTACTTCGCGTCAGCTTGCTTTTTTTTCGGGAAATGTGACCCCACCAGTTTGCACAGATTAAAGTACGTGACCTTGCCGAAGTCTTCAGGTGGGTTGAGTAGCTTGCGCAGGGGCTCGTCCAACAGAACCTCTATCTTATGTTCGGGGTTCTGGAGTCCGTGCGTAGTTATGTATTCGTTCAACTTCGAGACAACCGTTGTCCTCGCTATTTTTTCGTCGGGTCCTATTCCGAGAAACTCCGCTAGCTCCTTGGAGACCACGGAAGCGCATGCAATACCGTGACGCGGCCTGCTGGTTTCACCCGAACTCTGGCGGACCTTTCGCTTTTTGCGAGCAGAGTCTAATTTTTCCAAGTTCTTCCGGGCCAGGATGCATGTCAGGCTGTAGACCCACTCATTGATCACGCCAGCACCATCCCTTAGTTCGTAGACCATCGGTCCCTTGAATGACTCCATGACAGAGAGGGTTTTCGCCAGTGGGTCACCCTTGCTCTGTTTCGAGACGTGGCCGAGAGCTTTCAGCTGGGACTTCTTCATTGTGAGCATGGCTTGGTTAATTTTGCCGACAAGTCCGGTATTTTTGCCGAACCCGGTGAGGAATCCGCCCGGTACTGCTGGACCCCAAGAGTCCGCTCTGTCATGTATGTTCGAAGAGAACAGGTTCAACACCTTCGCGTCGGGTGTGAGGTGACCCAGTACATTTTCCAGGAATTGAAGGGGTCTGTCGCTGCACATCGAGGGATCCCCATTTTTTTTGGCCCTGGACTTCTTCCCCAACTCCGGCATGTTCAGCACGCTGAAAGCGGTTGTCGTTTTATTGAAATGGGGAGATGGGTCCCCCTTCGTGGCCAGCAGCAGGCTCTCGGTGGTTGGACGCGTCGGGGCGTTATCAAGCTCGGGAGGGGTAGACCACCACACGGGGTCCGCGATTGGCGGAGCACGTGGTTTTCTGGTTTTCTTGTTATCGTCGTTTTTTGGAGCCATCCACGGGTAGGTGCCAACGTCCATCGTTTGAAAAACAGAGTGGAATTTGAACCCCCAGGCCTTGACGAGGTCGATCGTATCGGCCACCGCGTACGCGTCGGTCCACACGAACAAAGCGGCGTTCTCCTCCGTGATGTCGGCAACCGAGATATTTTTGAGTTGGTCCACCGGTACGGTGGACCAAGGCGTGTTGACGTATACGATATCGTATTTCGGGATCTTGTTCTCGAGGACCTTGAGTGCGGACATGGCGTTGTTCATTTTTATTATCCGAAGGGCACTTTCCGATGGTCATCGAAAATATTTAAACGTAAGAAATTAAAACGCGTTTGCGATTCCCGCGAGATTTTGTCCATCGTAATTAATAACCTGACCCAAGTCCAATGTTTCGCGTTTTGATTTGGCTGAGCCTTCTTCTACCGTGCTTTGGAAAAACAACAGACCTGTCGCCGAAGGACTCTATCCAAGCCCACCTCGATAAGGCCCGGCCCGGAGACACCATCGTGTTGGGAGACGGAGAGTATGAGCAAGACCTGAAGTCGGTCACGCACGGCACCCCAGATCAGAGGATTACCGTGAAAGGGTCTCGCAGGGCGGTCGTGCGCGGGGCCGACAGCAGCCGTGTCGTGGAGATCAACCACTCGTACATCACTCTGGAGGGTTTCACGGTGTCTGGAAAGAGAGGGGGTGAGGAATACGCTGACAAGTGTGTATTTATTCTAGGGACCGCGAAGCCTCGTATCATCCGGGAGAACGGCGGGGAGTACCAGTCGTCGTTGGACGGGGTGGTGGTGAAGGGGATGCAAATTCAGGACTGTGGGGGGGAGTGTCTGCGGGTTCGCTCTTTCGCCACGAACGTTGAAATCTACGGGAATAGGATCGAGGGGTGTGGTCGCGACGACTTCCATCTGGGAGGTTCGTCGAAGAACGGCGAAGCGATCTACATCGGGACCTCTTCGAATCAGTGGCACGACGGCAAAAATTCTCGCGATGGTCCAGACTACACGAAATACGTGTGGGTTCACGACAACACGATAGACTCGCAGGGCAACGAATGTGTTGAGGTGAAGGAGGGTGCTTCGGACGTTTTAGTCGAGTACAACGTTTGCACAGATCAACAAGACTCGAATTCTGCAGGGATGGGGTCGCGAACCGACGACGTCACCTTCCGCTACAACGACATCTCCGACTGCCTTGGTGCGGGGATTCGCATCGGGGGTCACACGATAGGCGACAAGACGTACGGCGAAAACAACGAGGTTTACGGCAACGTTTTCCACGACACGGAATACTCCTCGGTCAAGGTCGAGACGGGAAAGAATCACGTATTTTGCGAGAACTCGTGCGGCGATGGTTCGTGCACGGTGAGGGGTAACAGGGTCGAGTTGGTGGAGAGTATCGTTGGCCCGTGCGGTACGCTTCGAGATTTTCCGTGGGCCAGTTCCAAGCAGTCGGATCGTAGGGCTTTGTCAGCGAACGAGGGGTGCTCGTCCTCCAAGATACGAGACTTGTCTTTCTCCGAAGGATCGACTGGCCTCAAATCGGCCGATGGTAAGGCCGTGGCGTCATTCACGGGACACGTGCCGGACGCGTGGGTGTCGTTGAATTTCGAAGGAAGAACTAGATTCAACTCTCTGGAGATGGAGTTCCCGGGAGGTGACAGGGTTGTTTACAGCTTCGACGTCTACGGCGACGGCGAACCCTTGCTACTGGATCAAAAATCCTCCGGGACGACCCTCACGGGCGAGACATTTGTTTTTGAAAAACCTGTTGAGATTTCTGAATTAAGTATATTCGGTCACGGGAATTCGGAAGACGACGAGACTAGATTCACAGAGGTACGCGTGTGTGAGAGTGGGGAAGCGCCGACGGTGCAGGTGCGCGCCGGGTGCGACACCTTCGAGCTGGACATGTCGCTCTCCGGCAACGAGTCCGTCGATAACCTGCTCGGTAAAGACGTGAGCACCATGTGGTTCTGCAGCGACCCCCCCTGCGACGTCATCCTTCGCTTGAAAGATCCCTCGTACGTTGCGGAGCTCGACTTCACAATCTCTGATGGGGACCGTCAGGTCCAGAGCTTTGATATCCAGATCTTACGCGACGCCGAGTGGGAGGACGTGGTTACGGACGGCAAGTCTCTCAAGACCAAGGGCGTTCAAAGCGTTGAGATTGGTGCCCAGAACGTCAAGGCAGTCAAGTTTGTAGAGTACGGGCAGGCGTCATCTTATTCCACGATGAGTCTCGTGGGTTGTTGAGCCAAAAGGGTAGCGGTCGCTTTCAAGTGCTGTGTCGCAATAAATTCTTTAATCTCGTCAATGTCAATATTCGCGATGTGTCTCACTTGCTCCCGTGTAAGGAGCTGTGCCACGAGGTCTATGTTTACTTTCGCTTGACACGTGTCGTGGAAAACGTTTTCCGGACGGGAGTCCTGTGACGCGCGCAGGCTGTGCTCCGCAGCGGTTCGCAAGAGTTCTGTTATTTTAAGGACGTGCCTTCTCGGCAGCCTCGACGTCTCGTAACACTTCCTGGAAAGCGCGCTGACGGCGGCGAGAGTTAAGAGGAGAGTACAGGACGCTTTCCAGTAGGTCATGGAGGCCTGCCTATTCAAACGCTCCATTTCACTTAATTCCAAGTGTCGGTTATTATAGAGTACGGGTTTTGTACTTTCGGTAGTTTTGTCCCGGACAAACGTTTCAAGAACCGCCTCGAATGCCGGGGGCTTGCTTGATGATCGTTTTCTTCCTTCAAGCTAACGACGTCGGGAAGCGACGGGCGTGGCAAGCCCCTGTCGTGCTTCCGACCACCCAGGTCGGTTCGGTCCAGTTCGTTGACGGTGTCTTTGCTCCCGCTGTGTTGGCAAAGCCCGTCGATGGACACGTGTTTCAGACGAGCCGAGCGTGTTTTCGCGCGTGGTGTCGAAACCTCCTCCTCGGCGAATTTAAGATCTGCCAATTGAATGTCGGTATCCAGCGCGGGTTTCTCGGGTCCAACGAACTTCGTACAAGTCTCGGTGAACTCCGATGGCATCTTGGACGCCTTCGCTTGAACTTGTTGGGGAGCCACGCCCTTGCAGAAAGCCGCAGCTGGGATCGCGGCCGAGACGTCGACGCCCGAAGCCGTCTTTACGGTGGTTTCGGGTCGAGTAAAACTTTTCGTTATGGCCGCTGCGTTACAGACTCGTCCGTAGGTGTCGTGCGAACTTTCGTGTGCCGCTGTGAAATCTGTCATCCTCGGTGCGTGACAGCTCTTCTGAGTGGAAAATCTCCCATGCTCGCGAGCCACATCGTCGACGCACCCCGATTCCTTCAGATTAAAAGATGCGGTGGGAACGGTCCCGGCGTTTCGCACGACCCTGGTCTTGGTTTTGGTTTTCAAAGGGTCGACGGTACCCGAATCTGGCTTGGACGACACGTCTGCGGCGAAGGCGGGTGAATTTCGGCTGGGTCCATTAAAATTCCCCCTTGATTTGTAGGGGGACATATCCGTAGAAGGTTCTTGGTTAAACACAAACTTGTGGTACCTCTCGCGTGGACGGGCACTCCTCAACCCCCTCGGGCCGTCGCTCTGTGTCATGATGGGCTCAACCGGTAACTCGTGCTGCTTCAAGGAACTCCGCGGGATGGTCCTGGACGTACTCAAGGACTCAAGGGCTCGCACCTTGGCGGGCATCTTTTTGTTGAGGACGTCGTCGCGGTCATCGAACGAGGGGAAATCGTTGACCCGTTCCATTTTCTGGGGCACATCGTCGGCGTTTTGGACTACCCTCATCCACGGCTTTTCCGTGACAGTAGCTTTTGGATTCTGAGGCGTAAACTGTTCCTGAAACTCCTCGTCAATCTCCTCCGCTGATCCAAGCCGTCTCGGGACTCCCTGCTCCGCCTGCTCTGCTTGCTCTGCTTGCTCTGCTTGCTCTGCTTGCTCTGCTTGCTCTGCCAGCCCTGCTTGCTCCGCCTGCTCTGCCTGCTCTGCCTGCTCTGCTCGCTCTGCTTGCTCTGCTCGCTCTGCTCGCTCTGCTCGCTCTGCTTTCGCGCGGGACTTTGAGCGCGAGTACTTAAACCCGACAAGCGCTACAAAAAAGAGAACTCGGAACATGTTGGCTCGAAGAAACTCTGGCATGGTTGTGTATTATATATTTTAATATTTTTCATTGTTATTCAACGTTCAGAAAAAATCGGGCTCGTAAGAGTAGCCATCATCATCGTACTCATAATCGGTGTCAGATTCATATTCAGATTCGTAGCCACCCGCGGCTACTCTGTTTGACATTGACCGAGTCACTCTTTTTGAAACTGTTTTTTTCGCAGGAGTCTTCTTGGCGACGGCTTTAGTGCGTTTGGTTTTGAGAGAATTGATCTCCCTATCCAGCTTTTTAATACTAGCGTCGATATTTTTCAAGGTGGTTTTTCCTCTCGCGATCTTGGCCTTCCAAGACTCCACCGATATCACAGCATTGTAGTGCGCTTTGCTCTGGGGGTTCGAGTCCTTCTTTCTCTCTTGTGCCTTGGCAAGTGCCGTTTGTTTGACGGCGAGTGCCCTCGTCGACGCTGTTTTTCTTTTCTTCGCGTTTGTGAGTTGTCGTTGGAGGTTGCTGATACGCGTGACACACATTTTTTGGTACTTGTCGTACTTATCCAGGCACCGAGTGCTCGTGGTTACGGCCGTGAAAGAGCTGGGCCCGGTTTTTTTCACGGCAAGGCGGTGAGCTGTGCCCGCACGTGACAAAACGACAACCCTGGGGTACTTACCACCCTTGCTTTTGAAAACCAGCTTGGCATACTGGGCACCAGCTTGATTCGGCGTTCCTTTACTTCGAATACTCGCTTTGGCCCGAGCACCAGCAGCTTCGGATATGAGCGTGGTGTCTAAAACCGTGTATACCCTGTTCTCGGCCATGACTATTCTCTGACTATATATATACCCGTGAAGAGAAAAAAACGTGAAAGCGTTTGAAACACAAACCAATTAAAATGAACAAGATTCGCAACGTTGCCCATAAGTCAGGGAACAGAACATGGTCTTATCCAAGGTAGAGGAAGTCGTGGCACATATCGGCTTCGACGACAGAGACTTCCTCTGTTCGGGGTCTAGACCACTGGCATGTGTCCGCGACATTACGAGACTGCTGGAGAATGGCAAAGGTGGCCGATTGGTCGAGGAAAACCTGACAGCGTCCGGGTTGAAAAAACTCTCGGACGCGAGGATCACGCTGCGGCTAAGGCAAGAATGTGCCGAGAGGAGCACGCCGAGCCTTGAGACAGAAGCGTTGGCGCGAGACGAGCTCGACCTCACAAATTCTTCGGACATAGACACCTTCATCAAGGTTCTGCATTCGTGGGGGAACTGTGTAATTCACGACAGTAGATACTATCTCCACATGGTCTTCCGGTTCTACCTCAAGGAATATCACGACACGGCCAGGAAGCTGGGGCTCGTGTTGGAACACCCTTCGTACCAGTTCATCCTCGATTCTATCTACCCATCCACCAGCGCGTCGAAGTTCCCACCGGAGTTCCGTCGCTTCCTTCGCGACAACCCACCCAGGTCGCCGAGGGTTCCCTTGCCCCTGAAACGGAGTGCGACCGAAGTAACCTACGCTGAAAATTTTGAAGACAGGTCAGAAATCTCAACGGCACGGGCTAGCATCCAGAGGATAATGCACAAGTGGAGTTCGGAGCGACGATGCGTCTACCCTGAATATCTGAGACCGGGAAGCTCGAAAAGCGATTTCATTGTAGAGCGTGTGGCCTATGCGAGGAAGGTGGATGAGGTCTCGTCGGGGATGAAAAAGTTGTCGGCGGTCTGTACGATAAAGTTGGACAAAGTGGTGAGTCAGTGTCCCATTTCGGCAACGGCGCACGAGGAGTACATGAAACACGTCTTTGTTCAGTCCGGGGAACAGTTGAAGGAAAGATTCGGATTTTTCTCTCGAGAGTCGTATCACGAGATATTTTTTGCCGTCAAGGACCATGGTATCCACGAAAAGTTGTTTTCAGCGACCTCGTTCGACGTGGGGGGCTACGACAACTTCAAGGCGTTTTGCACCAGGAAGGGTAGACTCAGCAATGACGAGGCGAGCGTGCGAAAACTGTTGATGACAGTTGTGGACGTGGTGTTCCTCCTGGGGTGCTACAATCGACGCAGACTTGCTCGCGCAGACGCGGGATCCATCATTAGAGAGGCGGTGTCCAACGCTGTGAACAATCGTTGAAAGTGGATCGTTCATATTCGGCACAAGACCACACTGTCTATAAATCACACCACATTCATCTGGGAAATGGGTTTACCAAATCCTCTGTTTGTAAAGATCTTAGAATTCTCGAACCAGTCTAACCCTCGGGTTTTTCGGCAGCTGTCCAAAGCCTTCCGGGAGATACTCGACGACAGAGACACACCGGAGTTCAAGTGTATGTGCTCTCGATACCGCGACCCCCAGGCGAGAGTGACACTGCTGTGGTCTTCGTCAGTCGGATCGACGGCTCTGATACTCCGGCACTCTTTCCTGACACAGTCGTGCGTGTCCTGTTCGGCAGGTGGTGTGACGGTCCGCCACCCATTTTACAAGGTGTGGGTCTGCGAGATCTGTTCGAGGCTAAAAACGTTTCGCGTAGAAAGGCTTCGGACCGCCTGCGATTTCTTTTTCCTGGACTACAAGCAGGCGCTTCAAAACAACAGCCTGGTCACCGTAAAAGTCGGGAGGTCCACCAAAGTGCTGTTTCATCAAGTGGAGGGGTTGGCACTGGAGACCTACCCCGACGGTGAGCTCGAGTGCAAACTCCAAGATCGAACCCACAGGTTCATGAAACTCGAAGTTCGTCGCATGGAGTTCCGCAAACTAAGGCTCCGAGAAGGAGCTGATCTGTACCGGCAACTGGTGGCCACCAACCCGGCGAGAGTGGACCCAATCCTACGGAAGGAGGAGGTCCTTCAAGACCTCGTTCGGAGGTTTCGAGCGTGGACCCTCCTGTACGGCGACTATTTCGAGCAAAAGATCTCGTGTTCTCTGACACCGAGACAGTTCGCGCAGAATGAGATGGAGTTCGCGGGCCTGCTCACCTACATGAAGAAGACGGGGCTACTGGATGTCAATTTCACCCCGATCGACTCGGAACTGGCACACCCAAGGCACATCTTCATGAAGTACGCGAGCGGCGGCAGCCTACACTTTTACGAACATGTACAGCAAATATCGGCGTCGTACCGCCAGTTCCTGGCGCGACACCTCGAGGTCCGAGAGTACATCGCTCAGAACAAGGAAGTTCTCAGGAGGTCAAGGAAGCTCAGGCGTCAGCTCGCCGTGGCAATGTGTGTGGAAGACAACGTGGATTATAAGGCGGCATTTTTCACAGATTTTGTCGAGTCATTTGAAGGTAATCCGTGCATCACGGCGAGACTTCTCAAGCGTTCTATCTTCCTGGACGAGCACGGCTACCAGACCATCCTCTCAGGCGGCATTTCACTAGGACTAGACATCGGCGAAGCTATTCGTCGCGCAAAGATGGAGGTGTTGGACGAGACCCTCGGCTTCCCACCCTGGTTCCGGGTGTGTGTCATCAACCTCTGCAACTCACCCTGTTGATGAAATCACCAAGCAACGTAAGGAATTCCGGAACACCTTTTTTGGGACAGGATCTCATGTCCTGCACAATCAAGCAGGAGAGATTCTCGCGAAACTTGAAGAGCACGGCGAAGGTGTTACCGTCGTTCTCCACGGCAAACTTGACCACGAGGTCAGGGCACACCGACGGTTCCAGGATGTTCAGTACCAACCCTCGGGGCATCTCGCGGGCAAGTTTCGAATGTAGCGAAAACCGGGTTCCCTGGGTTAGGGGACCAATGGTCTCGGAGACGACGGAAGTAATGATGGCCGGCCCGGACGAAGGGCAGCAAGCGGAGACGGTCCGTCTGATAATTGTCAGATCGCACGCCGCCAGGATGTCCCGGGCTCGACTCACCACGACGTTCGCCAGGCAGCAGGCCTCAACCCTGTCCGTGTGGAAGACGTAGGTCACGTTGCCAGATTTTGCGATGTAGTACGAGTCTTCGTCGTCTGGCACCTTGTAGACCCTCGCGATTGATTTTTCCAGTTCGTTGAGGTCGATGTTGGTCGTCTTGAAGACAGCGTAGTACTTTAGAACGCGGATTTGCGTGGGAAGAGACATGAATGAAATTAATTAAATTATAAACTTGAATTTACGGCGCCGCCTTGGGAGTCTTTCGACCGGCGAGAGTGTACACGACTCCGTCTTCGGTCTCGACCGCCCACTTCCCAGCCCCGCTGTACGAGATCTGGGTCGTGCCCGGAAGGATCAGCGGACCCGGGGGTCCCGCAGGTCCGTTATCTCCGGGTGGACCCTGTGGTCCCGCGGGGCCTCTGGCGCCTCCGGCAGAACTAGGTCCAACGGGTCCACGAGGTCCGGGCAGGCCCTGCTTTCCCGGCACCCCTGCCACACCCGGTGGCCCTCGTTGCCCCGCTCCGCTTTTCCCGGGGGGGCCTTGGGGACCGGGGGGACCAGCGGGGCCGGGTGGACCAAGGGGACCCGTGGGACCCATGGGACCCGTGGGACCCGGGGGACCTGCGGGACCGAGCATCTTTTCGAGTTGTTCGATGGTCAACTTCTGAGGCTTGTCGCCCAGCGGGGTGAGCTTTTCAGGCTTGTCGCCCAGTGTCCTCGTCTCGGCCACCGTTCGCGGACGCGTTTTCTGTCTCCTCGTGGACCTCATAATTAGAATCAGTATAACGAATGGTTATAGGTATCAAATATATTTAATTCCCCAAAGCTTACGCCAACACATCCAGTTTAGTAACGTAGGTTTCGGTACCATCGTCGTCATGTGCAATCTGGAAATGGTCACCGTCGGCGTCGTTCACGATCCCGAGCCTCCACTGTTTATTGGCTCCGAAAAAGAAATTTGCGTCATTGGATTTCAAAGAAACCGAATCGTCGGCGACCTCGGTATTCGACCCGACTGTCAGCACCGGGACGTTGAGACCGACCGATGTTTCCCATCTCGCATCGGTCTCGGAGTATAGCAAGGTGGGCGTAGTGATCCCGGCTACGGAAGATCCGAGCGAGATCCCGCCGCCGTGAATATCGGTGTGAGAAGAGGCGGCGTTCCCCATCTCGATGTTGATATCCTGGACTTCCACCGAGGTGGTGTTGAGGACAACCTGTGTTCCGGTGACATTCAAATTCCCGGTGATGGTGACATCCTGATCGAAGGTGGCCGGCGTACCGAAAGAGACCGACGTTCCCTCGAAGTTGGCGACTTCGGTGCCGCCCAACACGATGTCGAGCTTGGGCGATGTTTCGTCCGACGTCAAGACGAGGCTGGCCCTTTCGGCGGCGCTGCTGTCATTGCTCTGGATCGCGGCGACGTTCAACAGGTTGCTACCGGAGAGGTCGACGTCCCCTCCCGAGACCAGTCCCGTCGAGAATGACCCGTTCCCCACGACTTCGAAAGCGTAGGAACCGGTGGGCGTCCCATTGATCCCGACATTTACGTTCTGGAATATGGCGTTCGTGGTGTCGCTCCCGTCGTCGATCACGAGACGATCCAAGAAAACATCGTCGGTACCGGAGGTGGTGGCCAGCGCGAGTGAATCCCCGGCCTTGGAGGCCAGGAAGCGGATCCGGGAGTCCGATTCGGTGTACGAGAGGGTGTTGTAGAAGACCCCGTTCGATTCGTCGTAGAAGAAGACAGAGTTCCCCCTCACCCTGACGGATCCGTTCAAGTCCAGGGCAACAGAAGTGGTGTAGGAGTTCTCTACGTTGATTTCCACCATGTTGTACTCCCCCTTGAGCTGGGTTACCGATTCCGTGCTGGTCCAGGGATTTCCGTCCGTGATGGCTTCGAAGACATCGGTCCCATCGATCGTCAGCTGGCCATCGATGGCAACCGTGGTCTGCGTGATGACTAGGGGAGTGGTGTTGGCGTCCGTGGCTAGGTCGCCGAGAACGAAATAGATGCCCGGGTCCGTCTCGTCGCTGACCAGCTCGACGCGAGAACCAAGTGTCCCGGAGTTTCGCTGGACCGTACCAATGTCGAGGGTTCCGGTGGCCGCGATATTGTCCGCGTTGATCGTCATTGTCCCAGTGTTAATGGCGGAGCCGATGTTGCTGAGACTCAGGACATCGTTCAGGACGGTACCGTCGCTGACACCCACCGTGAAAGTCCCGATTTCGTCGTCGACGGAATTCTCCGATACGGATATTCTTGCCAATTCGTACTCTTCGTCCGTCGTTGAAGGTATGCCGTAAAATTCCTGGGTCACGACGTTCGATTCGGTTCCCGTTCCCTTGGTGACCTGGCGAAGGTTGCGGACGAAGCAGTCCCGACCCTTGGTGTCACCATACTGTGCCAGATCAACGATGGTGGTCGACATCGCTCGAGCTACACGGTTGCCCTTTCGTATATATTATATTCAGTCATACGGGTTAATGATGTTTTCGATATCCTGTACAAGGCTCTTGCAAGTAACTACGTTCTCGACACGGCCCGACTTCCAACCCCGCACACGGAAGGTACCGTTCTTGGAAAACTCGTTGTTTCCAACAAAAATACAGGACTTGGGGCGCTTGGACGACCTTTCTTTTCGATGCTTGACATGTATCTTTCGGTCGACGATGCTGTCAAAGTCTTTCCAGTAGACTTCGTTGCCGAGCTCCGGGATAGAGAACGAGATGCAGTCGACCGTTACCTTCGGAGCTTCGAAGCCCATAAACTCCGCTTCCAGCTTGAAATCGGAGGCCAGCTCCGCCGCCATGAAAGTGGCCAGGACGGCCCCCTTGTCGTAACCCATGCATATGACAACGGATACGTCGCGGTCGTTTTCCTGCGAGTTAAACTTGGCGAATTCTGACATGACCCTTTTCTTGACCTGTGAAAACATGGTGAGGTGACCACACTTGACGAGGGGTTGCGAGCTATCGGTTGAGTGTTGGCCGTGTGAACAGGGCGAGTCGTGTTCTTCGGGCACTATCCCGGCGTGTAGTTCGCACCACTCGGTGCAAGAACAATCCATCGACGATCCTTCCGAGATGTGTTGGAAGCAGATCATGACGACCTCGTTGGATTTGTAGAATTTCACGATTACCTTGCACTGCTCGGGTTTCAGGTCGTACGACTTGACCTTCGGCGTCGAGAGCGAGGTCGACAAAATCACCGCAGAAGTGCGATAGGTCAGGGGCCACAACGTGAACGGGAAAACGGATTCGTGCTGTTTCTCGAGCATCCGGATCCAGTTGTCCGTGACGGTGTGTTTATCGTCGTTGCAGTCGCACATCTGGGCGAAAAGTTTCAGGTGGTTCCAGGTGTGTGTGTAATTTTCCATCACGTACTCATTGACCTTTCAACAAAAATATTTTGTATTGTTGTTGTAACTGAGTCACCCCTTCGAATCTCAACATGTCTGCGCGAATCCCTGTATGCGCTGCAACATCGGTCGCTTCCCTGGTGGGACTCTACATGGTCCACAAGCGGGTCAAGAACGCCGACGACGAGTCGATGGCGCGTGTGAAACGGCTCAGAATGTGTCTGGCGATTGTGGCCGTGGTCACGACTCTTTACTTGGTGCGATGTGTCATGGACGAGCGAACCCCGACCCCGACCTCGTCGTGTTTCCTCGACGGCCCGAACAGTTCCGCCATGCACCTCGACGACTTAGACATACCCATTGTACACGACGCAAATAGCCCTAAGTACCGGAAATTGGTCGAAATGTTCCGATCGTAATCTAAGTCCTTGAAATTATGTTGGTGAAGCCTAATGTAAAACTATGGTGGAAGCAAGTACCCCACCGCCGCTGAAACCTCCTTGCCAGGATTATTCCAGGTCCAAGAAGGGACAGGTGTCGGAAGAGGAGTGGCTCGATAGCCGCGAGATATTTCTCTCAGACCTCTGGTTCGGCTTCCAGAAACACGTCAAAGCGTGCGATCCATTCGCACTCGATCAGTGCAGGTACACCGACTTCTGCAAATTTGTCGCAAAGTACTCGACTCGTTTCGAGGACTAAGTTTCCTGATCCTGATCCAGATCCAGATTCAGATTCAGATTCGAATCCGAATCCGAATCCGAATCTGATTTCGAATCGGTTTTCACTTTTGAATCCGCATCCGGATTAGAATCCGAACTTGAACTCGAATCCGGATCCGAATCCGACTCTTCACATTTCAGATCGTCGATAAATTTTTGCAACACGTCCGTTGAAATCGCTTTAACGTCCGCGTCGTTGATGGCCATCTGTTGTCGCAGTTCGAGCTCCCGTATCTCGGATCGCAGCCTCCCGATCGTGTGCCACACGAGAAACCCAGCGAGAAAGACGACGATGGCAATGCTTATCCCACCCACTAGTATTTTCTTGTGCCGTGATGACAACAGTATCAGAGACGTGGCCGCCACGATGGACGAATCGACATCGGTCACCACGGTCTCACCGCCCTCGTCATCGTCGTATGCCATCTCATGATCCTCGCGGTCTTCGGCACCACTTATCATGTGGGGGTATTCGAAGCTGAAATCTCGTTCGAAGTGTAGTGGATTGTACGCCGCCTCCTCGGATTCCTCCTCGGATCCCGGCTCGGATTCCTCGTCGGATTCCTCCTCGGATTCCTCCTCGGATTCCTCCGGCTCGGATTCCGTCTCGACTGCCGGCTCGGGTTCCGCCTCGGCTTCCGGCTCGGGTTCCTCCGGCTCGGGTTCCGCCTCGGCTTCCGCCTCGGAATCGGAATTCATATCGGGGGATGGGGATTCGCAAGAAACCTTGAGAGTAGCGTCGTCTTCATCGATGAGCGGCAAAGTTTCGACAACGACCATGATTCTCCCGATCCTCTCATAAATAATAAATGTCAGGATAAAAACGAACTAGAACTTACCGTCTTCCGGCGAGAATACGTTCCAACATATCATCTGTGGACACATCGAAGGACGATTCGTCAACGTCGATGGGCTCCGGGGACTTGAAAGCCTGGGCCAAGGCTTGGCCGTAGTCACCCGGTCGCTTACTGGGCCTGGGATTTTCATCACTATTATCGTCAATATCCTCCAGAGTTTCGAGAAAGGAGAAGGCCGCGTCTCCACAATACACGTCGGCACCGTCGACAACGGTCGGTGTACCAGGGAGCCAGGGGGGTGGGTCGATCTGGCCCAGGTCGAACATGGAGATATTTTGGAGTGACTTGGCGAGATCAACAATTTCCTTGGAAAAAGGACACCGGGAGCAGTGTGTATAGATGTGGATCTTATTATCTTTGCCACCCATAGCAACGTCAGATGGTATACATAAAAATAAAATAAAAACATGATCGAATATCACCCAAGTGTACTTTCCATTCTCTCGGGCCCGAGAATCGAACAACGGACCCCGGAATGGTTCGCTTTCAGAAGGTCGCACGTGACCGCCTCCGAAGTTTCCACCGTGATTGCGCAGGGGAAGGGTGCTAGATCTCTGCTGCATCGTAAGAAATTTCAGGCCGTCTCGTCGAACTTTTCGACCGAATTCACGGATCGAGGTTCGGCGAACGAGGGCACCGTGGTGGAAAAGTACAGGGAACTTTTTCCGGGCGTCGTGGTACACCACGACCTCTCCATAACGAGGCACCGCGACCTGGACTTTGTTGCGGCCTCGCTCGATGCCTGTACCAATACGGGAATCAACGTGGAAATCAAGACTTCCTTCAAGCCCCGCCCCGTGACGACAATCCCAAAATCCTACAGAGACCAAGTGCAGCTACAAATGGAAGTTGCGGACCTCGATTTGACACACTTGGTGTACCAGTACATAAACATACCGGGGCAGCCAGTGGTCGTACACCAGATCCCTCGTGACCGGGACTGGTTTCAAAAACATGTGGCGATTCTGCGGGATTTCGTCCACGAGCTGCGTGCGACCGATTCTTGTCTGTTTAATTTGGTCAAACTACGCGAGCAAATGTCATTAGCGTGAAGTTATGTGTTGCTTTTCGATTTTCGCACGATGGTGGTATCGTAGCAGCAGCGTCCGGGAAACATCCAACGACATCGAATTCGAGGGGACAGAGATATCGTCCGACGAAGAGGAGGAATCTACGTGGTCGCTGCCGAAGCCGGGGCCCTCGTTTGGGAGCAAGTTTTATGACTACCTCTTGCACGAATACAAGTCTTCCATCATGTACCACCATTAATTAGTTTGTACGAGATCTTGGATAGTGTCTCGCAAACCCTTCATGAGCTTGGCGCCGGTCTCCCGAGTAATGTTAATTTTTTTCGCGTCGATCTTCTGGGCGTGGAAGGTGAGAACCACCATCACGAGGCCCTGGGGAGACATGACGGAGGCCTTGAGTGTCTTGTCGTCGAACTTTTTGACGTTCCAAAACTCTTCGATCATTTTTTGTCGAACGACTTCGAGGCAGTCTCGGCGATGTCCGGGGTAGAGCCAGATCGTGAAGTGGGACAGGTTAACATCGGCCGTGGCTTCGGCGCCGGAATCGTCTTCGTCCGTGACCTCTGAACCAGAAGATTTTTCCCGAACCTGCTTGTTACAAACCGGGTTGGCGTTTTCGAGCCAGGGATGGTCCAGAAGCTCGGCCGCGGTAGGACGATCAACCGACTTGGTCGACATCATCTGCTTCAGGAAATCGGACACGTCTCGCGAGAATTGCTTCGGACAAACCAACTGATCCCGGGCGGTGTCCCCGTCATTGAAAGGGACGTGCCCGACGAGCAGGACGAAGAAAACAACGCCGAGGGACCAGATGTCCGCCTTGTCCCCGCGGTACTTATTGCGATTCAGAATCTCGGGGGACATGTACGGCATCGTCCCACAGATTGTGCTGAGCTGCTTGTACTTTTTGGAATCGGAGACGAGGGATTTCGGAGACAATTTATGCTTGTCGGCTTGGTTGAAAATTACCGTAATCGCAGCCCTCTCGTCGGAAGTGTCGTCGGAAGAATCGGGGCAGCTCGCGGTATGTTCGGCCATTATCTTTGCAAAGCCGAAGTCCGCCAACAGGGGGTTGCCTTCTGAATTCAACAGTATGTTTTGGGGCTTGATGTCGCGGTGACAGATGTATTTCGAGTGACAGTACCGCAGAGCGTCGAGGAGTTGGAGAGCGTAAGTCTTGACCTCGCTCTCGCCCAGCTTGCCGTGTATCGTGATCCGGGAGTACAGCTCACCACCCGACACGTACTGCATCACGATGTAGAGATTCTGTGGGGAAATGAGGACTTCTTTAATCTTGACAATATTCGGGTGGTCCAGGCTTTTCATCACCTGGATCTCCGTCTTCACCTGAGAACCCATGTGGGCCCTAACGATGTTGTTTTTGGAAATACACTTGATGGCGTAGAAGTGCGAAGTGCCCGGCTTCTGTGCCAACTTTACCGTCCCGAAGGCGCCAGTACCCAGGGTTTTCAACGGCTGGTAAGAACCAATCATCGTGTGAAAACCTGTTCATAATAAATTTTTTAATGGTAAGGCGTATAACAAAACATGGAGGCGTACGTGACGGACGTCTCGGAACACGCCAGCCAGACGACGGGGAAACTTTACTGTGGAGATTTCGCACAGATCGTGAAGCAGAACACCGACGGGGAGGGTGTCGCCGTCGAACACGGATTTTACACGATCGATGAGGACGGCATCGTGAGAAAGATGGGAAGTCTGTTATTCTCAGAGTCGTCCGTCAACCTATCCGTGTCGAACTCAACCTCGGGGGAACAGGTATCTGTCCTACAGGTTTCGGAGAGCGGGGTGGTCATCAACGGGGCAATGGATGTCTCGGGAGGTACAACGTCTTTCACGACGGCGAGCTTCGAAGTGTCTGACATCGACCTGACCCTCGGATACGATTCAACGGACGTTTCCGATCTCGAGGGGGGTGGCCTCGTACTTGGCAACGATGATGTTGGAAAGAAAACTTTCACGTACTCTGACTTGGTTTCCTCGTGGTGTTCCAATATATCGCTACGAGTCGCGGCTGACGCCGAGGTCGCCATAGACTCGTTGGCTTCGCTCTCGGCGGGGGGGCTCCACCTGAAAGACAGTAGCGCGGGGATCTATATGGGATCCGGATCGGACTGGAAAATCTCCGTGGACGCGGACTCGAACAACATGAAGTTCGAACACTACGACACGGAAACCTCCGCGTACGTCCTGAAGATGGAACTCAAGTGTGACTCTTGAGAAATAGTAGAAACAACTAACCATGACATTTCTGGAATATAATTATCTCGCACGGTTATCCTTCTCTCGAAAAGTCCATGTCGGTGACGTGGGTGTTGAACGGAGACTCCAAGTATGAAGTGTCTTCGAAAGAGCATCTACACCAACTCATGCACAACGGCTCGCTCTACACCAACGAAGGGTCCGTTCCGTCCAACTTCATGAGCGCCGACTTCGTCCAGACCGTCGAGATCGACCTCGAGAACGACGACACCAACATCCAACCCATCGGGCTCTCGGACGATAGTTTCAAGGGCTCATACGATGGGGCGAATCTGTCCATCAAGAACTGGTCCTACACGGCTACCGGTTTCGACACCGGGTCCACCGACGACTTCCTGGCGTATGTCGGGCTCTTTGGATACGTGTTTCACCCCTGTGTGTTGAAGAATATACGGATGACGGGCGTCTGCACTCTGAGAGGGTTCACGACCTTCGGGGGTATTCTCCTGGGATACTCCAACTCTGCGACAATTTCAAACATCGACCTGGAACTGGATGAAGGGTCGTTGATAGAGCAGGGGGATGTGCCCAACGGGTACTCGAACATGGGGGGAGTCGTCGGACAGTTGGCTGGGGGAAGCATGTACGGTGTAACGCTGTCGGGCGAGCTCGACGTAGTGCCCGGCCCGAACATGGCCACCCAGGCCGTCGGCTGCGTCATCGGGTACGCGGGCAACACTATCGTAACCCTTGTGCGAAACTTGGCTAAATTCACCAGTACTGTCACCGGTTACAACGTCGGGGGCGTTTTCGGGGACAGCTCGGCCGTCACCATAACGAAGGTTCTCAACGCTATGGAGGGTTCCCTGTTGGCGGCCATGTTTGCGGGGGGGATCTTCGGCAAGCTCCGTACCACTGGGTCGAGCCAGGTGGTCGGCGAGCTGGTAAACTCCATGAACGGTGACATCGAAGTCACGGGTGCCGGGTTCTGCGCGGGCATAGTGGGATACCTGTACTCGTCGCTGAACCATGACAAATGGCTCAACTACATGTCCGGTGACATCGTCTCGGCCGTGGCGAGCCGGAGCGCCGGCATCATTGGGCAGAGGGTGGCCGCCGACTACACGTTCACGAATACGCTGAATGCCATGAAAGGTTCGACGTACCACGCCGGGCTCCCCTACGACCACGGCGAGACCATGGTGTACATCGACACCGAGTTTGGACTGACGTACACCGACAGCCTGAGCACGGCCCTGTTCTCGACGATGGACACTTCGGCGTTCACGTTGGACCCGGAGACGTCCCTGCCGGTGATCGCGCTGACGGGAACGGATTCCGAATCCGTGGCGTATGACTGGGAATTCGTGTTCGGCAACAACACGACCATAGAATTCGTCGCGCGTCCCCTCCACGTGGACGTCAAGTTCGGTGAAGTTCCTGGAGCTACCCAGTACAGGCTGACGAAGCAGTTGAGCCCGGACGGTGTCGAGACCACGGTCGACACGGACTTCTCGACTTTTGAAAAAAGAGCGGAATCGCTGCAGTCCGAATCGGTCTACGTTTTCCGAGTGTATTCCAGAACCGATCCCGAATCCGAATACACCCTGGCCTACCAGTCCTCGACGACGACGCTCGCGAACGTGTCTTCCAACTACAGCGCAGGCGATTACAAGGCCGAGGGAGAGGATCAATTCGACCTTTCCTCGTTCGACAAGGACACGATGGCCAACTTCCACGAGGTGATGAACGAAGTCTTCGACACAGGGGATGCGATCGTTATCCCCATAGGTTCGGAGACGAAAAAGACAAAGTTCGTCAAGCTCGGAGGCTCGGTTCCGATCGACGGCGAGTCGGCTGTGCTCATCCCGTTCTTGGAGACGGGGGGCAGCGCCCAGACGGCGTCATTGACGCTGTCGGACAACTCTTCCGTGACCTTGACGTACGATGAGACCGCCGGCACCATCGGGATCGGTGGGGTCGACTACTCTCCCGGCGAATCCACGATTGTCGATTCCCAAAAGCTGACCCTTGTCGAGGTTTAGATATTTAGAAATTTAGAAATTTAGAAATTTTGAAATTTTGAAATGTTGTAATTCGAATTTGAATTCGAATTTGAATTTGAATTCGACTTCGTCAAGACAGATCGATCTCGACCAACGGGTGTCGCGACGATTCGTCGTCAAATATACTGATGGACGGTTCGCTGTATTCCTGGCGAATCTCCCGATGGGGACGCCACCAACAACAACAATAGTAGCTCAAACACATGATTCTCGTGCAGTACTTGGGTTATACACTACTCGTGTATTACTCATGGCACAGTTTTTAGTGCTCGTTGTGGGTACATTTCGGTAATTCCCCTGAAGTAGTTGGGATTGACATACTGGCGAGCCTGCTCTTGTTCTCGCATGTCAATGTACCTCCTCATCCTCGCGTCGTGGGCATTCATTCGATCCACGTTTCGCTGGTCGAAGGCGTTGGTCTGGAAGGCCCTGTTGTAGGACGAGTACTCGTTCTGGAAACGCTGGTCTTGGCGCTTAAGGTTTTCCTCGTACCTCCTGACGAAATTCCCGGCGTCGTCGTACTTTTTCGCCAGGGCAAGGGCCTTTCCGCGAGGCGTTTTGATCGAGATGCACTTGAGAGTCGCCGGATCTAAAATCTTTCCCGCCCCACAGGACTTGACGCGACAGTTCCCGAACTTGTCGCGTTCCAACCACGGCAGCGGCCTGCCCCCGTTGTCGAAGCAGGGCATGCCCTCGCCACAGTGCCCGTCGTAGTCCATCTCCTTGTCGATCGAGCATCCTCTCTTCTTGATCACTTTCTTTTTCAGGACCTTCTTTGTGGGCTTTTTAGTTGTTTTCGGAGCCATTGGTTGAGTGCGTGTGAGCGTATGTCGACCTATCAACATAAAAATCTCAGTTTTTGACGCTTTGACTACTTAACGGTGCGCGAGTCCGTACACACACGCGAAAAAAATCAGGAGGAGGAGGGCAAGTTGGAATGTCATTCTGTTCCAACTGTCTCGGACACACCCCGTCTTCGTACACGAGGCTCTATAGGATTCATATTTTTGGGAAACTTCGTCAAAGCCGGACTTTTTGTATACCACACCCAGCTTTTCGTTGACCATGTTGTGAATCTTCCACAGCCATCGAGTGAGTTGGTCGCGGTTGGCGGCCTCTACGGGCAGTCTGCCGATAAACTCGTTGTAGGATGCTCTGCAAAGCCTGCAGGGTAATACACTCCCGACCGTTTCGAAAAATATAGTATAATCGTTGACCTCTTCCACGGACGGCGTTGTTGGGAAACCGTGAGCAACGCTGTGCAAAAACTTCCACCCCGCCGGACCCCATTCTGACGTCGCGAGCCCGTTCATGGCGAGCGAAGAGTACTTTGGCATCTTTACGCAAGATACAAATTACAAATATGAAACACTTTGTGCAATTCCGGTGTTTTTAAATGTTGATGGTGGACATACAAAATCATACAACATGCCTGCAGGTGGAGGGGTAAAGATTTGAATTGCCCCTAAGAGGACGGTGCGGTGTCGCGAGGCTCCACTAACCACCCCGCAACGTGCGGGGGTACCGTTCTAGTCCGGGCGCTCTCGATCCTCATTGCATCTAGTAGGTGGGAGCGTCTAGTTCCGGGTCCCTCCTGGAATGCGGCTCTCTCTCTCTTTCCCGAGAGCCAGGGCAAGGTTTGTGAAAACGGTCAAAGCTAATTCTCTTTTTAGGAGATTTGGTAAGACCGTCGGTGGGCCCGTGTCGAAAGGCGCGGTGAACCATCGCTATCGACTGGGGCACGAATCGGTTCCTAAAGAGTCTTAGAAACTCCATGGGGCTCAATGTACAGTCAACTCCCGGGTGAATCCGGGTAACTCCGGGCAAAGCCCGGGCCTCGTGTGATCGGGCGGACTGAAAATCGAAACCCGGGAAGCACGAGGGTCTCGTTGCAAAACGTGAATTCAAATCGCAGCCGTTGGTCGCCAAAATGTACACCTCAACGGGAACCCGGACATGACCCTCTTCAAGACCGTACACAAGAGGTACACGTCGTTCGCGGAAGACCTGGAGGAGAACGACTTCAGCGCGGGAACGGTCGGCTTCGGGCAGAAAGTGTCGGCGAACGTCTCCAGGTATGGGGACCTCGTGACCGACATGTTCATGGAGGTCGCCCTCCCGCCGATCGAGGCCGCGGCCACCGTGACCAACGCCGAAGGGGTCGAGGTCGCGGACGCCGACAAGGCCGCGTACTGGGTGAACGCCATCGGGTACGCTCTCATCTCGGAGATTCAGATCGAGATCGGGGGAACCGAGGTAGACACGCTCTACCCCGAGTGGATGTTCTTCTGGGAAAGTATGACCCAGAGACCCGGGGCGCGGCTCGGCGAGCAGATCGGGAAGTTCGCGTACTCCGCCGACGTGGAAGAGGACATGATCGAGTTCGCCCAGCAGGCCCGTACGCTGTACGTCCCGCTCCCGTTCTGGTTCAACAAGTACTTCATGGAGACCGGGCTCAGCATCCCCCTCATCGCCCTGACCTACCACGAGATCAAGGTCAAGGTAACGTTCCGCCCGCTGTCGGAGTGCTGTTGCGTGGTTTACCGCGCGGAGGACGAGACCCACGGGGAGTACTTCGCCCTCGCCGAGGGGAAGACCCCCGTGAACACCACGTCCGGGAGCACCCTCGTGTCCTCCGACATGGACGCGAAGCTTCTCATCTCGTACGTCTACCTCGACAAGGCCGAGCGAGACGCCTTCGCGTCGACCGAGCACTCGTACCTGATTACGAGGACGCAGAGGCAGCTGCACGCCATCACTTCGGCCGGGTCGGCCTCGGACCAGATCAAGCTGTACTTCAACCACCCGTCGAACTGCCTCGCGTGGTTCGTGCGACCCACGGACTGGACGACAAACCGTCGTCGTTTCTCCGTGGGGCACATGGACTCGTTCGACTTCTCCCTGCACACCGACTCGGACGTGTCCGTTTGGGGAGACGTGATCGACCCCGTCAAGTCAGCGTCCCTGAACCTGAACGGTCACAGCAGGTTCCCGGACGGCATGCCAGGGCTGTTCTTCCGACAGACTCAGCCCATCATGAAGTGGCCGAACTGTTCGGACGGATTCATGTACGTGTTCTCGTTCTCCCTGCAGGGAGGCGCGTGGCAACCGACATCGACCCTCAACATGTCGCGCATCGACCACGTACAGCTCGAGCTCAAGTACGGGTCGAACATCCCCACGTCCGACGTGTTTGTTTTCGCAGAGTCGTACAACCTCCTCGTGGTGAAGGATGGCATGGGGGGCGTGAGGTACAGTAATTAAGTAGCGGAACTAGTGAAAAACAAGAAATGATATCGTTTTTCACTACCAATCCCAATAAAATTTTAATAACAATTTAAATTATTTCTCCACCTTGAAGTCCCAGTCGCCCAGACGAAGGAGACACTTGGACACCTTACACCGCGAGTAAAACACGGACGTGTCGATCGAGTCGTGCAGCAAGACTCGCTTGAGCCAGATGTTGATCGAACACTTGTTTTCAAAAGCGACGTGGGTCACACAGCCGTAGATGGCTCGCAGATCGTGGAAACGAGTAGATACCGAATTCGTAATAATCTTGGCGGCGTCGCCGAGTTTGTGCGAAAACCGAGCGTTGATGACGGCGTTCGAGTCGTCGGGCCCGATCGGGATCCTCGATCGGATGAGATCGAGGGCTCTCTTCACGTACTTGAACTTAACGAGCAACGGGACGTCCTGGCTCGTGGATTCGCTGTTCTTTTCCCTCCTCTTGGCGGCGCCGTTGAATGACATGGCGTAAGGCCCTTTACCAACAGACTTCCGGAATTCACCGACCTTGAGTATCTCGATCGCTCGACGCCCCGTGACCACGGCGAGGGCCGCGACGACGACGTGAATGTCGTCCTCGAGAGAAACCAGGATTTTGGTGCACTGGGACACGAGCGCGTCGGCGTCGTCGACGTCGACACACTGCATCGCCCGCTTCTCAAGCCCGTCCGTGGATAGAGACTTGTTCTTCGCGATGTCCGCCTTCGTCAGCCTGTACCCGGCCATGTAGTCGGGCATGATCTTGATGGAGGCGATCGCCGCGTCCGTCCTCTTCGACCCCGTCAACCTGTTCGCGGCCGCTTCCTTGACTTTCAACAACTGTTCCTTCATCTTGTCCTCCTGGAACTCTCGGTACTGGTCCAAGTACTTTCCGGAAACATTCTGACTTTTGAGCGAGGCGTACCCCTTCTTCCACTGCGTTCCAAAATCTTTGTGGCGGTCCCCGTACTTGAACCACTCGTCTTTCACTCTCGTCATCTGAGACGGGAACGATGACACGGCATACTTGTCGCGAATGTTTTGCAGAACCGTCAACGGGTCTCGGAGGGTGTGCAGGAGCTCGGCCTGCTTTCGAATGAAGGCCGACGGCATGTCTGACAAGGTTGAAAAATTATCACTTGATGTTATTACATTATATATCGTTTCCGCGAAAAATGGCAATCGACCGCAAAAAGCTCACGGAAAAAATGGACGGCGACGATGAATTCGTGGCCATTCTACTACACGATTCCCGCCAGGAATTCCAAGACCTGCTCCGAGAACTGCGTGAGAACGGCCTCATCGTTGCCAAGGCCTACACCACGGCCCACAATGTCAAGGGGTGCGCTGCAAACTTGGAATGCCCACTTCTTTTCCGGGAAGCCTCGAATTTGGAAAATCTATTGGAAACGACAAAAAAGAAGATCGACCGCGTGTGCGCCGAGATTTCTAGAGTCTTGAAGGACATGGGTCAGGAATGATCCTCCGGGATCGTTCCCGAGTACTCTACCCCAAGCCGAGTGAGGCCGGTGTCGACGAAGACCAGGTCGTCGTTTTTACCAACGTAAAAGAGATTCCGACCTCTGTCCTCCGAAACAGTTATGGCGTTCGTGATGCCGAGAACCGTGGTAGTGGAAACGACGGTGCCGAAAGTGCCGCTGGACGGGATGTAGACGCGGAGACCCTCCATGTATTCTGGTTATGAAATAGGGATATAAAAATCACCATGGCTACTTGTTGAGACAACAGACCAGCTCATCCTCGACCGAGGACACGATTTCGTGTGCAAGGTCCTGCAGTTCCCGCGTGTCCTCGTCCTTGCCCGACCACGGGCTGTAATGCCGGACGAAGTCCTTTCCGTACAGCGTGAAGAGTTCTTCACCCTTCCCGATGAAACGAGGGACCACCAACAGAGCTGAGACGATCGGAGTCTTGTAACGGTAGGCGCGAGTGACGTCCTCCTTGGTTAGCATGGGGTTGGAGATAAAGATGCAGTTCGGAGGGTACCGAGACGCCTCGTTGACGTACGACGCCGCCCTCATGTTTCGCGGGAGTTTCTTGAGACTCGGAAGATTGGGATTCCCGTCGGAGACGATGTTGGTGAGATTTCTCTTGTCACCGCGACTGTTTGTGTACGAAATGGACATGTAGTAAGAGGAATCGTCCGTCGAGTCTATTTCCGATACCTTCCGAACGACGGCGTACATCGGGAGGATGGTCCCCGGTTCGAGAGGTTTCTTGCAGAACACACCCAGCCCGGCGCCGCGGATCTGAGATTCCCGGGTCGAGACATCTTCACGCTGGATCAGGTGGAGAGAGTACCCGTCGTCCGTGTCGTGGGAAGATTCGGAAAAAATATCCTCCGACCCGACGGTGTCCGCTTCGGAGACGTCGTCCTCGTTGTTGTACATCTTCGGCGACCGGCGCTTTAGTGCAGACATGTCCTAGAAAAGAACTGGAATTAGTAAACACCAAGAAAAAACATCGCGGATTTTGAACGTGAAAAATATTCAAAGTGATTCACTACTGGAACCGAACGAACGATGCGGGATCTCGTGATCAGAGGATTGAACCTGCTGTGGTACAAGGCCACCCTCTTCCTTGCCAACCTCCGTCACAAATACAAGTGGGAGTGTCGATCCCACCTCGTCAAGTACCGACCTCTTCAAAAAGTTCTCGATCGTTTATTCAAACTCGACCATAGAACCTGTATCGTCGACTGCCCGAGCTCTGTGGCGGAAAGCGTGCACATCAGCCAAGCATCTCTCATCGTGGAGGGAAAGGGGTCCCGAGACGTCACGACACGAGCGAACGAGATTAAGAATCGAGAATTCTCCAACACCATTTTCAAAAAATCCGGACGCGTCAACATCCACCTCGAGGATCTAGTACCGGACCCAAACACGTGCAAAACATTCTGGCTAGACATCACCTACCGAGGCCACGCCGATACCGCCAACAGACTCCCGGCCAAAACCTTCGGCGTGAAATACGCGGGGCGCCACGACAAGCCGCTGGTTTTCCCCCCCTACGGTGCCAACTCGACCATTCTCTCCGGGCTCGGGGCGCCGAAGGTTATTCTGGGAGTAACAGACGATTCAGAGGCGAGAGACGTGACGGAGACCGCGAAACAGTACGCCGGCTTGTACGGGAACTTCTACGAGGACCACATCGATTCCCAAATCCTCAAGTTTCACATCACCGAGTCGGCGCCGTGTTCCGTGAAGGTCTACGGCGACGGAAAGACAAATGTGTTGAAGGTCAAGTGCGAGTGTTAGGTGGCGTCCGTGAACTCCTGTCGCGTGATGTACGAGTCGCTGGCATCGTCAAAGCTCTGAATCTGTAGGACCGACGGCGTCCCCGAGGAAAACTTGATACGGAAGTTCTGGGAAGAGCCGAAGTAAATGGCCGCGTCGTCCGTGTCGAAGCTGAGGCCGGTGCTCTGAAACGTGGCGGAAGTGGTTTGCTCGTCGTCGTTCTGTGCGCTGATCGTGGTGGCCGTGGCCTGTAGAGATAGAGCGGGCTCGATGAACTTCTGGTTGCTCGAGTCTGTGTGCAGCACGCCGAGGCTCAGCGTAGCGTTCGCGGAATCTTCGTCTACCTCGTGGACCATTCTCGAGACTTCCAGCGTGGAGCTGTCGTCCGTGTTGTGAATCCACGCGGAATTGTATGTCGAGCCGGTCTCGCCGTCTATTTTTTGACCCACGAGGTTGTGAGTGTTACAAGTGATGTTTTTCATGAAATGGGATCCCGCGGACCCAACGACGCTCAGCGCCTTGCTCGCGTCAAAGGGCCATGTTTTCGCGACCGTGTCCGAGAACAAGAGGACGATCGAACCGTCGGCGACGGTGACCGTACGATTGAAAAGTTCGAACTTGTCTCCCACACCGTAGTGATCCCCACCGTAGGCGAGGTTGTCCGTTGAGGAATCGTACACGAGAGTCGCGTCGGCAGATGTTGGGTGGCGCAATGTCACAGTTTGGACGAGAGCCTCGCCGGTTTTGCGGTGGAAGGGGAGGAATATATTGGACTCGGCATCGACATCGAAACTGGAACCCTCGCCCGACGCCGCCACGGTCATCACTTCCTGCGGGGCGCCGTTGACAACCACCTTTGCGAGGATCCTGTCTCCGGGAGACACAATGCTTGAAAAGTTCTCAACGAAGATATCGTGGAGCTTCGTGTCGAACCTCGTCGTGTCGAAAATCCCCTCGGGCGTCCGAATCGAAGAGTAAAGGGCGGATAACTCGGGGTTTTCCGACGACTTCGTGGTGAAAGATCCGTAAAGATCGGGGGATTTCGTTTCGGCCGATCGAACACTCACAGCGTACGTTGTACCGGGTTCGAGGTTCACAACAACAACCGCTGCCTCGTCATTGGAACACTGGGCGGCGATGGGCTTCGCACTACCCGAAGCCACACAGTGCACGGAAGCGGCGGTGAAGTCCGCTTTCCAGAAGATGCGGGCGGAGAAGGCTGAAACTAGGTCGAAATCCATCTTGTAGTCGCAAACCAACAAAATAATAGAATATATAATGTGTTTTGTTGATATCATGAACGACCTTCCAAATTTCAGCTTTTACGTCCAGGGCCTATCTGACCTGGCACATCCTGAGAACTATTCGCGCAACAGGGAAGTATTTACGACATGTATCGAGGAGCTGTGCAAGACCTTCTGCACGTCTCCGTGCACCCAAACACTGGAGTTGGTTACAGAGACTACACGTAATCTGGTATCTTTGAAGGGTGTTGTGGGCCAAGTCGATCGCACTCTACAACGCATACGGAACCTGACTCTCCCCGATCAGACAAAAAAAAATATAACACGGATGGGTAGAGCGAGACGCGGTGTGGCCGTAATCGCCCTTTTTTTGAGGAGCTTGAACGGCGATGAGCACCACGCTTCTTTGCTGGTTTTCGACGGGTATACAAGAACCCAACACTTTTTTAACCCGTGGGGGTATCGAAATCACTGGATGAACGAGGCTTTCGCGAGAAAAAGCCCGTTGGTCGAAGGCTTCCGGGTCTCGTCGGTGATGGAGGACGCGTGGCCGACAGAACCAATTTCTCTTCAATACCTATACGACAACAATGGAATAGCGAACGGCGGAGGTAATTGCGTTCTCTACTGTATCGTTGTAGCCGCCATGTGTCTGCGCTATCAGAAAGGGAATCCCAAAGAGATGGCGGACATTTTTATGGAAGTCTCCACGTCGGCCGCTACTGCATCGTTGAGGAAATCAATTCGAGGATTACAGATGAGGAAACTCTATTTTTGGGTTAACAGCCTCAACGCGAATGTCGTCCTCGACACACTTTCGGATCTACCGGGAATAATCTTTCCCGCTCCCACCAATCCTCTAGACACGAGATGTGGCGTCTACTGCCCGAAACGACAGCGATACTGCAAGCGTCGTCGTTGCCCCGAAGATATTTTTTGCTGGCAACACCGGCACTTGATCCGAAACAATCATGCAAGAGGTTCTAATCGAAGAAGATGTGTGGCCCCGCAAGCAAAATGTAGAGCGCTCGTTTAAGTAATTTGAGCGAAAAATTATATATGCTGAAAGCACAACCGATTATGGCGTCCTCGTCCGCAGTTCACGATATCGATGCCAAGTTTCTAGATAGACTTAGCAGGCCGGACAAGGCCCACTCGCTTCGTCCGGTGAATCCGTTTGCAAGAATTTCAAGCCCGACTCTCAAGAGCATTGTGTCCGGGGACGCTTTGAAGTCGGAGGTGTCGGCGACCGCCAAGCTCGGTACCGAATACCAGGGTAAGATCGTCGAAAAAAGCATCGGGGACGGCGGCCTGTACTTGGAGTCGTACAGTGTGCGAGACAACCCACAAGCGGGGAAGAAAATTCACACGACGAATCGCATGACAGTTGAACACACGCGTGAAAAATAGTTCTTTAATTCTTTGTCGGTGGGTATCCCTCGAAATGGAGACGTCCCGCGTAATCTTTCTGGCGATGGTGGTGGCGGTGGCGTCCGTCTCGTGTACTCTGTATTTCCAGAAAAGGTTCTCCGAGATGGTGCGGCAGAAAGCGCTGACACTCAACCACGGCACGACTCATAGCGAGGACGGCCGCAACCTTCAAGAGATTGTCAAATGTGTTGTAGAATCGGATAGATCCGTCGAGGTTCCAGTGAAAATTCCCGATGGAGCTGGCTCGCGGTGGACGCCCATCGCTCGTTAACTCCGAAAAATCGTGTTTATTAATTCGTGTCGTTGAATTCCAATTTCAAATCCCGATGTCGCGAGCCTCGGTGGCGACCGCGACATCGAATTCCAATTTCCAATCCCGACAAGACATCGAATTCCAATTTCAAATCCCAATATCACAACAAGACGTCGAATTCCAATTTCGAATCCCAAAGGGGCAACACCGCCACGACATCGAATTCCAATTTCGAATATTAACCTCCACGTTAATGCCAGCTCCGTGAAAGTTCACGTTTCTTGAGATCCTTCGAGAGCAAGATCCCCCTTGGTGAGAAGAGACAAGTTGTCGCGTATGTCCTTCTTGGTTTGGTTGTCGAGATCTACTCCGATGTCCGAGAGTGACTTGCATTGATCCACCATGTCTTCACACCTTCGTCGCTTCAAAGCTTGTTTCTTGCAATCCAAGGCTTGTTTAACCACTTCCTTGGCCACGCGATGCTGGTCGCTAGCGTCGAGGAAGCGAAATCCCGCCGGCATTCCTTCATATTTGTCTATTTGCGACGAAGTACTCGAAGTAACGACGGACCTATCCGCATCTCCATCTCCAAGTAATATGTCTTGGATGACACGGCCTTCCGGGGAACGTTGAAGTGTGGCACAACGTTGCTCGATCTCTTTGACGAGACTCATGTCTCCACCTAAAAGGCGACACACAACATCGGCACTCTTTCGCCGAAACTCTATCGCCTTTTGGCCGGGAAGGAGAAGGACGACTTGAACTAATAGTTTTGCGTCCGCCACGGGAGTCGCCATACCTTTTCCGTTTATGCGTAGTCGGGTAATATCTACACATAAGTCCGGAAAACGTGTTGTTAGTCTGCGTAGGTTTGTATTACCCGAGCTTGAAGTGCACCCGAGCACCATCTTCACCGTGTCTATTACGCTTCCTTTTTTGGAAGCCTTGTCCACCCGGATGGAGGAGCTCTCCATGTTTCTCACAATGACGTCCATGATGTGTTGATGATTGATGGAGAAAAAGGTTGTGGGCGAATTACCATAGTCGATGTCGCCCAAAGTGGAACGTTTAGAATGCCCATGTGAAGGGGATTTGTATCAAAGTTGGAATCCCCGTGTCGAAGTAGTCCATGGATGTTTTAGAAACCCACTCTCGGGCCGACATTATGATCCACTTTGATTCGTCGTCGTGATATACACATCAACTTCAATTAACCATGTTACTAAGTCAAAACACATTACGCTTTCATAATAGCAGTTTTTGTGGATCGGGAATACGGGGATCGGACCCGTATTTCTTTGTGTACTACAATTTCAAGTTCCAAATCCTATTCAACCTCCCCGATCGTCGAAGGAGCCAACCTCGATGACAATGTCGAAAAATCGTGTTTATTAATTCGTGTCGTTGAATTCCAAATTCAAATCGAATTCCAATTTCGAATCCCAAAGGGGCAACACCGCCACGACATCGAATTCCAATTTCAAATATTAACCTCCACGTTAATGCAAGCTCCGTGAAAGTTCACGTTTCTTGAGATCCTTCGAGAGCAAGATCCCCCTTGGTGGGGGGAGACAAGTTGTCGTCCTTCTTGCTACGGTTGTCGAGCTTTACTCCGGTGTCCCAGAGTGACTTGTATCGATCCACAATGTCTTAACACCGTTGTCGCTTCGAAGCTTGTTGAGCCACTTCCTTCGCCGAAGAACTCGAAGCAATCACGTTCGCATCCACACCTCCTGGGGAACGTTGAAGATACCCCGCGCAACGTTGATCCATCTCAACCACGAGACTCGTACCCCCACCTAAAAGGCGACACACCTTCTCTGCACTCTTTCTACGAAACTCAATCGCTTTTTGACCGGGAAGAAGGAGTACTATTTGAACTAGTAGTGTCGTGTCCGCCACGGGAGTCGCCCTACCTTTTCCATTGATGCGGCGTCGGGTTATTTGTACACATATGTCCGGAAAACGGCTTGTTAGGTTGCGTAGGTATGTATTACCCGCGCTTGAAGTGCACCCAAGCACCATCCTCACCGTGTCTATCACGCTTCCTTTTTTGGAAGCCTTGTCCACCCGGATGGAGGAGTTCTCCACGTTTCTCATAAAAACGTCCATGATGTTTTGATGATTGATGTTTTGATGATTGATGGAGGAAAAGGGTGTGAGCGATTTACCATAGTCGATATCGCCCAAAGTGGATCGTTTAAAATGCCCACGTGAAAGGGCTTTGTATCAAAGTTGGAATCCCCGTGTATGGATGTTTTAGAAACCCACCCTCGGCCGACATTATGATCCAAAATTATTCGTCGTCGTGAGATACACATCAACTTCAAAAAACGATGTTCCTAAGTAAAAACACGCTACGCTTTCATAATAGCAGTTTTTGTGGATCGGGAATACGGGGATCAAGACCCCCCCGTATTTCTTTATGTACAATGTCTTCATGAGCCTATAAAATAGGTGTCTTCTGGTCTATTGGTGTACAAATTTCCGTGTCTTGGCTCTTGGTGAGAAGAGACACGTTGTCCTATATATTCATCTTGGTACGGTCGTCGAGCTTCACCCCGATGTCCACAAGAATCTTGTATTGATCCACCATGTCTTTACACCTTTGTCGCTTCAAGGCTTGTTTTTTGCAATCCAAGTCTTGTTTCGACAATTCGAGAAATATGAAGGAATACCGCCAGCATTCCTGCATATTTCTCGAGTTCTCCGAACTTCCGGTATTCAACAAAAAGGCTTGGGTGGCACGACCCTCAGACGTGCTTTGAAGTGCATTGCGATGTTGCTCAATCTCAGAGATTAGTGTTAAATCCCCACCGAGAATACGGCAGATTTTGGCGGCGCTCTTGCGGCGGAAGTCGCGCGCTATTTTACCGGGGAGAAGAAAAACAATCCCGACCAAACCCATCCTTTGCCATTAATTCTTATAGGACAACCTGCCCCATTCTCTGTCCCAAACTCAGGAGAGTCCTCTTTCAGTCGGCGAAAAACGGTGTTCGCAGAGCTCGAGCTACATCCGAGCACCATCTTTACGAAGCCGTGTCAAGTCGAATGGTAGCATTTTCTACATCTCCCATAATTGCGTTCATTCCGTGGGAATATAGGTGTGAATTTGATGTTGGGTGAGAAAATAGTTGTGAGCTAACGCGCGCACCAAAGTTCACCAAAGTGGATCGTTTAAAGTACTTTTTCCTCCTCCTCCCTTCTAGAAGAAGACGGCACTTATATACACTCTATCGAATTCCGAATTCAAATACCAATGTCGGGAATCGGCCACGAACACTTCACATAACACGAGGTCATTTTATACAATCCACTTTGGGCGACACCAAGTTCGTACATCAACCCAAAACTATTTTCTTCTCCAATCATCAACACAACATGGACGCCATTGTGGGATACACGGACAATTTCTCCATCCGGGCCGACGCTACCACTAAAAAAGGGAGTGTGATCGATGTGATTAGATCCGTGCTCGGGTGCTCTTCGAGCGCCGCCAATACCAACTTAAGCAATCTCAAAACCCGTTTTTCGGACCTGGGCAATAACATTGCCCACGCCCAAATTAACGGAAAAGGCAAGAGTACCCCCGTGGCGGACGCCAAAACTCTTGTCGAAATAATCTTTCTCCTCCCCGGTCAAAAGGCATGTAAGTTTCGTCGCAAGAGCGCCGAGAAGGTGTGTCGCCTTATGGGCGGCGACATGAGTCTCGTGGTCGAGATCGAGCAACGTTGCACGGCACTCGAGAGTACACCCGAGGGTCGGGCCACCCAAGCCTTTTTGTTGAATCCCGGAAGTTCGGAGAACTCCTCGAGTGCTCCATGTGCTTCGGCCCAACTCAAGAAATATGAAGGAATGCCGGCGGGATTTAGCTTTCTCGACCCTAGCGACCAATGCAAGGTGGCAAAGGAAGTCGTCCAACAAGCCCTGGATGGCCGAAAACAAGCCTTGGATAGTCAAAAACAAGCCTTGAAGCGGCAAAGGTGCGAAGACATGGTGGGTCGATACAAGACTCTCATGGACATCGGGGTGAAGCTCGACGACCGCACCAAGATCGAGATAAGGGACAACGTGTCTCTTCTCACCAAGAGGGATTTAGCACTTGAAGGATCCCAAGACACGGAAATTTGTGCACCGATAGACCCGACGACACCAACCCACACCTTGTGTGCCGGGGAAAGGGGGCACGAAACCGGTATTGTCGTGGTCGCGGCTAAGATGGGAGTTAGAGTTCCGCCGGCAATGTCCGGTGCGATCGGGAAGCTCATGAAAAAACTATACAAAAAGAAATACGGGCTATCGGTTGATTGGGACGACTTCCCGAAGCGACAAACCTTGTTCCACGGGCGTCCAATCAACGAAAACTGCTATTATGCACGCGACGAAGACATCATCGAGGAGGCTATTAAAACCAAGATGAAGATGTAGGTGAAACTATATCTTTAGTGATTTTTCCATTTGACGACGAAGGTTGGCTTGTTCGAGGATTTAATAACGAGGTAGCAACCCTACATTGTCATCGAGGTTGTCTCCTTCGAGGCTCGAGAAGTTAGAACTTAAATTTTTGGAATTTAATAACAAGGTAGAGGTTAGCTTCTTCGAGGATTGAGAAGTGGGAGACGGATTTGAAATCGATGTCATGGCGGCATACCGACATTGGGATTTGAAATTGGAATTCGATGTCGTTACCATGTCGCGCGGGTTGCTACCTCGTGATTAAAATTTAATTTTTAGTTTAGATTTTTCCACCGTGACGGAGCCAACCTCGATGATAATGTCCCGACGCTACGACGACATCGACTTCCAATTTCAAGTTCCAAATCCGATTCCAACTTCCCGATCCTCGAAGGAGCCAACCTTGATGACAATGGCGGGTTGCTACCTCGTGATTACATTTTAATTTTTAGTTTAGATTTGTCAACCGTGACGGAGCCAACCTTGATGACATTGTCGCGACGCTACGACGACATCCACTTCCAACTTCAAGTTCCAAATCCGATTCCAAGTCCCGATCCTCGAAGGAGCCAACCTTGATGACAATGGCGGGGTGCTACCTCGTGATTAAAATTTAATTTTTAGTTTAGATTTTTCCACCGTAACGGAGCCAACCTCGATGACAATGTCCCGACGCTACGACGACATCGACTTCCAATTTCAAGATCCAAATCCGATTCCAACTTCCCGATCCTCGAAGGAGCCAACCTCGATGACAATGGTGGGTTGCTACCTCGTGATTAAAATTTAATTTTTAGTTTAGATTTGTCAACCGTGACGGAGCCAACCTTGATGACATTGTCGCGACGCTACGACGACATCGACTTCCAATTTCAAGTTCCAAATCCGATTCCAAGTCCCGATCCTCGAAGGAGCCAACCTCGATGACGATGGTGGGTTGCTACCTCGTGATTAAAATTTAATTTTTAGTTTAGATTTTTCCACCGTGACAGAGCCAACCTCGATGACAATGTCCCGACGCTACGACGACATCGACTTCCAATTTCAAGATCCAAATCCGATTCCAACTTCCCGATCCTCGAAGGAGCCAACCTCGATGACAATGGTGGGTTGCTACCTCGTGATTAAAATTTAATTTTTAGTTTAGATTTGTCAACCGTGACGGAGCCAACCTTGATGACATTGTCGCGACGCTACGACGACATCGACTTCCAATTTCAAGTTCCAAATCCGATTCCAAGTCCCGATCCTCGAAGGAGCCAACCTCGATGACAATGGTGGGTTGCTACCTCGTGATTAAAATTTAATTTTTAGTTTAGATTTTTCCACCGTGACAGAGCCAACCTCGATGACAATGTCCCGACGCTACGACGACATCGACTTCCAATTTCAAGTTCCAAATCCGATTCCAACTTCCCGATCCTCGAAGGAGCCAACCTTGATGACAATGGCGGGTTGCTACCTCGTGATTAAAATTTAATTTTTAGTTTAGATTTTTCCACCGTGACGGAGCCAACCTCGATGACAATGTCGGGGTTCACTGCCACGCCATCGACTTCCAATTTCAAGTTCCAAATCCGATTCCAACTTCCCGATCCTCGAAGGAGCCAACCTTGATGACAATGGCGGGTTGCTACCTCGTGATTAAAATTTAATTTTTAGTTTAGATTTTTCCACCGTGACGGAGCCAACCTCGATGACAATGTCCCGACGCTACGAGGACATCGACTTCCAATTTCAAGTTCCAAATCCGATTCCAAGTCCCGATCCTCGAAGGAGCCAACCTCGATGACAATGGTGGGTTGCTACCTCGTGATTAAAATTTAATTTTTAGTTTAGATTTTTCCACCGTGACAGAGCCAACCTCGATGACAATGTCCCGACGCTACGACGACATCGACTTCCAATTTCAAGTTCCAAATCCGATTCCAACTTCCCGATCCTCGAAGGAGCCAACCTTGATGACAATGGCGGGTTGCTACCTCGTGATAAAAATTTAATTTTTAGTTTAGATTTTTCCACCGTGACGGAGCCAACCTCGATGACAATGTCGGGGTTCACTGCCACGCCATCGACTTCCAATTTCAAGTTCCAAATCCGATTCCAAGTCCCGATCCTCGAAGGAGCCAACCTCGATGACAATGGTGGGTTGCTACCTCGTGATTAAAATTTAATTTTTAGTTTAGATTTGTCAACCGTGACGGAGCCAACCTTGATGACATTGTCGCGACGCTACGACGACATCGACTTCCAATTTCAAGTTCCAAATCCGATTCCAAGTCCCGATCCTCGAAGGAGCCAACCTTGATGACAATGGCGGGTTGCTACCTCGTGATTAAAATTTAATTTTTAGTTTAGATTTTTCCACCGTAACGGAGCCAACCTCGATGACAATGTCCCGACGCTACGACGACATCGACTTCCAATTTCAAGTTCCAAATCCGATTCCAACTTCCCGATCCTCGAAGGAGCCAACCTCGATGACAATGGTGGGTTGCTACCTCGTGATTAAAATTTAATTTTTAGTTTAGATTTGTCAACCGTGACGGAGCCAACCTTGATGACATTGTCGCGACGCTACGACGACATCGACTTCCAATTTCAAGTTCCAAATCCGATTCCAAGTCCCGATCCTCGAAGGAGCCAACCTTGATGACAATGGCGGGTTGCTACCTCGTGATTAAAATTTAATTTTTTGTTTAGATTTGTCAACCGTAACGGAGTCAACCTCGATGACAATGTCGGGGTTCACTGCCACGCCATCGACTTCCAATTTCAAGTTCCAAATCCGTTTCCAAGTCCCGATCCTCGAAGGAGCCAACCTCGATGACAATGGCGGGTTGCTACCTCGTGATTAAAATTTAATTTTTTGTTCAGATTTGTCAACCGTAACGGAGTCAACCTCGATGACAATGTCGGGGTTCACTGCCACGCCATCGACTTCCAATTTCAAGTTCCAAATCCGTTTCCAAGTCCCGATCCTCGAAGGAGCCAACCTCGATGACAATGGCGGGTTGCTACCTCGTGATTAAAATTTAATTTTTTGTTCAGATTTGTCAACCGTAACGGAGTCAACCTCGATGACAATGTCGGGGTTCACTGCCACGCCATCGACTTCCAATTTCAAGTTCCAAATCCGATTCCAACTCCCCGATCCTCGAAGGGGCCAACCTTGATGACAATGTCGGGTTGGATTCAACGACTCTAGCCTAGGTTCGCGACGATGCCACCCGCAAATCTCGGAAAAATCTGAACTCAACAATCCCACATCTCCAAAGTTCTCTTGTTCTTCCAAGCAGCACATCTCACGAAGAGCTCGGGATCCACCATGTACACGAATGTCTCGTAGGTCGTTTCATCTATCATACGAGACGACGAATTCAACCTCAGCGTACTGAACTTGGCGATTATTAATTCGCGAAAGTGAATTTTTAATTTACACGCGGTTCTCGAAACACCCGCGGAATCCATGACCTTGTCCGACTCTACAATTTCCACGGGCTCGATGCGAATAACTGGACTTTGTCCCGGCACACCATCCAACATGCGGTGCGTGGTGGGCATGCAACACAGAATGTTGTTGTGATCCCTCTTCTTGCATATCCCCACCTCGTCACACAAAGCCTTATCGACAAGGTGGCACTTGTCAGGCCTCCCCATGTGGAGAAGGCCTGGATCCTCAATCATTTGGAATCTAATATCCTCGTCGTTACAGAACATGGTAGAGAAGCTGGTCGTTGCAATCGAGACCGACGATGGATTGGGGGGCGAATCCGACTCGTCCTCGACGTAGTGGCTGACCTTAACCATGACGGGGTCCTCGGGTACATCGCAAGGTTCGAAACTATGGCGAATGTCTCCCTCGGAGTACCCCACAAGATTGTCCCCCAACAAGTTGGCGAAACCGATGGCCCGATCCTGGGTGGGGAATACCAGCCTCACGCGCAGATCTTCTTCTTCATAGGTTATCGACTCGGACGCCACGGGGGTGCTGGCTATCGCACAATTCCGCTCCGCAAGGCCGAAGATTTTCTTGCGCACGGGTTGGCATAGACTAAGACACTTGGGGATCAACATATCCAGCAGGACACCTGTGCCGAAGTTGGAATGAACGCGCGGAGTAGATTGAACAACAAGTGCAACAAGCGCAACGGTATGGGCATGCTACTCTTATCGGTGTAAAAAGCAACCTTTGACACTCACCCTTTGCCGAGCCCTGTTCTAGGCGGCAAAGCCTAGATTCAATTGCCATAACGAATTGAAGAGTCCGTGTTTGGATGGTGTTGCTCTCTTCCTTGAGTCTGTGTTCGAGCTCTTCGAGAAATTCATCTCTTTCACAGAATTCAGCGTGCACGCGTCGCATGGTAATGACGAACACGCACGAGAGGACAAGGGTGAACATCGTGGGAGTACGTCGGCGTGCGTGCCCTGAAAGGTCGTGTGTGGAACAAGTGGCTGGTGAGGGTCCCGTGGCCCGCATCAACATCTGCTGAAACGATTCTTAAAAATTCTCATAACTTTCTAGGAATTTTCCAAGAGTTGTGAAAAAATATATATTTTTATTTATATCCCGACATTGTCGGAATCGGATTTGGAATTTGAAATTGGAATTCGATGTCGTGGCGGCGTCGGGACATTGTCATCGAGGTTGGCTCCTTCGAGGATCGGGGTTGGCTCCTTCGAGGCTGAACAATCTAAACTAAAAAATAAAATTTAATCACGAGGTAGCAACCCGCCATTGTCATCGAGGTTGGCTCCTTCGAGGATCGGGAGTTGGAATGGGATTTGGAATTTGAAATTGGAATTCGATGTCGTGGCGGCGTCGGGCATTGTCATCGAGGTTGGCTCCTTCGGGGATCGGGAGTTGGAATGGGATCTGGAATTTGAAATTGGAATTCGATGTCGTGGCGGCGTCGGGAGGATCGGGGAGTTGGAATTGGATTTGGAATTTGATATTGGAATTCGATGTCGTGTGGATCGGGGAGTTGGAATCGGACTTGGAATTTGAAGTTGGAATTCGATGTCGTGGCGGCGTCTGGACAGTGTCATCGAGGTTGGCTCCTTCGAGGCTGAACAATCTAAACTAAAATAAAAATTTAATCACGGGGTAGCAACCCGCCAGTGTCATCGAGGTTGGCTCCTTCGAGGATCGGGAGTTGGAATGGGATTTGGAATTTGAAATTGGAATTCGATGTCGTGGCGGCGTCGGGCATTGTCATCGAGGTTGGCTCCTTCGAGGCTGGACAATCTAAACTAAAATAAAAATTTAATCACGGGGTAGCAACCCGCCATTGTCATCGAGTTTGGCTCTTTCGAGGATCGGGAGTTGGAATGGGATTTGGAATTTGAAATTGGAATTCGATGTCGTGGCGGCGTCGGGCATTGTCATCGAGGTTGGCTCCTTCGAGGCTGAACAATCTAAACTAAAATAAAAATTTAATCACGGGGTAGCAACCCGCCATTGTCATCGAGGTTGGCTCCTTCGAGGATCGGGAGTTGGAATGGGATTTGGAATTTGAAATTGGAAGTCGATGTCGTGGCGGCGTCGAGCATTGTCATCGAGGTTGGCTCCTTCGAGGCTGAACAATCTAAACTAAAATAAAAATTTAATCACGGGGTAGCAACCCGCCATTGTCATCGAGGTTGGCTCCTTCGAGGCTGGACAATCTAAACTAAAATTAAAATTTAATCACGGGGTAGCAACCCGCCATTGTCATCGAGGTTGGCTCCTTCGGGGATCGGGAGTTGGAATGGGATCTGGAATTTGAAATTGGAATTCGATGTCGTGGCGGCGTCTTGAGGATCGGGGAGCTGGAATTGGATTTGGAATTTGATATTGGAATTCGATGTCGTGTGGATCGGGGAGTTGGAATCGGACTTGGAATTTGAAATTGGAATTCGATGTCGTGGCGGCGTCGGGCATTGTCATCGAGGTTGGCTCCTTCGAGGCTGGACAATCTAAACTAAATTTAAAATTAAAACACGGGGTAGCAACCCGCCATTGTCATCGAGGTTGGCTTCTTCGAGGCTGAACAATCTAAACTAAAATTAAAATTTAATCACGGGGTAGCAACCCGCCATTGTCATCGAGGTTGGCTCCTTCGAGGATCGGGAGTTGGAATCGGACTTGGAATTTGAAATTGGAATTCGATGTCTTGGCGGCGTCTGGACAGTGTCATCGAGGTTGGCTCCTTCGAGGCTGAACAATCTAAACTAAAATTAAAATTTAATCACGGGGTAGCAACCCGCCATTGTCATCGAGGTTGGCTCCTTCGAGGCTGGACAATCTAAACTAACATAAAAATTTAATCACGGGGTAGCAACCCGCCATTGTCATCGAGGTTGGCTCCTTCGAGGCTGAACAATCTAAACTAAAATAAAAATTTAATCACGGGGTAGCAACCCGCCATTGTCATCGAGGTTGGCTCCTTCGAGGATCGGGAGTTGGAATGGGATTTGGAATTTGAAATTGGAAGTCGATGTCGTGGCGGCGTCGAGCATTGTCATCGAGGTTGGCTCCTTCGAGGCTGAACAATCTAAACTAAAATAAAAATTTAATCACGGGGTAGCAACCCGCCATTGTCATCGAGGTTGGCTCCTTCGAGGCTGGACAATCTAAACTAAAATTAAAATTTAATCACGGGGTAGCAACCCGCCATTGTCATCGAGGTTGGCTCCTTCGGGGATCGGGAGTTGGAATGGGATCTGGAATTTGAAATTGGAATTCGATGTCGTGGCGGCGTCTTGAGGATCGGGGAGCTGGAATTGGATTTGGAATTTGATATTGGAATTCGATGTCGTGTGGATCGGGGAGTTGGAATCGGACTTGGAATTTGAAATTGGAATTCGATGTCGTGGCGGCGTCGGGCATTGTCATCGAGGTTGGCTCCTTCGAGGCTGGACAATCTAAACTAAATTTAAAATTAAAACACGGGGTAGCAACCCGCCATTGTCATCGAGGTTGGCTTCTTCGAGGCTGAACAATCTAAACTAAAATTAAAATTTAATCACGGGGTAGCAACCCGCCATTGTCATCGAGGTTGGCTCCTTCGAGGATCGGGAGTTGGAATCGGACTTGGAATTTGAAATTGGAATTCGATGTCGTGGCGGCGTCTTGAGGATCGGGGAGCTGGAATTGGATTTGGAATTTGATATTGGAATTCGATGTCGTGTGGATCGGGGAGTTGGAATCGGACTTGGAATTTGAAATTGGAATTCGATGTCGTGGCGGCGTCGGGCATTGTCATCGAGGTTGGCTCCTTCGAGGCTGGACAATCTAAACTAAATTTAAAATTAAAACACGGGGTAGCAACCCGCCATTGTCATCGAGGTTGGCTTCTTCGAGGCTGAACAATCTAAACTAAAATTAAAATTTAATCACGGGGTAGCAACCCGCCATTGTCATCGAGGTTGGCTCCTTCGAGGATCGGGAGTTGGAATCGGACTTGGAATTTGAAATTGGAATTCGATGTCGTGGCGGCGTCTGGACAGTGTCATCGAGGTTGGCTCCTTCGAGGCTGAACAATCTAAACTAAAATTAAAATTTAATCACGGGGTAGCAACCCGCCATTGTCATCGAGGTTGGCTCCTTCGAGGATCGGGAGTTGGAATGGGATTTGGAATTTGAAATTGGAATTCGATGTCGTGGCGGCGTCGGGCATTGTCATCGAGGTTGGCTCCTTCGGGGATCGGGAGTTGGAATGGGATCTGGAATTTGAAATTGGAATTCGATGTCGTGGCGGCGTCGGGAGGATCGGGGAGTTGGAATTGGATTTGGAATTTGATACTGGAATTCGATGTCGTGTGGATCGGGGAGTTGGAATCGGACTTGGAATTTGAAATAGGAATTCGATGTCGTGGCGGCGTCTGGACAGTGTCATCGAGGTTGGCTCCTTCGAGGCTGAATAATCTAAAATAAAATTAAAATTTAATCACGAGGTAGCAACCCGCCAGTGTCATCGAGGTTGGCTCCTTCGAGGATCGAGGTTGGCTCCTTCGAGGCTGAACAATCTAAACTAAAATTAAAATTTAATCACGGGGTTGAGGATCGGGGAGTTGGAATCGGAATTGGAATTCTTGAAAATAAATATATAGGATAATAAGAGATTTGCAAATGAGTAGTCCCATACTACACTACCAATTCAACGACTCCGACTTAGGTGCGGATTCATCGGACTCAGGGCTGGACCTCACGAACAATGGTGTGTCGCTGGTGACAGACTCAGAATTGGGACCCGTGGCTAGCTTTTCAAATGGGGATAGCTTAGTTCTATTGTCCTCGTCCTTACCTTTATCCATCACCGGGTCTGGAACGAGGTCGTTCATGCTATGGGTGAAGCGAACCGCGTTTGGTAGTGGAGCGAACCCCGTCATGTGGTATTATGGTGCGAATTCGACAAACAATAGGTTCCTAGGGTTGATCGATAGCGATAGATGGTCATCGGACATTTGGCCCGGTAGGTTGAGCGGAACCACCGATATAGCCTACGATACATGGTACCACGTTGCCACCACGTATAGTGGTGGAGTGACAAAAGTTTATGTAGACGGGACTCTAGAAGGGACTAGGACCGCCACGCTGGACACGTCTTCCAGTAATCTTACGATAGGTAAGAGTGGTACAAATGATACGCAAAATTTTGTGGGGCTGCTATCCAACTTCCGCGTTTACGACACTGAATTATCCGCCACGGAAATATTGGAGGCTTATGAGAACGACTTTGCGACTCTCGATGGAACTCCGTGGTCAACCCTCGTGGATCTTTCTTGGTCTCCTAAATCATTTACCTCCTCGTATAGGATCACCCAGGAAGTCGCGTCGGGAGGGGAAATCACGTCGGTGGATGCCACCACGTCTACTACTTCAATAGTGTACAACCTCACTCCGAGTACGACTTATACATTCCGACTCTATAGATCGACGGACGACGTCAACTACACACTCGATAGGTCCGAAGACGTGACAACACTGGACGATACTCCGGCCAACTCAAATATGTCCATTTTTCTAACCAACGGTGTTTATAATTTCAGCCAGCTCGAAGAAACCACCCAGGAAATTTTGAAGAATCACATCGACGAAATCCTGGTTACGGGGGACAGCATCATCATCGACAATGACGAGTTCGATAACCAGGCGTTCTTCGCGGTGGCAAGGGGGACCACGTCGGAGATACCAGACTCAAAACCTATTTTACTTCTTTTCAACCCTTCTAAGGGGTCGTCACAAAGTGCCACGCTGGAGCTGTCGGACGCGACAAATGTAATCATAACGTACGATGATTCTGTCAATAGCATCGTCGTTGATGGGATAACTAGATTCGTAGGAGAAACGTTCATCCTAGACGGTAAGAAGGTGAGTGTCCACGACGTGTAGGTTGACATCGACAAGCCAATAATAAAAGTAAATATTTATAGAATCTGGGTGATTTAAAATCGCGATTGGGACTCGGGTAGGGTGTACTATTGGGTGAAAGTATACGGTCAAGAATGGTTCCTCTAAGCGCGCCTACCGGGTCACAACACCGCCCCTCACATCCCCACCAAGCCACTCGAACAACTATGGACACCCTGTTTGCTGACACGAGGACTGGTTGGGTCGGGGCGCTGTCCCTGATGAAACTCATCCTCCCATTAGTTCGCCCCCGAATCTCTTCTCCCCATTCTTACCGCCAAGCGCAAAGTTTTGGAAATACTCCCCATGCGAGGTACTTTGGAGATCGACACACCTCTTCTCGATTTCGTTGCAGAGGGTGGTGTCCCCGCCAAGCACACGCATGACAATCTCCGCCGATTGCCTACGAAACTGCTTAGCTGCGTGTCCCGGTAGAAGCCAATTTTTTTCCGCGATTGTCTTCGCGTCCGCCACGGGAGTAATGTTCCCTCTCCCATTTATCTTGATCTTCCTAACTCGTTCAGATAGGTTTTCATCATCACGCATTTTCGAAAATGATGATGAAAACCTATCTGAACGAGTTAAGAAGATCAAGATAAATGGGAGAGGGAACATTACTCCCGTGGCGGACGCGAAGACAATCGCGGAAAAAAATTGGCTTCTACCGGGACACGCAGCTAAGCAGTTTCGTAGGCAATCGGCGGAGATTGTCATGCGTGTGCTTGGCGGGGACACCACCCTCTGCAACGAAATCGAGAAGAGGTGTGTCGATCTCCAAAGTACCTCGCATGGGGAGTATTTCCAAAACTTTGCGCTTGGCGGTAAGAATGGGGAGAAGAGATTCGGGGGCGAACTAATGGAGCACGCGTCGCAAGAAGACTTCGAGAGAAACATCTTCTCTGATGAAACTCATCTTACCATTTGTACACGAATACCCCTTGTACCACCTCACCCGACTCGTTGTCCCGCGTTCTTTTTCTTGCAGAATTCCTCCACGGCCTCAACTTCGGGGCCAATGTCGTGTATATATATTTAATATTTCATATTCTTGGGTCTCCGATTGACGTCACCGATACGTTTGACTGGTGTACTATTGGGTGAAAGTATACGGTTAAGAATGGTTCCTCTAAGCGCGCCTACAGGGTCACACTACCGCCCCCCACATCCTCACCAAGCCACTCGAACCTACATTCGAATACCATGGACTCTTTGTTTGTTGACACGAAAACTGGGTTGGTCGGGGCATCTTCCTTGATGAAACTTATCTTGCCATGTGTCCACGATAATACCTTGCGCCGTCTGATTCGACAAGTGCTCAACAAAGATTCCGCTATCGGTGACAAGACCAGTGGAAAATCAACACGGGTTTTAACCATTGATGAAAGCATATATCTCATCGACAACGTACAATTCCGTGGGAGCGAGGCGTGGCGCGAGGCCAACGGTGATACGTTCAAAGCTGACATGATTAAGCATGTCAAGGCCAGGATGACACCTGCAGTCGCAGACATTGGTGGCAGCGGCCACGTTTCAAACACCGAGACAAGGGCAGCCTCTCTGCAAAAATGGCTACGATCCGTGAACATCCACGACCCTATCCGAGTCGACGAGGAAACGGGACTCGGGTCCCTGCTCGACGTCATCGACACAATCTGCCCAGGGAAGAACGCACAATATGGGCCGCATACTTTGGCAAGAATTTTGGAAGAATCAACATCCTTATCTGAACGAGTGCGGAAGATCAAGATCAACGGGGGAGGGAACATCACTCCCGTGGCGGACGCTGAAACTATCGAGAAAATCATCTGGCTTTTACCGGGACAAAAAGCGAGAGAATTTTGCAAGCATTTGGGTGGAAGCAGCCCGAATGGCCTAGCAGGAAAGAAGAGGTTGGGAGGCAAACTCATGGAGAACGCAAGTCGGGAAGACTACGAATCCTACATCAAAAAGAAGGTTGCCTTCGAGCTTTGTAGACTTGACCACAAGAATGCGGTCCTCGCAGAAGTGATGAAGGGGGTAGGAAAGCCGTAGGTTGTGTCGCACTCCAATGTCATGGGTTTTCCGTTTTGGGTAAGGCGTGGGCCCGCGTAAGGTACTTGTAGAGCGTGAGCGAGTCCAGAATATCGTCCATCGCTCGATGCACCATGGTAGGCTTGGGTTTGTTTTCAATGAGGTCTGGGTGGAACCGCTTGGCGGTTTCCAGAAGAGATGTAACATCGACATTTTTATGACTCAAGTACTTTCGCAGCACGGGGAAGTGTTTCTCGATGATCCGGCGATCGAAATACACGGTGCTCCCGGCGAGGAGTCCCTGGCTCCTCCTTGTCCCGGTGAAGTTCTGGACTTGGCAGGATATATCGTACGGCGACAGCTTCATCCCGTTCGCGCCGGAGGTTCTGTCGAAAAAAGTCCGCGACTTGTGGGCGGGGCGTCCTCGACCGATCTCGTGGGTGGAGTAGTATTCAAAAAAATTGAGCATGAGGTGTGTCGCGTCGGTGATGGAGGTGTTCGAGTAGTGGCAGTCGTCGAACAGTCCGTTTCCCCCGTACGACCGTGAACAGAACTTTTCCTTACACCAGTTCGAGCTCTTCAGCATGAGGATGTTGATTGGGTGGTGTATGACGACGTGGAGAGAGTCCCATACATTGAGTCCCGAGTCTGTCACGACGATCGCGATCTCCAAGACATCGGATGTCGAAAAATCCAGACTTGAGGTTTCGATGTCTATCCAGAACCAAGGATTGTTCCGATCGTATCCCCGGTTAAAAACTTTTTTAGTTCGTCCATAGTGAGCTTCCGCCATCTTGTCCTGTTATCACATAAAAACCATGGTAAAAATGGCGAAAAAGAGGAAGCGATTCCCGCAGTATACATGCCCGATCAGCCTGGACCGAGTGTCTTGCGGGAACATGTACATCCACGACGATCAAGTATTTTCCAAATCCGACTTGGTGTCGTACCTGAAGTGTTCGGGTAAGTTTGAAAACCCCGTCACTCGTTCGAAATTGTCGTCCCTCGACGTAGAAATACTGGGGGACCCCGATCTCTCGGAAATGTACGACTCTTCCCACGCGTACCTGAAGAGAAGCCAGGAAGATTCGAGTTTATTTTTTTTCCTGGAATCGGAGGTGCAAGACCTCCTGGTTCAGGGGGACATCCAGGCCTTCAAAGAGGCCTGTGCGAAAATGGTGCAGCTGGATCCCGCGAGGGCGATCTGTGTGAAAAAATTCTTAAACATGTCCAACACTTCCCCCGGAGCCCGAGCCATCGTGGAGGATGCTTTCGACTATGACATCAACTGAACTCTACGAGGAACTTCCCTGAAAAAACCCTCGCGGTCGGCGCTTTTTTGCGGTGTCTTTTCTTCTGGCTTACTCGGTCCGCGACGCGCTTCATGTCGTCTTCTACGACGGCCTTGTTCAGATGCATGAACTCTTCCAGCTTGTTTTTCAAAAACCACCTGAAGAAGTTCAACTGCCCCAGCGTAGACTTCCTCGTCTTCTTTCCGAAAAGGGTAATTGTGACCCGCTTACGTCTTGCGAACGGGTCCATGTTTTTCTTGTTGTAGGCCGATAGATACTTCTGGTAGTCCCTGTACAGATCTGTTGGGGGTCCGTCCCGTCTGTGGAGCATGACGGGTGTCGTCTTGCAGTAGTTTGTGACGAGCCAGTCGATGACCCGTAGGCTGAGCCCGTTGTTTCGCTCCACAATTTCCAGGAATCCCGACACGCGCTTTGAGTTCGTGTTGTACCATCGTAGCACGGACAGCAGCAGAAGCTGGTCCGAATCAGACAAATCAGCAGACTTGGTGCACCCTAAGAAAGGGCCGTCCATGGCCTCGAATGCGGTGCTGTTTCTCAGCTAAATACGATTGTGGTCGAGGTTTTTTGGGATCAGTCCTTCACCGGAGCGATCACGAACCTGAGCGTTCCGATCGACAATTCGTAGCGCAATATTAAAGGAAAGTCCGTTTTAAGAAATAGTTCGACGTTGGCCTCCACTCCAACTCTCCCGAATTTCTCGAGGTACCGGACCACGAACTTCCCTTCGATGTCCCCGACGTCCTCGCTGAATTTCCAGTTGAGTCCCGACGCCGTGGGGTGAATCGTTATGTGGCTCGAGGCCATCTCCCCCTCGGCGATAAATTCGAGTGTGGACCGTGTACCCCTCACGGTCACGAAATTGCTGACGGCGACCATCTCCCTCACGTGCTTGGACAGCTCTGAGCTGGGCATGGATACGACTCTGTCGTACTCCACGTTGGGTATGCTTATTTCGACCTCGTCCAGGTCCAGCAGTTTCATGCTGCTCACGGTCCTCGTTCTTCTGTCACTGTTGTACAGCTCGATGTTCATGGCGTGCGGGTTGTCCTCGTAAATCCTCCACTCCATGTAGTCTCCGGATGACAAGGACCTGATCATCCGGTACAGGAATGCCATGTTCATCCCTGCCGTCACAGTGCCCTTGACGTAAAAGTATTCGACGGAGTTCACTACCAGGTGGACCATGGCCACTCTCCCCGGATCTATGGACACCAGCCGGATGCCCTTGTTTTCGATGAATTCCATGTTGACGTCGGTCAGCAGTTCTTTCAGACATTCGCACAGGCTCTTGAACTGGGCGCACTGTGACGTGCGCATGAGAAAAATAAGTTTCCTGTCTTCGTGCATGGGTTGCTGTACCGGGTTTTTCACAGAGAGGGTGTCTTCCATCGTTTCTGCGTGCCCCACATCTACTGGAATTTTCGACGACATTGCTTGGTTTTCTGGTCGTGTGAAAACAAAATATATGAAAACATTCGCGTTCGACGGGCCTGGATATTCTGGACCGTTCTGTATCGTGATTGGAAACGTTTGTCGCGTACATATATCTTGAGAGTGTGACAATGAACGGGGGAGCCGAACACCCGTCACACGCTAAGATTTTCGACATCTTCCGTCAAGGAGGTAGTGATCATAACGTGGACTGGGTGAAGGCACAGGTCTACGGTGAAAAATTCGTCCCCGAGGCGTTCCCTCCGGATGCGGGCTCCTTCCGAGACGTTCTGCGTAGGTTGGGATTGGTTCCAGGTGTGTAATTATTTTGTTTTTGGGAGTCAGGTTACGATACGATACGATGTCTCAGCGCGCTGCTGTCGAACGAGAATTGCGGAAACTTCCGACTTCATTTTCTTCCGCTGAAATACGAGCAATGTGTAACGATCTTAAAGCAGACGTTGGGTTGGGGTTGCTCTCCGAGTCGCGCCTGTACGCGAAGCACAAGGTTTTAGCCTACGCTTACCCGAGCCTGTTTTTCAAGATAGTTCGCGGAGAGTTCGATTTACATATTTTTGAATCTTTACTTAAAATAAAGAGTTCCCTGGATCGTGGTGAAATTACAGACGAACGTGCGAAGCAGCTTGTTGTTCTCGGTGCGAAAGAGCAGCTTGCTTCGGGGTCCGCAAAAAAGATGAAACCAAAATCCGACTCTTCCACGTCTGGGGAACTCACCTTCGAGTGTGTGGTTGATGAAAAGGGCGATTTCAAAATGACAGGTGGTCAGTTGCCCGAGTCCCACAACTCCACGCGGGCGTCACGTGTCGGTGAGACGTTTGTTGGCCTCTCCCCAGACGGGGTCGTCCCTGAATGGTAGCATTCTTTTGACCCCGTCGTTTGAGCGCGGTCCCGTGTCTGCGAATACTCTACCGTTTTCGTGAAGCAAGCTGTGACCCGATCTTTCTAGAATCAAACCCAACACAAGCGCCTCTGCCCTGCTGAAGAGCGATAGTTGTAGAGTGACAATTCCTTGCGAGTCTATCTTTTTAACCTCTATGGCCTTTCTGGCCGCCGATCCTGTCGTGATCTCGAAGACCCCTCCCTTGTCCACCCTGAGGCTTTTGAAGTAGTCTCCCACGTTCGTAGCGAGTTCCGCGTGATCGCTTGCTTCGTACAGCCTTCGTCTAGAAATAAAGGATATCTCGAACTGTACCATCGGCTCTGTGCTTTCACACCACGCGTGATTCCACGCCCTCCACTTGGTGATCCAGTCAGTATAGAGCTGTAAATCCGACGTCGAATTCATTTGTACAGCAGTAACTCTACACCCGATATTTTTATATAGTTGGGAATCACAGGTGTGAGAAATGGAGGACTCGCGCAACTATGAGAAGGTCTTGTGCTTGATAGCGGGTGGGTTTGTAGAACAAGGGTCCCAGTGTGTGGTCGTTGTCGAGGGTTCGGACAAGCCCGAAGAGTTGCAGATGTCAATCGTGAAGTCAATCACGCCAGACGATGACCCTGACGTTCTGATGAAGAAGTTGGCCTCTGAATCAAAGATACCCCTGTCAAAAATATCCGTCGCTGTGTATGCGATTTGCGGTGGTATTCGCGGTGACACTGGAGATCCCACTTCCCGTGTTTGATGGTACAGGTGTTCAACAAGAAAACATGCCGAAGAAACGTCCTCCACCGTTCAAGCGTCGCGACGACATGGCCACCTATTTGCGGCGCTGTAAACGGACGCAACGGATTTTGGAGAAGATGGCCAGGGATTGGAATCCCTCCACATGGGATGCTATATGTAAAAAACTCAACACCAATAGTTCTGACGACGAGAACGTGGACGTCGTACACACATTGAGCAACCGTCCATACTCGGACAAGTTTATGTGCGACAGTAGTGACGAGGAGTCTGTCCGGGAAGAACGGGATGAGGAAGGTGGCGGGGAAAACGAGAAGGATGTTTTAGAGGTGGAGAAGGAGGTGGACTCGGTCGGGGGAGAAGAGGGGGACGAGATCGAAGACGGGGAGGTTGAGGAGGAGGAGGTGGACTCGGTCGGGGAAGAAGAGGGGGACGAGATCGAAGACGGGGAGGTTGAGGAGGAGGAGGTGGACTCGGTCGGGGGAGAAGAGGGAAAAGAGAAGGGAACCTCGAACGAAAAAGCTGGCGAGATAGAAGACGGGGATGTTGAGGAGGAGAAGGTGGGCTCGGTCGTGGGCGAAGAGGGGGGAGAGAAGGAGGGTGGTGAAGGAGGAGACAGGGAAGAGGAGAAGGTGGGGAAAGATGGTGGAGAGGTTAAAACACCGTGGCGTGTTGATTTTAATAATAAATGGTTTTTTGATGAATAAATTGTCTTGATTGTGTAGTACATTTCGTCATGTCCGAAACCAGTCCATTTTTGTTCGGTTTTGTAGATACCAGTTCACTTGGTTGTATGAGCTGCGGGGACGTTGTCCACGGCGAGGTAGTCAATATCGGCGATCTGGTGTGTTCCAGTTTTTCGTACGACGAAGAGAGTGGTGAGGCCAGAGAGGTTTCGAGGGATGACGTAATTGTCGATTCTTCTTCGGGTTCGGTTAGTTTCCGATCCAGCGTGCGTTCGAAGAATTCCACGATGCAGCCGGTGCTGATCTCTGCGTCCTCACAGAGTTGTGTCAAGTCATCAACAGATAACGAACTTTTCACGACGCTAACTTTGGATGGGGGGATTTCATGGGATTCGTCGACCGCCTGCCTGTACTTGTCGGCAGACAAGCTTTTTCGATTTCGGTTTGCCGAATCCGATGGGGTCAACCCGTCGAGGCTCATTTTAGAGGCGCTTGGTTCAGAAAACGGTGGGGGTACGTACCTCCCCAAGGCCGAGTTCACTTCGGAATAAATTTAGTCAAGTTCGCTTTTCTGTACTACCAGGTTTCCCTTCTTACTGCTTACGTTTTCGACCTTTTCCTTTTTGTCGTTGAGGTACCTCTGTTTTTCCGTCATAAACCATCGATCGTGGTACTCCCACAGTTGTGAACACCCGAACTTGAAGTTCCTCGAGTACTTGGCTTTGAACCAGAAGCAAACATCGGTTGTCATGGTGCTGGGCTTGGTGTTGTCAAGCACGAGGCACTGGTAGTCCTGCGTACAGGCTTCGAGGACCGTCTGGAAGTCTTTTTTTTTTTCAAACGTTCCGAAGTACGTTTCGTGCAGATTTTTGATGGAGGACATGTTGTTCTGTTTCAAAACGTAAACATAGTCGGCATTTGTCCGGAGGTCCTGTCCCACGTCCATACAGTACTGGCACGCGACGACCAGGTATATTTGGTGGTGTCTCCCGTTCATGAAAATCTGCCGTATGATTTCGGACTTGAGTATGTTTTTTTTGTAACCCACGTCGTCTAGAACAATGGCGATCCGACTGTCGAGGTCTTCGCTGGCTTCACCCAGCTGCTTTTGCATCGCTGTCTCTTTCTGAGAGTCCACGATTTCGTTGAGCTTGTTCTCGACGTCGCTATCGTCGTAGATGAAGAGTCCCGGTACAAACTCTTTGTAGAAGCCGTTTGATTCTTCCGTGCCGCTGAAAACACACATTCGCGGAACTTTCTTTTTGTGCAGGTGGTACAAGATGTCCTTGATGAGCGTGCTCTTCCCCGTGTGTTTTTTTCCGATCACGACGGCGTTAAAAAATGTCGAACAGGCCGTCCTCGGGTTGAAGGCGGAGAGCTTGATCGTTTTCTCAGCCATGTGTGACAATGTGTAACAATGTGTTTTAAACATTTTATCCTCTTCGCGTCAAACCCACTCGCACATCGGCACGATGAGGGGTCCTCGGCTGAGGCGCCTCAAGCGTCGATCCCGAGTGCATTCGGGCGAGAAATATGAAAAATCAGCGACCGCCATACAGCGCTGCTTTCAGACGTATTTGGCCAAAAGGTATGCCAAGCTTTGTCGTAATTATAACGATGTGGAGTGTATCACGCTCGAGCCAGTCAGTTTGATCCCTCGAGACGTGTTGATTGTCATCGGAGGCGTCGGTTTCGATTGCCGGAACCTTCTCCAGTGGCTCATGACCTCTAACCTGAACCCCTTGACAAGGGACGTCCTTCCGCGCGACACGCGTCTCGTTTGTCTGAGAAAGCTACACGTGTTTATATCTCGCCGAGAACCCCGCGGGTTTCGCCGTCGGCGTCGCCAAACTCGGGAAAATAAGTTGAGGGCGCTGGGGGGTTGAAAATAAAAATTAAAATTAAAATTAAAATACTTTGGCCTCTAGCCACTTCTCAGTCGCAAACCACATCATGGACGGGGACGGAGACATCTTGAGGCACCGGGTGGTCGAGTTCGTGGACAAGGAGAACCCTTGTCCGAGCCTGGTGGCGTTCTGTGGATGTTATTCTCCGACATGGCATGCTACAGATCTACCGACGAGGTACGTGGCGGATCTCATGCACGAGTACACTACCGAGGACGATTCTGAGGCTCCGGTCGTGGCCCTTCTTTCGGTGGGCAAGACCTTTCTGCGAAGGCTGATCTGCCGAGCCGCGGTGTGTGGGGACGTCTTCAAGGCCTGCGAGGGTAACCCTTGCGTTGCTCAACCGGTTTTGCCCCCGTACTTGTCTCCCAAGCGTATCCCCGACATGTACGAAACCCTTCGGACTCTCTCTGGCGACGCTCTGAACCTGGACAAGGTCTTCACCGTTCTGGACATGTACATGAGGACAATCCTGCGTGACTCCGTCCGAACGGCTTTGGTGAAGGGCAGCTTCGACGCAGAGTGTGTTGCGTTCGCCGTCAGGCACGACATGGCTTCGTTCTCGAGGGTGAAGTTGGTGCTTCAGCGGCGCGAGGCCATAATTTCACAGAGTTTCATGGAACTATAGATTTCTACACTGTCCCGTTTTTTGGTTGCGGTACTGGTGAGATGCACATGGGTTCCGACAACGGCCCGTCGCCGGGCTGCGTTCTTGGTGGTCGGCACATTTATACCTGCACCTGCCCGTTGCCGGGTTCACTTCCTGGTAGATGTTGCACCCTCCCGTCACTTCAGGAATTGGTTTCGATGGCTTGGAGACCTTGGGTTTCGATGGTTTGACCTCCTTTTCACCCTCCTTGTCCGCGAGGTGTTCGTAGTAGTAGTGGTGCTCTTCTCTCGGGAACGACGGGTCGTACATGTAAGGAGGGTAGTAGTAAACAGGATCGGCTGGGTACGTGTACGGATACGAATTTTCGGTAGGTGGATCGGGGGGACCCGGGAGGTTCCTTTCCCTCACCCAGACCCAGCTGCGGTCCGCCCTCATCCGGCTCGTATACGCGAGACCGTTCTGGCCTTTGTACGTCTTGTTCTGGTGAGTCAATGCCGAAGGATCGACCTGTGGCACGTTGACGTCCGACGGATCGTAGACGTATTGATTTGCTGGAGTTGTCGTGTTCTTGTTCATATTTTACTTCATATAGGTCAACATAATATTTTCAGAATTAACCGGAAAAACAAGCATTGTCGAATCCTGAGGAGAAATTATCCAAACCTTGGGAGAGCGGGTTCCTTGACCTAACGCGTGCTCTCAAGTCTCCGAGAGTACCAACTCTCCCCGCGGGACTTAAGTGTCCTTGATGACTTTCCTTGCTATGTTTCTGCCGCCATCGCATCAGGATGTCTCGAGATTCGCTGTCCTTTTCATTCAGAAGAACACCTGTTGGAAACGAGTAAGATTGTGCCACGTGCTTGATCAGATCTTCCTTCAAGTATTCAATATCTTGTGAATTCCACTTTAGTAATTTATATTCGTCGACAGTTGATAGGGCGTCTACAAGGCTTATTACACGTACGCCAAGCACGGGGGTGATACGTCTTTCGAATCGTGTACGGATTTTTGTGAACGTCCTAAATTCATCATTGGATAAAGTCTTCACCAGTAGGGACGCGATACCGACCTCTCCTGTACCCGGTTCAACGAAAACCGATCTCAGTGTGTGTGTCGGATGATCATGTGATCTCCGTCGCGGTGGTGGTCTATTAAAAAGAGAACGATACCTAACCTGTGGAGTTTCACCATCATCGCCTTCACTGGCAGTTCGGTGGTCAGGAGATAAACTACCCGAAGAAAAGTTTTCTGCATCGACACTTGATTCCGGAGTTGAATTGCCCGATCCTGCACCGACACTTGATTCCGGAGCTGAACCCTCTTGGGAGTCCAAGTCTGAACTTTCGTGGCCTGGTGTAAATTCAATTCGTGGGCTTCGCGTCGGACTTTCATTGCCATGTTCCCGCTGCCATTTCACCAGGATGTCTCGAGATTCACTGTCCTTTTTTTCCAGATCACCTGTTGGAAACGAGTAAGATTGTGCCACGTGCTCGATCAGATCTTCCTTCAAGCATTCAATATTTTGTGAATTCCAACCTAGTAATATATATTCGTCGACAGTTGATAGGGCGTCTACAAGGCTTAGTACACGTACGCCAAGCACGGGGGTGGGACGTGTTTCGAATCGTGTACGGATTTTGTCGAATGCCCTAAATTCATCATTGGATAAAGTCTCCACCAGTAGGGACGTGATACCGACCTCTCCTGTACCTGGTTCAACGAAAACCATCATCAGTGTGTGTGTCGGACGATCATGCCATCTCCGTAGCGGTGGTGGTCTATTTAAAAGAGAACCATACCTAACCTGTGGAGTTTCATCATCATCACTTATATCTTTATCACTTTCGCCTTCACTACCCGAATAAAAGTTTCCTGCATCGACACTTGATTCCGGAGTTGAATTACCCGATCCTGCACCAACACTTGATTCCGGAGCTGAACCCTCTTGGTAGTCCAAGTCTGAATTTTCGTGGCCTGGGGTAAATTCAATTCGTGGGCTTCGCGTCGGACTTTCATTGCCATGTTCCTCCCGCCATTTCATCAGCATGTCTCGAGATTCTCTGTCCTTTTCATTCAGAAGATCACCTGTTGGAAACAAGTAATATTGTGCCACGTGCTCGACCAGATCTTCCTTGAATTGTTCGACATTTTGAAAATCCCCCTGGCCTTGTTCTAGTGATTTTATATCGTCGATAGCTGATAGAGCGTCTACAAGGCTTAGAATTCTTGAACCCTTGATGAGACGTTTGTCTTTACCCCGTCGGATTTCGTAAAACGCACTCCATTCACTTCTGGGTAAAGTGGCCCACAGTAGAGAAGTTAGACCGACCGCTCCTGTATACGGGTCAACGAAGACATTCTTCGGTGTGTATGACATAGTAGATGAATTACCCGAAGTAAACTGTTCTGCTCCAACACTTGGTTCCGAAGCTGCACGTTGACCTCTTGGTTTGTCAAAACGTAAAAGTTCACCTACTGCCCCTACACTGGCAGTACGGGATACGTCGTGCGGAGTTTTCGAGGCTTCTTCTTGGGGGGACGGATTGCTTGAGTTGGCGAAATTTGGACTCGTTCCACCAAAACTGGGTTGTTCTGGGCTAAAGTTTTGTTTCGAGGTCGGATTGCTCGAGTTGGAAAATAATGGACTAAACTCCGTGTTTTGGGGGGTCGGAGTTTTCGAGGCTTCTTCTCGGGGGGACGGATTGCTTGAGTTGGCGAAAATTGGACTCGTTCCACCAAAACTGGGTTGTCCTGAACTAAAGTTTTCTTCCAGGTTTTCGGGGACCTCTCCCGAGGGGAAAAGATCTCGGCGGACATCAATGGACGCAGGGGTGTCGCCATGTTCCCGAGGGACACGTAACCGAGTGTTATTGAGTACATCGCCCGTACCATACATACCGGAGTTGCTCGACTCAATCGGCCTTGGTGCTGAGTTGGGTGTAACGTCTTGGGATTTTTTTGCGGGAGTAGGTTTGCGACCAGCGGTCATCATTGCTACATATGCTTCCTTGGTACGTGGAATACCTGTCGGGTACGAATCTTCGGTTGCTTTTATCATTCTTGTTGCTTCCGATGCTGTGGCACTTCGAATTAAGGGGTTCTTTGGTTTTCTTTTGCTTTCATCGTGGTAAATATCCGTGGGTATCCAGCCATATCTGTCCCCATATGGGAGTATGGGCGCACTGATGTAATTCCTTTTATCATCTCCTGTCTTGATCAGTCCCGGACACTTTTGTGGGTTAAACCCGACCGGGAATGCGTTTGCCCACTCATCATTTGGTTTACATTCTGCAATTTTGGATTGCTGGTTCCACACAAACTCTTTGTTTTTCGGATTCCTATTTTTTTTTTGGGACGTGTAGAAGTGAGTTTTACCGTGACGTGTACGTCCTCTGCATTTTTTTGCATTAAAATCGGGGAGAACGTTGCTTCTCATCGCCCTTGTTTTATTTTCTAAGCATTCCTTATTTTGGGTTGCTATTGTGTGGTTTGGAGGTGGGTTGTTGATCGCCCATTTCTTCGCCGCATCTGTGTTTCTTTCAACCATTGCTTCGACCCTATGAATCGTGAAACATAAAAAATAGTCTAAATACGTTTGTCGGGCCACCCGGAAAAACAAGCGTTCTTCATTGATTCGGTCACGATCGGTTGATTCGGATCGTCGTAGCCGGACACGTGTTCGCGACGCACCCGCCTCTCGTCAAGCATTGTGTAAGTCGATATGTCCTCTTCACACACAAGACTATCTGGTCGTGGAAACGTGTAACGTTGTTCCACGTGCTTTATTAGATCCTCCTCGAATTGAGTACCATATTTTGATCTCCATTCGGCGTGTCCCGGGAACTCCATGTTGTTAACGAGGTATATAGCGTTCGGGAGAGGTAGGGCGCATATTACATCCCCGGTACTCTCGTCGATGATGTCATGGTCTGTGAAAAGCTTCCGGCTATAGCTGAGCCAGGTGCACCCACTTAATGGTAGAATGGTTTGCAGCAGGGACACTACCCCGACCGCTCCAGTGTCCGGGTCCACGACAACGTCCTCCATTTTTCGAAGGGCTTTTGGTTCGACCATAGAGCGTCGGTACATCAAATCTTTTTCGGAGGGTATTCCTTCTTCACCCGGCGTGTAAAGACCTGAACTAAAAATGTATTCTTGGACTTCATTTCTTCGAATGCCAGGTAATCTTTCCCGTAAAAAAGCTTGTCGGGAAGCCTTGTCGAGGGATTCGGAATTTTTGTTGAATTTTTCAATCGTTCGTGGTTTTCCAGTTGGGTATAGACTTTCATTCAAAGATACCTGGAATTTCGCAGTTTCTTCATCCATCGACCGACTCCCGACAGCAAGACAAGGATACTTATTTTCCTCTAAAAATGTATTGACTGGCTTCCAGGCATACCTGTCACCGTATCGAAATATTGGCGTACTCATGTAGTGTACCCCATCCTGTCCTATCTTGATATGTCCCGGACACCGCATCGGGTCATAAGCGACCGGGTGAGCATCGGCCCATTCCTCGGTCTCCGCGCAAGGCTTTATTGGGTCCTCTTTCTTCCAGATATAAGTTTGGCCGGGTAGGAATGCAAGGCCAGACCTGTAGAAATTATCCGAACCGTGGCGAACTCGTTCCCTGCAGTCGTTCGCATCATAATTTGGCAGTCGTCCATTTGCCGATGGTCCACCTATATTTTCTGAGCAATTCTTGTTGGCGAGTACCTTTTCATTGTTGGGAGCTTCAAGAATTGACGTCCAGAGAAAATCACCTCTTTTCTTGTCGAGGTTATACATGACATCATATCGTCAAACATTATAAACGATCCGAAAGCGTCTGGGGAGAGGTACCCATCTTGGTCAATACGAAACCAGTCAGTCGGTATGACGCTCAAGCTTTTTTTACACGATGCGCGGATCGACAACGTCGCAAGTCCTTCTGGTTCGTCCTCGATCCGGGATACCACGTTGGTACAGATCTTCGCGGTGGCTGAAGACGGGCGGCCCACCTACGTTCAAGTCAAAAACTTTCGCCCCTGGTTTTACGTCGACCTGAACGAGTTTTTCACCTTCGCACAGTTCAAGTCTGTTGTGGCCGAACAGTACTGGGCCCGGAACGTCGTGTCGTGTGAGCTCGTGGCGCGCAAGAGATTCATCGGGTTTGCGGATGGGAAGAGCTTCGACTACGTGCTGATGACCTTCACCGGGCTCATCCCAATGTATTGTTCGCGGAAGTACCTCAGAACATTGAAGGTCCATCTCCACGAGGATTCGGTCGACCCCTTGCTCAAGTTCTTCCACTCCTCCGGGATCAAGCCCTCCTCCTACTTCGAGATGGACGGTTTTGTTGTCTGGAACGGCCAGGGCAAGACCCATTGCTCTCGGGAATACTACGTCGCGGTGCAGAACCTGCGACCCTCGGCGGACTCGGGTTCGCCCCCACCGATACCCATGTGTTCGTACGACATCGAGTCTTCCGGGCTGGACCCGGCCTCCGACTACGTATTCCAGGTGTCGCTGTGTTTCGGATTTCTCGGCGAAGATCTGGACAGTCGATCCGCCATCTCCGACAGCTTTGTCATCTGTGTCGGGGACGTCGAGTCTGTCGAGGGCACCCCGATTCTATGTGTCCAAAACGAGCTGCAACTTTTGAAAAAGTTCAGGGAGATTGTCGTCGAGAGACAAGTATGCATCCTCGTCGGCTACAACAGCTACCAATTCGACGGGCAGTTCCTGTACAAGCGCGCCGTCGACACGTACAACTACCAGGACTTCTGCAAGATCGGCTTTCTTCGAAACGACAAGGCGTCCCTCAAGACCAAGGTTCTCGAATCGTCGGCGTTGGGGAAGAACGAGCTGTCTCAGTTCGTCATCCCGGGCCGTGTAGAATTTGACGCCCTGATGACCGTGAGACGGAACCACAAGCTCGGGTCCTACAAGCTCGACTCCGTCTGCAGGCACTTCTTCGGGGGTAAGAAGGACGACGTATCGTACGAATACATCCTGTCCGCCTGCGAGTCCAAGGATCCCAAAAAGCTCGGCGTCATCGCCAAGTACTGTCTCCAGGACGCTTGGCTCACGCTGCGCTTAGTGTCGAGCCTCAAAGACGTGTACAATGGGCTAGAGATGTCGAAGCTGTGTGTCGTCCCGCTGAGCTACATCGAGTCCAGGGGTCAGCAGATCAAGTGTCTCTCGCTGATCCTAGACAGGGTCCATGGGGAGTTTGTGTGCAACAAGGCTTCGCGTGTTTTGCCGGGTGGTGTCAAGTTCCAGGGGGCCACGGTCATAGACGCTACGAAAGGGTTCCACAACAAAGACCCCGTCGTCTGCCTCGACTTTGCTTCTCTCTACCCGTCCATCATTCGTTGGAAAAACCTGTGCTACACCACCTACTTGGACTCGGATGAATTCGCGAACATCCCTGGCGTCCATTACGAAAGGTTCGAGATTTCGCCGGGGGTCTATGAGACGTTCGCGACGCGCCCCGGGCACAAGGGGATACTGTCCGCCATCGAGGAAGACCTGGGCGAGGCGAGAAGGCAAACCAAGGCTGCGATGAAGGTGGAAAAGGACAGCAAGAAACTGCAGCTCCTGAACTCGAAACAGTTGGCGCAGAAAGTCACCATGAACTCGCTCTACGGTTTCTGCGGCACCGTCAACGGTTGCTTGCCCCTGGTTGCCATCGCCGCGGCTGTCACCTGTACTGGAAGGTCCATGATCAAAACGACCGCCGACTTCATTCGCACGGAAATGGGGGGCACCGTCATCTACGGGGACACGGACTCCGTCATGTGCACGTTCCCCGCGCCACAGACCGTCCGCGGCCAGGGCAAACGTGCCCTGTTGGGACACGCGTACGCCATGGGGCTGTCCGCGGAAGAGAAGTCTCTGAGTCTCTTCGGTCACCCGGTGAAGTTGGAGTATGAGAAGATATATTTCCCTTTCCTGCTCATCTCCAAGAAGAGGTACGCGTGCATGTCTTACGATCGCCCGGACAGCGAGCCCAAGATGTCCACCTCCGGTCTGGTCACGGTACGCAGGGACAACGCGAAGGTCGTGCGTGACTGTGCGAATGGGGTAATCTCCATACTCATGGAAGGTCGCGGACAGGGTGATGTCGTTGAGTACGTCAAGACGGTATTATCTAAGTTGGAAAATTCCGAGATCGGTGTGGAAGACCTGACTATCTCCAACGAGTTGAAGAAACATCCGGACCAGTACGCCACTCCCTCCGCCCACTCCGTTCTCGCCGGAAAGCTCAACGCTCGGGCCAAGAACCAAAAGCTCTACCGAGAGATCGTGAGACCCGTCGTCGAGCAGGGGGGTGTCCCGAGTCTTGGCACAGCGTACGGGGTCTTGGAAGGCGTCCGCCGGAAGTTCTCCTTCGATCAGCGCCGGGATGTGTCCTACGAGGAGTTCTTGAGGGACCTTGCAAACGGTCGTGTCGCGGAAAAACTCAAAGGGTCCGCCCCACGAGTCTCGGAGTGCGAGTCACTTGTCGGGTCGACCGAGGCCAAGCTCATCCAGGAGGGGATTCGGACGGAGAAGATCTTGAACGATATGTACCGGGAGTTCTCCGTGTTCGACCGCATGTACTGGGAAGCCCAGAGCCTCGGGTCCAGGGTACCCTACGTCATCGTACGTGGGAATGGTTCGGTCAACGAAAGGTCGGAAGATCCAAGATTCGTAGAAATGGCGGACCACCTCCGCATCGACACCAAATACTACATCGACCAGCAGTTGAAAAATCCGATTCTCGGCATCGTGGAAGCCTTCCCCGATGGCCGTGCCAGCCTAGAGAGAGTGTTCCGAGAGTTTTCGAGGAGGGCGGACAACGCCAACAAGGGTAGGAGGGAGATCACCTCGTTTTTCGAGAGGTCGGTGCGGTCCAAAGTGTAGTTTTTATCTTTTGCAGGGTAGTAGAGGAGCCAAGTCATGAAGGTGACCGAGCATCGTTTTCGCGAGTTGTCGGGGGAGGTTCGTGAACCCATGTGCCACGAAGATTCGGAATTCGATCGGTTTATCTTATTTAATCAAAAGAGTGAGTTTGAGTACGCCGACGTGTATGCGCTCTACAAGAAAGAGATCGCTTGTTTCTGGACCGTCGAGGAAATGGACCTTTCCGAAGACGTCGAGTGCTGGGACAAGTCTTCCAGCGACGAACAGCACTTCATTATTCACATCCTGGCTTTCTTTGCGAGTCTCGACCAGATAGTGATGGAAAACGTTTCCGTGAACTTCGGTGATGAGATCGTGATCCCACAAGTACGAAGCCATTTCGCCATCCAGAACGCCATCGAATCCATTCACGGCGAGGCGTACAGCATCTTGATTCAGACCTACGTCAAAAATTCACAACAACAGTCCAAGATACTTCGATCCGTCCAGGAAATGCCAATTATTCGCAAAAAAGCTCAGTGGGTCACGTCGTGGATGGACCCCGAGACTTGCTCCCTCGCCGAGAGGCTGGTGGCATTCACCTGTGTCGAAGGAGTGCAGTTCAGCGGGGCCTTCTGTGCCATCTATTGGCTCAAGAAACAGGGAAGGTTCAGAGGACTGTGCTTTGCCAACTCCCTTATCGCCAGAGACGAGGGGCTTCACGCGGAGGGGTCTGTCATGATCTACAATCATTTGAAACACAGGCTTCCCGTAGCGGTCGTTCACGATATATTTGGGCAAGCTACGACGATCGAAAAGGAATTCATTCGAGAGGCTCTCCCCGTATCCCTGATCGGGATCAACGCGGGCACCATGTCGACTTACATTGAGTATATCTCGGACTTTTGGTTGGAAAAACTGGGGTACCCGAAGCTGTTTAACTCCAAGAACCCTTTCGAATGGATGACCATGATCGGGATGGAGGGAAAGTCCAATTTTTTCGAGGGAAGGGTGGCGGAGTATTCCAAAGCGGGTTCAATGACCAGTGAGGCGGACCGCAAGTTCACAACCGACGCGGCATTTTGATTTCTTGCTCCAAATGTTTCAAATATTTTACCCCACAGCACCACAACACAATGGATCTCATCGTCAACACGGTCGCTTCTTACGCCGACGGTCGCGCCTGCGCCATCGTCAACTGCTACGAGCCGACCGAGGTCAACGAGGTCGCATCGTCGGCGCTGCACGAACTTCCGAACGACAGGCGAGGGTGCAGGGCTGTCAGCGTCCACGGCAACATCGATGAGATCCTCGGGCTTCCCGTTCGCTTCGTCATGTGTGACTCCTGCAAAGCTGTGACCGCCAGCTTGGGTACCACGAGGAAATCGACCCAGGTCGTGTTCTCCAAGGACGATCCTTGCGCGCGACTCTTGTCCACGATCCTCGACCCTGCCAACGCTAACTGGGACCGGCCCAACGAGAAACCGTGTCGTATGGTTGGCATCGTCAGTGTCTACGGTTCTCAACTCCTATCTCGCTACGGAGGAACGTGTGTGCTGTGCAAGGCATAAACAAAAATTTCAACCCAGGTGTTTTTTAAACACCACTCAACTCCAAGAAAAATATGAACCGGATATATTGGTCTCGCGAGAGCACCCACTCCGTCTCACAACTCTACATTTACAGCCATGTACGTTATCAAGCGATCCCAGCGTCGCGAAAATGTCATGTTCGACAAGATCACTACCAGGGTGCGCAAACTTTGCGAGGGTCTGGACTCTGACTTCGTGGATCCCGTCGAGGTCACCATGAGAGTGAATCAGGGAATATATGCCGGGGTCACAACTGTCGAGCTCGATCTTCTGGCCGCGGAGACTTGTGCCTTCATGAGTACGAATCACCCGGACTACTCCATTTTGGCTGCTCGAATCTGCCTGAGCAACCTCTATAAAGAAACCGAATCTTGCTACAAGACCCTTGTTCAAAAAATGCGAGAATACGTCAACCCTGAGACTTCCCAACACGCTCCCCTTGTCTCGGAGGAGCTGGCCTCGGTCGTTGCCAACAACAGCAAGGTCATCCAGGAGGCCCTGGACGAAGTATTGGAAAATTACGATTACTTTGCCTTCAAAACTCTGGAGAAGTCGTACCTCCTCAAGATGGATGGCAGGGTTTCCGAGCGACCGCACCAGCTGCTGATGCGCGTCGCCATCGGGATTCACGGCCACGACATGCCGAATGTTTTGCGGGCTTTCAGAGACATGCGGGACAAGAGGTATACCATGGCCACCCCGACCCTGTTCAACGCGGGGACCCCGGTGCCACAGATGTCTTCGTGTTTCCTGATGACGAACAAGGCCGACTCCATCTCCGGAATTTTCGACAGCCTCAAGGACTGTGCGACCATCTCAAAATACGCGGGGGGAATCGGGATCAGTGTCCACGACGTACGTGCCAGGGGTTCCTACATCCGCGGTACCAATGGCACCTCCAACGGCCTCGTCCCTATGCTCCGGGTCTTCAACAACGCGGCGCGCTACGTGGACCAGGGTGGTGGGAGGAGGAAGGGTTCTTTCGCGGTCTATCTCGAGCCCTGGCACGCGGACGTGCAGGCTTTCATCGACCTGCGAAAGAACCACGGCAACGATCTGGAGAGGGCCAGAGACCTCTTCTACGCTCTCTGGGTGCCAGACCTTTTTATGAAACGCGTCGAGAAAAACTCCGCCTGGAGTCTTTTTTGTCCCAATGAATGTCCCGGACTGTCCGACGTTTGTGGATCGCGTTTTGAAGACTTGTATGCTCGTTACGAATCGCAGGGCAAGGCCAGGAAGGTTATGGATGCTAGGAAGCTGTGGGATCAGATCGTGGACGTACAGGTGGAGACGGGTACGCCCTACATCTTGTTCAAGGACTCTGTCAACGCCAAGTCCAACCAGCAGCACCTCGGGGTGATCAAGAGCTCGAATCTGTGCACCGAGATTGTCGAGTATACTTCTCCGGACGAGATTGCTGTGTGTAACCTGGGCTCCATCAACCTGTCCACTTTCGTGCGAGATGCCTACACGTCTACTGCTTCGTTCGATCTGGAGGAGCTTGTGAACTTCGCGGGAAGGATGGTCTTGAACCTGAACAGGGTAATCGACAAGAACTTCTACCCCGTCCCGGAGGCGGAGAACTCAAACCTGAAGCATCGGCCCATCGGCATCGGCGTCCAGGGTTTCGCGGACGCGCTGGTGATGATGCGTCTGCCCTACGACTCTGTCGACGCGGCGGGTTTGAATTTGAACATATTCGAAAGCATTTATTACGGGGCCATGAAACAATCCGTCCACTTGGCCAGATCGGACGGCGGGCCACACGAATCGTTCCGCGGATCGCCCTTGGAACAGGGCATTTTTCAGTTCGACCTCTGGGGTGTGAAGCCCTCGGGTCTGTACGACTGGGAAGCTCTACGCGCTGATGTTATCAAACACGGTGTGAAAAACGCGCTGCTTGTGGCCCCCATGCCCACGGCCTCCACGGCGCAGATCCTTGGCAACAACGAGTCGTTCGAACCCTTCACCTCCAACGTGTACAACAGGCGGGTGCTCGCCGGGGAATTCCCCGTCATCAACAAGCACCTCCTACGGGACCTGACGTCTCTGGGTGTGTGGGGTGACAAGGTCAAGAACCAACTGCTACGCGCCAACGGCTCCGTCCAGAACATCCCGCAAATACCGGAGGACATCAAGGCGCTCTACAAGACCGTGTGGGAGATCCCGCAGCGCGTGATACTCGACCACGCGGCCGCCCGCGGGCCCTTCATCTGCCAGAGCCAGAGCATGAACATTCACATGGCCGAGCCCAGTCGCGGAAAAATAACGTCCATGTTGTTCTACGGGTGGAGAAAGGGTCTCAAGACCGGTATGTATTATTTGCGAACCAGGCCAAAGGCGGACTCCATACAGTTCGCCCTAGAAAAGTCGGTCAAGAACCACGAGGAGGACACCTGTTTGACGTGTAGCAGCTGATCTACGACTTATTCCTTGAGCTTGGGTTCCTTTCCCTCGACTACAACGGCCTTTTTCTCACGCATTTCCTCCTTGACCTTCTTGTATTCCTGTAGTTCGTCCGTTGTGAAAACGGTGCGACCTCTCCCGGAGGTTTTGCGATTCCTCTCCATGATCTTGATCGACTTCTCGATGTTGCGGATCTCCCAGTACATCTTGGTGCGTGACCTGCTGTTGAACCTTCGGCCGTCGACCTTTCCTTTCTTTTCCTTCTCTTCTTGGATCCGTTCCGTGAGCCTGGCCAGAGTCATGGTTGTCTACTAATGGCGATTTATTTTTTCCTACCTCGGCGGGGCGAGATCGATCCTGTAGTAGTTTCCGAAGAGGTGGCAGAGGTCGTCTGGTTCAAGGCTTTCGAATCCCACGTCTTTTTTCAACGAATGTGAATGGGATAATTTCATTCGCTTGTATTCTTTGATACCCATTTTTTTTTTCGTCAGGGCGAGCCAGTCCTCCACGTCTGTTTTGGTCCTGAGTTGCACGGCTTTACGGTGGAGCTGTTTGACGACGTCGGAGTGCAGCTCTGTTGTTTTCAAAAACCTGAGCACTGAATTCACAAGGTACTCGGCGTGCATCATCCGGGTCGTGCCAGGTCGATCGCCAGAGTCCGAGAATCGCTCGAAGTGTCGGAGTCCGTGCCCGGGTCGGAAGAGTTCCAGTCGGTGTCGGTGGTCGTTTGAGAAATTAATTCAGAGCCTGAAAATGAGTCAGAGTCCGACTCCCACGAATCAATCGAGGATTTATCGGAATCATCAATCAATTCGTCTCCGATCTCACCCACGCCGCCGATGACCTTAGATCTGTAGCTCGGCAACGACGAGGACGACGACGAGGACGACGACACCGACATGGCATCGTCGTCGGATCCCTTTGGGTTCGAGTTCAAAAACATGACAACACACTTGTCTAGAACGCTTCTTTCCCGTATCATGTTCAGCGCGTGGTTCTTGCATTCCCGGTACTCCGGGGAGGATTCCTCCACCGCGAACCAGACGGGGTGGTCTATAAACACGTTGCTGCACTCCGATATGATACAGTGGAGGAACGCGTCGCGATTGATTGCTGACGGTGTGAAAGTACACAGCTCGGACGACCTGTTGAGGATCTTGCAGGTTATTTGTTGTAGTTCTGCGAAATTGGTAACGAACTCATTGTCCAGCTGTGGGAACCTCGTCACGAGGCTGTTGCAGAAGTCTCGTACGGTAATAGAGTTCCATTGCTCCACGCTGGCCATGCTTTTCTTGAAGTGGTACAGCAAGGAGTTGGGTGTCTCGGTCCGCGTAGCGACTTGGTCGTGTTGGATCCGAAAAATCGTGAAGATCGGTTCCAGCAAGAGATTTTCGAGGCGAAGTGTGCAGATGGCCTTGGATTCCAGGTCCGGGTCTTCCATGATGACTTGTTTATGACCTTGTTTCCCCCCTGAGCGAGAAAATTCATCGGTGTATTTCAACGAAGGGAAACCACGAGCACGGTCACACACGATGCGAAGGACAGCCACCCGATCTTCTCTAACGAGGGGCGTCTGACCTCTATCCCAGACCCTTCGCTAGTTTGTACAAATGGGGGGTTGATGAATACAAGGATCCCGAAACTAAGTATGCCGGTCGCCGCAGCGATACCTATCTTGGAGTGTAGAAGATCCAATACCTCGAATTCTTTGTAGGTCCAGTCCGGTATCTTGTTCCCGGAGACCGCGTCAGGGACCACCAGCTCGGGTCGTCTTGGGAACATGCCGTCCGCGGCCGGGACGGGGAAACTCATCCTATCGCGTACACAATGGTCATAAAATATTATTGGTAAAGACAATATGGCAAACGATTGATTATGCCCCGGGAATCCTACACGCACGTCGAGCAAGACATCCAGGAAAGGTCGGACGATGCTTGGTCGTACCAATACACCGTGCCTCACCAGAACTACGTTGTCCTGTTCATCTGCGAGAATAGCCCCGGGCCTTCCGCCGTCAAGATCTTCGGAGCCTACAGGACCCTCGAGGATGCCAACCGGGCCGCGGACAAGATCAGCAACGAGATGGACTTCTTCGACGTGTACGTCGCCGACACCAACGCCTGGGTACCTATTCCTCCGTCGCAAGAGTTCGTCGAGGAGGTAGAGTACCAAGAAAAAAGGATGAGTGAAATCAAGGACACTTTCATCAAGATGAAACAGAGGGATGCGGCCCAGATGCGCCGTCGCATCGAGACCAGCAAGTCGTCCGATGTTGCCGCTCCGCCGTCCTCACCTGTCGGAGAGGCTTGACTGCCCCCGCTGACGGCTTCGTCTCTGCCCCCCACCCCATTCGATCCAGTCCGCCATGTTTGTCGAAGTCGCGATCAAGGTGGACTGTTTCAAAGAAGTCGTGTCCTATTGCAGGGATCCGGACAGGGTCTACTGTTCTTGGACATGTAAATCGCTGCGATCGGTGATCGAGCCCTGGATCCCTTCCCGGCTCGTGTTCCGAACCATGACCCGCCCACGGGTGCAGCCGAAGATATTCGTCTGCAAGAACAACGTGTGGGCGATAACACGGCCGGCGAGCCTCAAGGACTGCAGGTTCTTGCTCTCCATGGTCGCCCACCTGGACAACAACAGGTTCGGCGTCAGCGTGAAGAAATGGCTCGGGGTAACCCTGCAGATCAGGGAAGGGTCCTTGCTCGAGTCTAAGACCATTCTTACCAAAATGATGACCGGGAACTCAGAGGAATTGGTCATGCTCAAGGATCGGATCGTCGAGAATTATGACGACTGCATCGTACTCAACGCCGGCCCTATCTGGGTCCACCTGTCCGAGGAAATCGCGCAAAACACTTCCATCGCCAACTTTATTTTTCAACCCACAAAACACCGCACTTCCTACGCGAAGGTTTTCTGGGACCTCAGCAACAGGCAGCATGCGGTGCCCCTGAAATTCATCGACGTGTGTGGCCCCGTTAACGAGGAGGCCGTCGCCATTTTTCCACACATAGTGGGGAAACTCAAGGGCGTGGCCTTGCGCCGCATGACTCCGGCGACCGTCGTTGACATGTGTGGCGTCGTGTTCCACCACTCACCCAACCTTACCAGCATCCAGCTCGACGGTATCCACGTGACCACGGACGTGGAAGACGTCTTCGTAGACATTCTCGGGGACGAGAACTCCATCTCCATTGACAGAATGATCCTGAGCAACTGCCACTTCGAGGAAGGCACCCTTTCGCGGATCTTCGCCGTCGTCACAACGACCGCCATGGACAAGCTAGGGTTCAAGGGGGGAAACATGAACCTAGCCGAGCTCGCGACCTGCTTGTTCGTCCCTTGCGTGGCTGGTTCGCCCATCACCGAGCTCATGGTTTCCGACATCAACATTCCTGAAAGCCTATGCACCAGCCTGTATGCCTGCATTACCATCGGCGTCTCCCTCATCCACCTGAACCTTAGCGGAGCGAGGCTCGGGTCCAAGTGCTTGGCCGCAGTGATCAAGGCCGTACCCGACAGCGCGCTAGAGTACCTCAACCTCTCCTGGACCACGATCGGCAGGGCCGCCCACAAGTTGTACGACGCGGTGGAGGAGCAGGGGAAGATGAAGCGGATGTATCTAAACCACTGCGACCTCTGCCCCGTGTCCAAGCCCCAGTTACTGGGTCTGATCACAAAGTACGAGTCTAGGGGGGATAAGTTGGTCGTTTCCACCGTCGCGGCGTATTCATCTAAACCATCTTTTGTAAACTAGGTGTTTTCGGTTGACCCTGTTGCGGAGAATCCAGGAAACGTTGAAGGCCACGTCGCTAGCGAAGAGACTCGCCAGCGCCGTTACCCCCAGCATGACGTAGAACCGTGACTTGTTTTGCTTTTTTTCTTCTTCCGGATCCGTAGAAAGTCGTACCGACACGAGGTAGCCCGTCAGCGACAGTGCCAGGAATACGAGGATGGCGTGTGCGTAGGAGGGTAGAACGGAGACGTAGATCGGTAGGAAATTCTCGAGTTCTCGGAAAAATGATTGAGATTGTGACATCAATTACGACTATTATTCATGCGAGAGACAAAAAATATTTCTTCTTCCCTAAAGAGCAAGGTGCCATGATCCTCAGTCTCAACGGCCTTCTCTCCGTCGCCGCGGCGTACGTGAACCTTGTGCAGATCGCACTTTTTCTCGACATAGACACAGAAAATTCGAGAACAATCGCGAAGCACCCCATCATGAGACTCTTGTTCCTGTATTCCTTCGCCTACTCTATCACACCCAACAAGATGGCCTGCGCCCTGAGCGTTGCCATTTTCTTCGTTTTCGAGGTCAAAAACTTTATCGTAGAAAAACTCGACAACGATGGTCCGGGTTGATTGGTCCTGTGTCGACCTGAGCGTGGACAGGCGCCCGCGCTGTGTCGGCTCGGACCTCTGGGTCAACAGCCTCGCAGCCCCAGCGGCCTCGCGGGACATTGTCGGTAATAGGAGTTGTGTTGCAGACATAGAGAACTGGTTCCGATCGAACAGCCGGACCCCACTCCTGGTCACGGGCGCACCCGGGGTCTGGAAGTCCTCCGCCGTTCGGCTAGTTGCGCGAGAACAATCTTGGGACATCGTTGTTGCCTACGCCGATATCGCCCGAAACAACAAATGCCTGGACGCAATGGTGAGAGAAACGTCCATGCATCGTCGCGCCGTGCTTGTCCTTGACGAGTTCGAGGTATTCCTCGGGGAACCCACCGCCCTCAGATGGATCAGGAACGCCATCAAGACAAGGGTGTGCCCCTTGGTTATGGTCGCCGGGAGGTTCTGTGATCGCCTAGAAAGAATCGCTGCCGTCTCCTTCCACGTGCAGTTCGACGCCTACACCTCGCACCAGACGAAACTCGCCCTTTCGCGACTTTCTCCGAAACTAGCGGACCGACACGGGTGCTTTCTCGGCCAGATGGATTGTTTTCTGATTGGGGCCAACTCTAGCGGAAACTTCGTTCAGACCATAAATCAGCTCCAGTTGTGTAGGAGGTCTCCTGCCAGCTGTGTTTCTGAACGCCCCGTTTCGGAATCTCACTTCGATCTCGAGTCCACCTCGAGGTACCTGGAGGCCTTCGACTGCTTCGGAGATCTGGGAGACATGGCCGCCGCGGCCGAGGAGTTGTCCGTGGCCGATCGCGCAGCCTCCGACCTGGACGTGGATTTTTTGAGTGTCGGGGACACCGGCAGACTGTATCGGAACTACGCCTGTGTTTCCAAACTTCAACGTTTGCGGCTGGGCAGGGTCCCCAAGAAGAAGAAAAGGACCCGATTCAGACTCAAACTAGGACGAGGAAAGAGGCTCCGCGGTGATGAGCATCCGAGTGACGTACTCGCCCGTGGTGTCAGAGAGGCTCTGAACTTTGAGCATTGCCGGGTCATCGCTGACGGCGTCTGAGAAGTGGATGCGGAAGTCCTTCCCCGCTCCAAAGTAGATAGACCCGTTGTCGGAATCAAACGATAGCCCCGAGCTGTCAAAGGTAGTCTGCATGGAGACGTCGTCGTCCTGAGTCGTGGTGATACGCGTCGTCGAAGTGTCTGCCGAAAGTACGTTGACGAGTGTGTCGGAGTGTAGCAGATCCACGGAAAATTCTCCAAGACCGTCCGCCGACAACCCGTGCCCGACTCTGGCGAACTCCGTCGTGACGCCGGTGTCAGGGTCGTAGACTAGATGTTTGGTGTACGACATTGTCTCGGCGTCCACTGACTTCGTAGTGACCTGAGAGCAAGACCTCATGGTGACGTCCCGGATTGTCAAGTCTCCAGCTGTCTCTACTTTTTGAGCCGTATCTGAAGAAACCTCGAGCAAGATGGAGCCTTGGACATACACGGCTCGGAAGTTGCCCATGAGAAACGTGTCCCCGCTGTGCAGGAGCCGATCCTTGTACTTTACGAAGGACTCGCTCTGATCGAACTCCAAGACGTGTGAAGTGGAATTAAGGTCCTGTACGCAAACGGACTGTAGCTGAGTTACATCTGATTTAAAATTTGGAACGAGATACATCCCGAGGTTGTGTTGGACTAGCTTGCTTAGCTCGAAATATGTACCTGCTTCCACCACCGAGATGGGTTGGGCGGACTGCCGAACCTCGAGTACCTCGCCGGAACCTAGGATGTTGTTTTTGCGGAGGTACTCCACGTTCCTTGGAGAAACGTGCCGCAAATCGTAATTCGAGTTCGAACTCTTTCTTGATTGGTAAAATCGTACCATACCCGTCGGAGACATCTCCGGCAACTGTACGTCCACATCGACACCCCCCACGGTCGCGAGATACTTGTGCCCGGGCTCGGCGTTGACGACCTCGATCTGTTGTCGGGACGTCTCCGTCGCGATAACCTTCCCGTCGAGAACGACGTCGACCGGTCCCGGCAAGTCCCACCGTAATGTGAAGCTCACCGGCGTGATGTCGAACGGTGCGGCCGTTATCGCGCTAAATATCACCGCGAGAAACAGCTGGTCGGAGTCGCGCGATGCGTAGCAGAGTGGGTGGAATCCTTCGGGGAATCCCAGGTCTGTGATGAAAAGGTCGTCCCCGACGGGAAATGCATCCTCCTTGAATCTTGTTATCGAGACGTCGACCATTTCGTTATTATTCGACGCAGTCCCCCGAACTCGCAGCAAGCTGCGCCATTCCGAACCCTTGACGAGTAATTTGACACGGGATTTCGCATCTCTCTGAACCACGGGGATGAACTCTTCGACCTCTCCGTTCAAAATGTCTTTCACGGGTATCGAGCCTATTTTGTTGGCCGTGTACGCCACCGCCACTACCATTTTGTTCTTGTTATCCGCAATAGGGAACCTAGAAAATTTTTGAACAATGAAAAAGACTCACGAGACCCATTTCGACATGTGTCGCAATTTGGCGAAAAGGTCGCAGCACTCGACTTTTCGCCACGGGTCTATCGCCGTGTCGGGGTCGTCCGTTGTGGGCAAAGGGAGCAATCGGAGAAGCCTGCACGCGGAGGTTTCCGCCGTGAAAGACACGGTGAAAAAAAAAATCGGGAAAGGAACGAGACGACTTAAAGTGTACGTTTGTCGAGTGAGCTCCGCGGGCATGTTCATGAACTCCAGACCTTGTGCCAAATGTATGCGATTCATGAGAGACGCCGGGGTTTCGAAAGTCTACTTTAGCGATCAATTCGGGTTCGCCAAGATCGTCCTACAGACCGGTATTGGAGTGTAGAGTCGCGATCTTCAGGAATACCGTGTAGTCAACACCTTCGAACCTGTACTCAGACCCATCCTCGTTGTAAAATCGGAATCGAAGGCTACGCAGCCTCTTTACGAGGCTAGGAAAATCGTGACGACCCACGGCCTGATGGCGGCTCAAGAAGTTCACGAGATCCGCTCCCGAAAACAGCTGGATACGCCCAAAGAATGTCACTCGGCTGTTCTGAATGTGTGTCGTCCCGAGGTCCTTGCCGTCGACAGAAACCCGGCACAGCATCACCCGCCTCCCCTTGCTGAGGTCGAAGCGGTGGGGCGACACGAATGTCGTGGGAACCCCCGTCTCGTCACATATCGGAGAAATTTTCATCGACAGGTTTTCCGGCGGGGGTAGGGTCGGGTACGTGAAGGTGCAGGTGAACTCCAAATCTTCGGGGGCGACGGATTGCACTTGAAACACGGTAGACGACAGCTCCGAGGAGGACTCGAATCCCGTGATGTAAACCTCGTCCCCCTCCCCGTAGTTGGAAGCTTCGGACGTGCTCACTCGAATAGTCACTAGATTGTCCTCAACCGTATCGAGTCCGATTTCACTGACGGTGAAAGTTTCGGACGGAGAATCTACCGAAGCGACCTGTAGGCCGCCTGACGAATCGAAAAGACGATTGGGGTCGATGGAAATGTCGAGATGAGTGTCGTCATACGTGGACACCACCGTTGCGTGAACCCCGTCTGCAATACCGAAGGATTCGGACCCGGAGAGGACCACGTGGTCGCCGGGGGATACAAAAATGGGGAATTTTGAAAGAACACGGGGCGACACGAGATTTTCGCTGTCCACCGTGCACGAAAAGGGGGATTGGAAACCGAGCACGTCGAACTTGGTGTCCACATCGGAAGCGAGGTCCGTCAATCCAAAACCCAGAGTCTCGCAGATGTTTTGAGACGAAGAGTACGGCACCAGTTCCGAGCTGGTCGACACGTCCGTCTCGAAATCCCCCGAAAAATCGCCGAGCACGGTCACCGTGCGTGGACCCGTGGTCTCGGTCACCTGCACCTCTCTGTCGGTGTAGTTGTACAGTTTTAAGGTAAGCATGGCCCCGGGGGCTAAAATGTATTCGAAAGGTGCGATGAACTGGACGGAGGACTTCGTGTCGGAGATCTTTTCAAATTTCACGAGGCTGAGGACCTCCTTGCAAACGTGAACATTGTACGGCAGCAGACCAGAAGATATGATCGCCAGCTTACCGACACTCGATGCCGCGGAGAAGTTGTACGAGTTGAGGGGGACCGTCCCAGCATTGTACACAATCGGGGTCTTCTGGGAGAGTTCCAAGGCCACCGCGAGGTTCGATATCGTGTACCCCCCCGTGCCTGCCCGCAGCCCGAAAAAGTTGTACACATCATCACCCACCTTCTCCGAGATGTACAGCGTGTTGTCGCTGTCATCGATGGCATACCTCGTGTGTGGGACCTCGAAGTTCAAAAGCTCGATACCCACAACGTTCACTATGTCGTCGAAATTTATCTCACAGTCGTCCGATGACGTGAAGGCATTCTTGTCTCGAGAGGCCGAGGACAGGCTCACGAAATGATCAATCGACATTCTACACGGTTCATGTTACACATATAATATTAAAAATGGGTTCTTCATTTATTATGCCGACAGGAGGTCGCGGATTCGTTCGCTTTTGCTCCTCCTCTCCTTGACCGTGAGGCAGTCCTTGGGTTGCCTACCAACCCTGTTCCGAATGTCGGGGTCAGCCCCGTGCCTGAGAAGCCGCTTCACCAGGGACTGACACCCGGTCGAGATCGCGAGGTGTAGGGCCGTGTCTCCAAGGGTGTTTTGGGCGTTAACGTCTGTGTTGCGTTCGCGAAGAACCATCTTGACACACGCCTGCGCACACTCGCCCCGCCCGATGGCGTGGTGAAGTGCCGTGTTGCCTCCCTGGTCTGTGTCGCGAGTCGAGGCACCCTCGTCGATAAGGAGCTTTACGATCGCAATCCTCGAACCGATGCAGGCGTGGGAGAGAGGACTCTTGCCCTCCGCGTCTCGGACGTCAACAAAGGCTCCCGAACCCAGGAACAGTCTCACGAGAGACACTTTCCCCTTCAACACCGCCAAGTGAAGCGGAGACACTTGGAGGACGTCAGTCTCGTTCACAGAGACCCCTGCTTCTCGCACCAGATATTGGATGAGGGGGTCGGCGTCGGAAAACAACGCGGCATGGAGCAGGTTGCCACAGGTCGTTTCCTGTCGAACGTTGCTGGGTACAAGCCCGCTCTGCACAAGAGATTTCACACGCGAGACGTTTCCGACTTCACAGGCCGCGAACGCCTCCTCCTCCGCCGACAAGCTTGCTTCTCCCGCAACAACGAGAGTAAAGCTCGGTAGCAGATCCACCACGCTCGTGTCGACCCCGTCCTCACGATCGACGAGAGGAGCCCTGCAAACCGGGCACGTGTCTGAGTTCCTGACCGACGACAACAAGCATCGCGTGTGGAACGTGTGGGAGCAACCCGTCGTCGATTTCGCTTCCGAGTCCAAAATCGATTCCTGACAAACGACACACCTTTCCATTGTTTTTGTACACTTACGCAAAATATACATATTAAATGCCACCGTTTTCACCATATCCATGCGTTGTTCACCACTTCATCGCGAGAGTCGTACCTTGACCTCGCCGCCGAGTCTAGGCACTTCGGCGGTGGCTCCTTGCTGACAACTTCAACATTTTTGAATTTATCGAAGATTGTTGTCAACAGAGCTACCTCCGCCTGGATCTTCTTTACACTTTCGCTCAGTTCCTCTACCTGACTTGGTTTTTTTTTCTTCAAACAATTCCCCATCGTTTTACAAGAGGGGTGATGTGTTGGTGAGGTGACAGAACTCTGCTGAAATTTCGGTGAGAACGACCTCGACGGGTCCTCTCAACTGGTTGGAGAGAAATATTTGAAGTTGGGCTTTTTTCGCGAGAGCGTCGAAATTTCCGGACGCTGCGATACACGCGGTCGTCTTGGAATCGAAAGAGTAAAGAGCAGACACCCCGCCCAGGATGGCAGTAATGGAGGTCAGAATTGCGACCGAAATTTTTACAGCAGTGTTCTCTTCGTCGTCATCGCAAGAGGATCCAGCCGAAAAGAAAGAGGTCGCCGTAGCGAAGCTAGCGACCACGATTGTCGGTATCGACACCGCCCTGTGCTTCCAACGCGCCACTCTCGCAGCATCGGCGTACGCGCTAGAGTTGTCTTTGCATTGCTTGTGTAACCCCTCAAGCAGATCAAGCGATGCATTGGTCCAGTCGTTCTCGAAGACGCGCTCGGCTTCGAAGTTACTGAGCCTTGCGTCCTGGTCTGACATGTCTTTGTTTGTTGAAAATAGATTTTAAATATTTATCTGAGGGCTGAACGTCGCGACGTTGGAAAATCCAGCAGCAATCTCGGCCAACACCGCGTCGTTGACACCCCCCTCGTCCTCGCTAAAAAAAGAAAGCTCAATCCTCCTACAGAGCTGGGTATACATGCCGGCGGCCATCTGGTGACGGTACTGCGACTCGTCGTAGCGAAGGAACTGGCTCAAGCTCGCAAGAACAGTAGAAATCGCGGACAGCACGGCTACAAGAACGCGAACCCTGTGGGAGGAACCGTTCAGGTCGCTTGTCGCCCAGAAAGACAGAGCCGTGGCCGCTCCCCCGAAAAACAACTTAGGCACTGACAACATGCGGTTCGCAAATCCGCTACGGAGCGATTCACGAGAATGTTCGTGGGCTCGCGCACTACATTTCTTCAGCCACGACTCCATCAATGTACGTGAAGAAGACCATTCACACCCGCCCAGCAGTTCCTCCTTCGCCACATCCTTGCCGTACACCGACATGACGCCCTTCATTTCTGACCCGAGCGGTATTCTTTCTCCGTCTCCTGTAACAAGCACGGGTTAACGGGACAGGGACGACTTCTTCAAAATTTTTTGGTATTCTGCGTTCACCTCTCTGTAAAACGGAGTCCCTTTCTTGATGATACAGAACTTCCCGGCGTATTTGGGTTTCTCGTACGTGTTTTTTACGGCCTTACGCCAAGCCTTCAGCAGGGGGGATTCGGTGCGCTTGGCGCGCAGCGAGTTTTTCTTCGAAACGATTGAACCGTTCTTGTTCAGCTTGAGGTCTCCCTTGACGAGACCCCCTGAGGTTTTGCGCGCGGTCCCGTGGAAAACGTTTGCCCGAGACCCGATGGTTTTCATGACAGACTCTGTGTTTCTTGAACTCTTGCCATATATAATATTTACAATTTGTCGGTTATCGTTTCATGTTTCTTTTTGTGACCACATTCGTGGTATTTTACGCAATTATCCTCTTTGAGTTCGACAAATACATTCGACCGACCCTCGTCAGATTACCGGCGAACAGGGTAAAACTCCCAACAAAGCTTATCGAAGGATGGCTTTTGGTCACGGCAACCTTATTTCCTCTCAACTCCGTACTGACAGCAAGGAAATCCGGATTTGAACTACAAAAATCTCTCAGCTTTCTGGCGCTGATTCTTGGGATCATGCTGGGCATGGTTGCCAAAATTAACTAACAAACTCACATCATCGGATGATCCGAAGTCCAAAGGATTCAGTCCTTGGAGACACTCGCTGAGTACAATGGGGGGCTCTTTGGAGTTCCACGCCGCCAAAAGGTCAGCTGGTATTTTCCGCGGCGATCCCGACTCAGACGAAGAAGAGGAGGACGATGAATCGGGTGACGACCTTGCCTTCTTCACACCAATCGGTTGTCCCAGGACGTCCGTCTTCTCAATACATATCTCCGTACACCAAAACCTCCCACACCTTTGACACTGCTGGCCGATATCTGTCCCATGGACCGTGACCTCGTTTTTGCAACCCTCGGTTGCATGAGAAAATCGCCCGCATCGCGAACAGGGCTTTACTTTCCTACAGGTTATGTGGTCGCCGAACTTCCCGCAGTATCGACAAGGCTTCAGTGGACGAGCGGGGCATTCCTCCCGACCGTGGCCGTACTCGCCACACCGTAAGCAAAGTGTGGAAGGCAAACGCCGACAAATCTCATGATCGTGGCCGAATATGCCACACTTTGAGCACATTGGGATCGGAGTACTCCGACATCCTTCGGGAAGGTGGCCGTAATGGCCACACTTGAAGCACACGGGAGCGGGCGGCCTACCACATTGCTGTGTGTAGTGTCCGCGGGATCCACAGTTCTTGCAAAACGTCATGAAGATAATCGAGTGGCGGTGAAGTTGTGTGGTGGGGTGGGATCACAAGCTTTCGCATGCAAGAGACAGCATTAGACATGACCCTCCGTCTGAAAAATCCGGATATTCCGCTACGTCAAATAAATACCCCGACGACCCTTCGATCGCGTTACATGAAAGAATATTCGGAATTTGAAATACCGAGCCCGAAAGAGCCGTTGTCGATTTCTTCCAGCGATCGTGGCGGAAGTTTACCATCGATGCGGTGATTCGGAGATCGGCACGACTCTCCTGTTTCGGCGAAATCGCTTGGCCAGAGATGCCCAGCACCTTGTCCCTATAAACCACAGTGATTCGGATCTGGTAGGACCCAAAATTCAGGGTGGGGAGCGAAACGTCTTTCTTGGGTAGGAACTGGAACACGTAGTGGGCCAACACCTTGTCCCTCTGGCAGTACGAGACTTCCATCTGAGGGCTTTCGACCGGGTGGAAGGTCAGGTTTCGGGGGTATGCTGAAACAATCTGAAATTTCTTTCTTTTTTTGCTGGAGCCCTCTGGCCGGTGAATCGCCCGCATCACCTGTACGATCTGGTCGTTGTTCATGGCCCCGGGGTGCTTCAGGGCGAGGGACATGAACTCTTCCATGGACAAGGAGGACAGACGGAGAGCGTCGAACAGGCTCTTTCCAGAAGTCCCCCACTCTCTGTGAGTGAGGATCGCAAATGGAGAGTCGAACTCGGTGAACTCTTTCTCATCCAGTTTTTTCTCACAAAGTCGGATCAGGTGGCTCAAGAGATCGATCTCAGGAACGTTCAGCGAGTCCGAGTCGCAAAGGTGTACGAGCTCCGCGAGCGATTCTCTGCGGATGCCAAGGAAGCTTTTCTGACGAAAGACAAGGAAAGCATAGTTCCGAATGTAGGCCACTATGTCCTGCAGCAGTCCTCTGTCCTGGCGATGAACGGCGTACTCGAACGCAACCATCGAGTTGGAAGGCCCCAGGCTGTCCAACACCAGTCTTTTCAAGGTAGCCGACCCTATTTCTATCCCGTAAAATTGAAATGCGGCGTATCTTTCGATTGTTCTTAGAATCGTATCAGACTTGCCGAAGCGGACCAGGCCCGTGTGACAGAACACGCGTATCATGGCGAAAATGTGAGATTTCTCGGACAGGCGATACATCGGTACCTCGTCGCGGCTCTTCTCGCCTTTCCCCACCGTTGTCTCGAAGAGCGTACGCATGAAACTTGAACAGGTGTAGGCGGACCTACAGTCTCGGAGGTACGTTTCACCGTCGTCCAGTTTCCAGACCATGTCTGTATACTGCAACGCGTCGTTTTCAAGCTCAACGATTCGATTGCGCTGCCAGCCATCGACAGCCTCGCATAGGTATTGCTGATCGCTATGATATGTCATTTATTACGTATTTAATATCCCATTGGATGGTGTGACGCTACTCCTAAACATGTTAAAAAAAATCGACACTAGAAACGTCCGAGACCCTTTCGCCGAAAACCCGTACAGGCCACTCGTGAAAAAAACAAAGAGAACTCAGAGGTATCGATCGACGGCCAAGTCCAGAATCTGTGGTATGACCGTGGGGGATATACGGTACTGTTTCCAACAACTGCGCAACGCCGGTAACCAGCTGTGTCCGGAGTTTGTCCTCTACAACGGCCAGTGTGCGGGGGAGTTCGCTTTGTCGTACCTCATAGAGACTTCCAATTCCATGAAAAGAAAAAAGGGCGGCGATCCTGCTTACAACAGCAGTCCTTCGCTCAACGACACTTCCCTCCCCGAATCTCAGCTCAATCTGAATCGAACGGACAGTGCCAAGGTTTCTAACCTAATGGAGTTTTTGTGAAGGCCTCCAAGATTTCAGGATTCTTCTGCATCTCCTTCATAATAAACATGGGGTTTTGAGCTTCCTTCTCCGTGATCTCGCCGCTCTTTATCTTCGACAGCGTGAGGTCCGTCATTTTTTCGATGTTGGCCATCATGGACGGTGGCAGCGTGTTCACCGTGGTCGAGAGCGCTGTCAACTGTTGGATGTACTCCCAAATTGCGTTTTTCGTGGCATCGTCCGACGTCCGGAAACATTTGCCGATGTCGACTTTTTCCGTCATCGGGATTTTTATCTTTTCGAAAAGCTCAGGGTCCCTCCCCGTGACTTGAGCGCCAAACGGCGAGATAGCGGTGTGAAAAGCCTCGAGGGGGAGCTTGCTCTTGCTGTCAAGGTGTAGTAGATTGTTGAACTGATCCTTGGCATCCGCGAGCTCAGGATACTCCGAAAACGTCATGGACAGATCTGTGAGGAATTCGGCCAAGAGGTTGTTAAACGATGAGTACGCGGAAGACATCTCTGTGTAAGCGTAATCGTAGAAATAAATTCCCCGTCGTCTCACGAAGCGCTTGGCAGCGACTTTTTCGATTTGAGTCGGACAAAATCGATGGATTCTTCCAGAGACAGTTGGATGCTCATCATCGCCTTCTCGAAAGCAGCCGCCTTCATAGGGTCTTTCGCAAGTATTTCGTCGTGCATCGCCCCAAGGGCCTTGGACGCTCGCACGCCGAAATTGGTCATTTTTGTAGCCGACATCATGTTCGCGACCGCTGCTTCCTTGACGGGGTGGTAGACCGAGATCACGTTCTGTATGTTTCGGAACGCTTCGTTGAAGGCGTCTCGCTTGAATTCGCGGTGGTGAAACACCGTGTAAAGGTCGTCTCGGAGAGAAGGAATACTCCCCAAGTGAGTGAACCTCACCGTCCGACCTTCTCGGTTGGTCCAAACCAGCTCGACCTCGGCGCTCTCGCTGTTGCTCGACAGCGACCCGGCCGCGCCGAGGATCAATCCTCCCACGAATCCGAACAGACCGCCTCGTACAACCCCGCGGACCAGGCTCATGCTGAGACTACAGGAACCAGTATTATAATATTGTTCCAAAAAAAAACGTCCTATGGATGGCTTCGGGGATATTCTCGCGCGTGACGTCACTTCCTCGGGGCAAAGGACGTACGTGAACGACAACGAACTTTGTACCACGGCACAGACACAGGCCCTGGGAGAGGACGGCGCCTTGCTGACCTTCGCCCAGGAGGCTTCCGAAAACGTTCTTGGAGAGGGACACCTCGTGCTCCGAACGCTTGGTGTGGACGGGAACTTGGGGCCCGCGCTGGACCTGACTCCGGGTCAGACTCGACTCTGTGCGACCGCAGCGGTAGACAGCACGGGCCTTTACTTTGACTCCGATGACAGTGCGATCTATTTCGGCGCTTCCAAGACGTTTCGAATCATTTTCTCCGATCGCCTCCTCTTCCAGTACCTGGACGGGAGCACGGGCGAGTACGTCACCAAATTATCTTTCACTAAGTGATTGTGCACGGTGCGATGGACAAGAGGGACGAGCGCATACATTTCATCCCGGACGGGCACAGATATGTCGTGGATGGCTCGAGCGAGGGGTACGTGTCCGTTACTTCCTTGATAAAGACGATGTTCCCCCCCTTCGACCCCGATCGCGTCATACGAAAAATGATGGTCTCCAAGTCTGCAACTAGTTCAAAATACGACGGCCTGACCCCGTCGGAAATAAAACGCCGGTGGGCTTCGATCGGGGAAAACGCGAGCCGGCTGGGGACCTCGATGCACGAACAAATCGAAAACTTCTCACTCTGGGGCAACATCCCGGACGCTGTGACTCCGGAGTTTCGGTACTTCCAAAACTTCTTACGCGACCACCAGGACCTCGAGCCCCACAGGATCGAGTGGCGAATCTTTCACGAGGAAGCCTTGCTCTGCGGATCGGTTGACATGGTGTACCGACGCGGAAACGATTTCGTCGTCGTGGACTGGAAAAGATCCAAGTATGTGCGCAGAAACAACCCCTTTGCCAACGGGACGCACAACGCAACCAAAAACCTGGAGGATTGTAATTTCAACCACTACTCCTTGCAGCTAGGTATCTACAAGTACATATTACGGGAGAAATACGGGGTCAACGTTGTCGATGCGTATATGGTGGTTCTACACCCCCTCCAAGAAAACTACGAAATAATAAGGCCGAGGGACGTGTCCGAAAACGTAAATCAATTGGTGGAGGAGCGGGTCAAAAAATACCGTCCACAATGTCTCTCGAAATCATAAATAAACAACTACAACCAGGTCGCCATGATTCCGATGATGGGGATTTACCGCTTCCTGAGCATCCATGGGTGTTTCAAGAGCAAGTCCACCCCGCGTACCCATACCATCATGTCCGGAGGTGTCCTCTACGTCGCCGAGGAATACTACGACGAGTTCTTGGGAGTCTACGCTCGAGAAATCGACGAGGGGAACCGTACACTTACCTTTTCCGAGCTCAAGTCGGAGGGGGTCTTTCGCATGTATTTTGACATAGACATGGTTGACTCGCGTGAACTCAGCGCCGATGATTTCGTTTCTCTCTCGCAGTGTGTCTTGGAGACCCTCCGTAAGTTCTACATCGACATCGACCAAGATCTGTTCAAATGCGTGGTATGTACCACCAAGCCCAAACCTCTCTCAGACAAGGATACTTTTAAGAACGGGTGTCATCTCATCTTCCCGTTTCTGAACGTTACCCTGGAGATGGCCCTGCAGCTCCGCTTCGCTGCCGTGAGGGACCTGGAGACCCGTTTCGGGAGGAGGTCCAGGGACGCAAACCCCTGGTGCGACGTCATCGACAAGGCGCCGTACTTTAACGGACTCAAGATGTGTGGTTCCGTCAAGACCCTGACCTGCTCGGAGTGTGGTGGGAAGAAAAAGAACGTGCGCAAGAAACCCGAGGTGGCCGCCATCCTTCGAGACATCCGAAACATTCGCCGGAAAACGTATCCCCGTCGAGACGACCCGGGGTTCGATTACTCCAACGTGATGTCCATCGAGAAGGACGAGTTCAAGAACGAGGACCTCGCCGAACTCTTTTCCGCCTACCAGGACGAAACGGGTACGCTCATATGCCCGGCTTGTGGTGACAAGGGGTGGCACCTCGAGGACAGGTTCTACATGCCGGCGAAGGTTCTGCACGGCGACGGCTCCCTCGCGGAAGCCGACATGGAGTACCTCGCGGACAATCCCCACGAGACCATGAGATGGACCAGTATCCGGTCACGACCTTCCGATCGAATGACCGCGGGGTACACTGTGCCCGAGGGCTACACCGCGCCTAGGACGGAGCGGCCCACCAATTCTCTCCAGATTCTTGGGGCACAGCTTAAATCATTCTCTCCCGGGATTTACCGAGAAGCGGTAAATGCAGAGATTTTTGGATCGGACGCCGCTGGCATCAAGACCTGGAAGGGTTGTGAAATCACGGCGCCCAAGACGCTGAACCTGATCGCCCACGAGATTAGGAACTACGCTACCGTGTACCAGGACCTGGTGGTGCGGCAGGCCTTCGAGATGCGCGTCGCGAAAGCTGTAGCCACAAGCGTTGTTTCCTCTGGGTCCACCAGATCCAAAAGGGGAAGAGCGGGGTCTAAGGCCCTCGAGAACATGGCGGTCGCAAACAAGGTCCCCGGCAGAGAGCGACGAGTCCTCGAAGTGGTAGCTCGCATCTTTGTGAGGGTCGCGGGAACGGGCTCCCTCTACTGCATGAACAAGGGGGCCGAACACACTTCCAACAGCATCTTCTTTTGGATATCGCAGGATGGGATCGCGCACAAGTGTTTCTCGAGAAAAGATGTGTTGGGACAGAGCGGGAAAAGGTGCAAGGATTTCAGGTCGGAGCTGAAGCCGATTTCTCCCGGACTAGCCAACGCTCTCTTTGTCATGGCTGATCCGTCCAAGAAGCGCGGTGAAAAGAGGAGGTCGACATGGGACACATTCTGTTAAATTCATATGTTGGGTCTCAATAAATATGGAAATGAAGCGTTGGAACGAGGACAGGGAGATGGTAATTGACATTGCTCTTTTAGCCATTCTGGTAGCGTTGAACGTGTCGGGGAAAGACTCGACCCATAGTCAGAACTTGCAGCTGATCGTCATGGCACTGCTGTTCGCACACGTGGTGATGACGACGGACTTGCATCCTCGGGGGAAACCACCGGGGCCATTTAGTAATGAAAAATGTGAAACTTCGCGTGATAAACTTGGGACTCCGAGGCGACAAGATTCGAGCAGGGTGGACCCCAGAATTATTGCGAAGGCGCGTGCCTCGTATTTCGATGATCTGGGGGGCGAGGTTTGAGGAAGATGGGGTTTTCAAGAGTCGGGCAGGTTTCAGCCGAGATCGGTCACTGAACTCCACTTCCCGCTTAAAAACCCCGGGTTAGTGAAATGAAAACATTGTCTCCGAGGGTCGGGCAGGTTTCTGAAAATTGAACTTCACGAACAACCAGAACTCCACATCCCGCTCGACAACATCTGGTGTGGTGTTAAACTACCCCCTAGATTATTTTTTTAGGTCAGAAAGCGCCGGAGTAGACTTCCAGCAAGGGTTCCACGACGTTCGGGTGCATCTTCAGGTCTTCGATGTAAAGCTTGCGGGCCTCGTCTCCTAGTTTTTCCGACATGGTTTTCGAAATCGGGTCGGGTGACGTGCCATTTTCGTAGGCCTGTCTCTCCTCTTTTGTCGCCCTGTCTAGGACTTCGGATCGGATGCGCGACGCTGCTCTCGCGATCTCCTGGCTCACCACGTCAATCGATACACTCTTTTGGAAATTGTCGGTACCTTCGAAAACGGAGAGGATTCGTCCCATCCGACCCGTGCCGCACACAACCGAGTCGCCCTCGACCCCCGAGGCGAGTCTTTTTAACAAGGTTTCCCTCATGTTCGATCTCACGTCGTCGGGATTCACTGTTGCGATTTTCCAAAGTACCATGTCAAGAACATTTATTTGAGTAAAATCGGTGTCCCGAAATCGCGACGGGTCGGTCTGTGAAATGGAATGAAGAACTCTCAATATCTTATTTACGTCCTCGTCGGGTAGCGACATCGACGTGCAGAATTCGACGGCCTCCGCAACAACCTCGTCCGCCTCACGAAATTCGCGCGAACTCGACTTGAAATCTATTCCCAATTTCTTCAGATTTTGAACCAACGCCGTCACGACGCCATGATCGTGGGAATTCTGCGAGTCTCGAGTATTCCTTGTGTTCAAATTAGGTTCCATTGGAACACCGGCGTGGTCCTCCCTGAAAACTAAAGTTTCTCGGAGCGAACCCAGCCTCGACGCGCACAGTCCACGACACACCGGGTCGCGGGACTGACGGGCCCCCTTGAGGTACCATCGCGCGGCGACTCCTCGGTTGGGAAAGCGGTGGGGGTAGTTGCCATGGGCGTAAGCGTCGCCGATTTCAACGTAGGGTACCCGTGCGCGCACTCGTCGGAGGAACAAGAGCACGACGATGACAAGAATGAAAAAAGTGATATCCATCTCTATAGTAAGACCCCCATATTTAAATGTCTCTGGGGTATTTCGCGCGATACAGGTTCAACGACCCACTCGACCTCGCTAAAGAGGACCTTGGAGTCGGTGATCTCGTCGTAGAAACGGGGTCACTGCAGTCCGTCGAGGATCCCAGGCACGGCACGGTGCTGTACCTCGACGGAGCCACCTCCCTCGCGTCCCTCGGGGATTTCGGCGACATCGTTGACGATTCCTCTCGGTGTTTCTCGTTCTGGGCGAACTGTGACTCGGAATTCGCAAGCCCCGTCGTTTCCTACGGGGAATTGGAAAGTTCGAGAGCTTTCGTCGTCTACGCCAAGAACGATCTCTCGCAGCCCGAGTTCTATGATTATCAAACCCGAGTATCCCCGTCAGGCTCGGACACAGAACAAAGCGGTTGGCATCACTTCGCGTTCACGTACTCCGCCGACGACAAGGTTATCCAGATTTACCTCGACGGCTCGCTAGTCCTGCAGGAGACCGGAGTAACGCTGACGACCGGAGCGTCCGACCCTCTGAGGATAGGAACCGACGGCCTCGGGGAGTATTTCGAGGGGTCCCTTGTCGACATCAGGGTCTTTTCGAAAAATGTGGCTTCCTCGACCGTTCTCACGCTGTACAGAGAGGGTCCGAATTATCTGGACGAGCTCGGTGAGGCCAGCTTCGTATCGTCCCACAACAGGTCGGACGCCGCAGCGGGTGACCTCGTCTGTCGCACGATGTTCGGCGTGTCCCCGGACGGACAAACCATCTCTCAGGCCTACTTCGACTCGTCGGTTGGGGAGGTGGCCCGCGTCGAGGATGGTCTGGATGACTCGGGAACCGCCTACAGGGCCGTCAGTGTTCGGGACGGTGACGGGACCCTGAGCAAGGTCCTGCAGTTCACGGGTAATAACACTACATTTTTCAACAATAACAAAGAATCGGTTATTTTTTCGAGCGAGGGTGTTCACCTCGCCGAGGACGGGGAAAGAGGTTGCATGTACTTTGGTAACGCACGGCAGTTCCGGTTGCGCTCTACGGGATCATCGTTCCTCGTGGAGGCTCTGGCCACGCAGGAGTACGTGGTCAAGATGGAGGTTTCTTCTGTATAATAATATTACTCCCATACATTTAACATGTATGGACCAGTTCCGGGAGCTATACCGAGACATTACGTCAAAAAACGCGATCGTCGACATTTCGGCGATGGACACTGAATCCGTAGATTCCATGAAATCTTTCCTATACCGCCACGCCAAGACGGGGGACCGCTTAAACGTGAACGTCAGGGTACGGGACAGGACCCTCGCGGCTCAAGTCTCGTTTGTCGAGAACCAGTCGTGTCTAGGAAAGCTCGATTCCTCGCTATTCCTCCCCTTTGAGGCAGAAAAACCCTCGAGTGTGCGGGTCGGGAAAAGTACGATTGCGTACGAGAACCAGAGCGTCCTCGTTGACGGAAGAGTGGTGCCTTTCGGCACAGAGTTCGTCCTGGATGGGAGACGGGTGGTGCTCGCCGAAGGATCGGTAGTTCTCCTCGTCGAGGATCTGGACACTCGAGAGTTCCCGCACACCGGAGTCATCGACGAGGTCTTGTCAAACGACACCTCTGCGGTAGCTTTCGGGACGATCGTAGTTTCTTCAACGAACCAGATCTCGTCCGAGGATGGTGAGGTCGTGGCGTACGCCTTCGTTCGTAGCGCCGAGGACGACCAGCGCGTGTGTGTCACCAAAAGGACGGCCTGTCTGCTCGCCGACGGTATGGGTGAGGTGTCCTGCAACGTCAGGGGGGAAGATGGTGACTTGAAAATCGTGGCGGTGTACTCGACCGCCGACCTTTGCCTGTCTTCCACGAACGTCGGCGTGGAGGGTCTGTCCTTCGACTCCGACAATGCGGCCATAATGTTCGGCTCTTCGGGTGAGTTTCGAATAAGGTACAGCACCGACGACGACGCGGTTCAGATCCAGTTCAAGGATCCCGTGTCCGGATCATACATCACAAAGCGCGAGTTCGGTCGATAATTTGTAGCGTAATAGACTCACAACACCATGCGGGTAAATATCACGCCCCTCGTCGTGGTCACCATCCTCCTACTGCTCCACTTCTACTTGAAGAAAAGGCCAAGGAGAAAGACGTACACAGAATTCGTCGAGCTGGCTCTATGCGACCACGAGAGAAAAATCGGAATACCTTGGGTTCAACTGGAAGAAGACGTCGGGGACGCCCTTCCCTCTTACCTCAAGTACAAAGAGAGGCTCCTGACCCCCGTCGTGGATCAAGGCAAGTGCGCTTCTTGCTGGAGCATTTCCGTTGTACAGATGCTGGCCGACAGAGTGTCCGTGTACACCGGCGGCAAGGTCAGGAAGCGTTTGAGTGTCCAGGAAATGATCAGTTGTTGGGACGGCCACGACGGTCTGGCCTGTTCCAAGGGCGGAGTGCCGGAGGAGGCGTACCAGTACATCGTGGAGAACGGGATCGGCATGGACGAAGACTACCCTTACGAGCAGAGCAACAGCGACGACATCCGGCCGTGTGTGCCGTCGCGCCTGAAGGGGCCTCGCCTCTACGTACAGGGGTCCTCGGTTCGATCTCTGTGCATCGACCCGTACGAGTACGAACAGTCTTCCGGGGAACGACGCGGCGTTATCGACATGAATATATGCAACATGAAAAAAGAGCTATTGATGAACGGCCCCTTCGTGTGTACTATCATGGTCTACCAGAACCTCTACGACTACGACGGCCTGTCCGTGTACCAGGGACACGACGACTCGGAGTTCGTTGGCGGACACTCGGTCGTCTGCGTGGGGTACTGTGACGAGGGCATCAACGGGGTAGAGCCGGGCTTCGACGTGCCGGGAGGGTACTGGGTGATCCGAAACTCGTGGTCGGACTGGCCGCTCAAGTCTCCGGCCTCCGAGGGGTACTTCTACATCCAAAAGGGTTCGAACGTGTGTGGCATCGAGTCTCGCGCCTCCAGGGCCTTAGTCGTGCCAACCGACGAAATTCTAAACAACACCGTGGCAAACCTCAACGAGTCTCGGTACGTGTCCTACACCTCCTACGTCAACGACCCCGATCGACAACTCTTGGTGTCCAGGGTGACCAAGCTACGTTCCAAGCTCGCGAGTGGTTAGGCCGAGTGGATCTTGAATTTCATACGACTGTTGTTTTTATGCCACCTGGCGTCGTCCCCGGCGTACCCGAGCTCCGCGTTCCAGTTGTCCTTCTCCCCCTGCATCCAGTATTCCGAGCCTTTCTTGACGAACTCGTTCTCTACCTTGTTCTCCAGGAAAACAATGCCGTCCTGCAACTCTTTCAGCTTCGCGAGCACGTCCACGCCGTCGATGTTGATCTCTTTCTCCCTGACGTGGACCGACGGGTTGTTCCTGCCGAAAGTGAAGTACGTCTTCTTACCACTTCCCGTAGCGAGATAGTTATTATCTTCATTGAGCACCGTCGACCGCGTGTCTTCGCCCGTGGCGCCGTTCTGTATCCAAACACTGCCTCGTAGTCTAGTTTGACTGGGAGAGATGGATATCCTGTCAACGCCGCTGCACTTCAAGTTTACATTTGGCGTCCCGAAAGATCCCAGGGCCACCGACCCGTCGGAAGACTGTGAGAGGGCACACTTGTCGCCCCTCTGGTTCCAGTGTCCGAAGCAAGCGTTTCCAGAATGGTGGTACACCGCGGCCGTGCCCTCCACCTGCAGCTCCCCACCGATCCCGGTCAGGCCGTCGCTACCCCTGACGGAGAGCAGCAATTTTTCAAGACTGTTTTCAATTATAAAACCTTGGTTCGGAGACTTGAACACCCTTATCCTCGTGGCGAAACTATCGAAACCAGTCCCGTGTACGAGACCGTTTTCCGTTGTTCCTTCTGCCTTATATATCATCCAGTTTCGGTCCCCCGGTGCAGCGAGGCTCAACGTCGCGTTCGATAACTCTGCTCCGTTCAGAGCGCGGAAGTAGCCGTCGCACCGCACCTCGTCGACATTGCTTGGCCGATAAAGGAGGTCGGTCAAGTGACTCAGGGACGAAGAGGTCAGCTCGATGTTCGCGAAGCACGAATCTATCCTCTCCGCGTAGTACCCTTCCAGTTCGTCCACGACAGCGTCGATCTTCTCGGCGAGTTCCGTACTTCGACTGGATACGGTCTGGATGTCCGACGACAGGGATGCTCTCTCCGCGGCCTCGAAGGGCTTGGAAGATTCCAATACTTCCAACCTAGATACCACCGTCGAGTCCAGCGATTGAAGGTTGAGGACGCTGTTTTCAAGGTCCACCAGTCGGGGGGTCACAATCTGCGTGTACGTATCGTGGTTCGTGTCGGCCAGGGTTTTCGCGTTGGCGGTGTTGGCTTTGTTTTGAGACAACTGTTCTTGGAAATCCGGGACAAAGGTCGCGATGTCGAGGGTGTTCGAATCAACCCTCCCGGTCAGCGAAACGACACCCTGTGAATTAATATCCAGCAACGTCTCGATGTCCGCCATGCGGTCGGTTGATATGGTGCCAGATGAGGAGGAAGAATCTCGGGAGAGGTTCACGCGATTCGACATCCAGGTTTCCACCCCGGTGACTCGGTCCACCATGCCCTGAGTCTGCAACTCTAGATCCGCCAACTGTTGCCTTACACCCGTGAGTGACATCGTTTCCAACCTATCCTTGAGCCCGACCAGGCTACTATTCAGGCTGGCAACCTCCCCGAACTCGGATAACAGGGTGTCGACAGAGGTTTTCACCTGGGCGATGGACGCCGAGTTGGTGTTGGCCTTGTCTCTAGCGGCGTACGACACTTCTTTTGCCGCGTTGATGGAATTTGATATTACGACCAGCTGATTCGAATCGGACGTTTTCGTCGAGTCCCCCAGTAAAGGGATCAGGTTCTCGAGTTCCGACATGCGGGAGTGTAGGGAGGTCGAGTTTTCTTGGAAACTTTTGATAAAGTCGGTGACAGACGAAGTCTCATTCTTGAGTTTGTCGACGTCGGACTTTAGTTTTGAATCGGAAACATATTCAGGACTGTCCGAAGAGTACGTGCTCTGTAGTGTACCGTAGGCTCCCACAGTGCCGAGCAAGACAGCCGTGTACAACAGTACTTGTTGGTGGGTCGACATCTTAATTCATACCTTCAATATAATATTCAGGCAAATAGCGCCTTCCACCCTCTCCGTGTGCTTCTTGTCACGGTCGTCCCGAAAAGGTATTCGGACGCCCAAGCACTTCGAGGGAGTTCGCAGTCGTAGACACCCAAATCCTTGTTGAAAAAATGGTCCGTGCCGTAACGGTTGCAGTACGCCGGCGTAAAGCTGCAGAGACCACGCTCTTTGTCGTAGTCGACGCCCAGTTCAGAACATTGAGCCTTAATTGTATACAGCGGGGACACCACACCGAACCCGTGGAGAAACACGGCGAATTCTGGAGGGTTGGGGTCGGTCGACCGGCCTTGTGCCGCCTCCTCCTTTCGGATATCCTCGACGCTCTTATTGTTCTCGGAAGCCTTCGTCTCCAGCCTATCGAGTTCCGCCTGGTGAGCTTCCAGTGCGTGCGTTCTCAGAGTTTCGACGTTCTCTTGGTGGATCCGCTCGAATTCTGCCTCCACCTCGGGCTCGTACGTGTCCAACAGCTCATTGTACCCTGGGACCCATTCGGGAATAACGGGAAGCGTTTGCACCGTGTACTCATCTTTTTCAATGTCGGCTACGAAATCATGGAGAGGATAACGAAACACAGAACCTTCCCAGTTCTCCGGGAACGAAGCGAGATATGCTATCTTGACGTCGTCGAATCGGATCGCTGGTTCGGAATCCGGGGTAATAGAATCGATGTGGGCGGCAAGGACCGTGTCTACTAGTCTTGTATACTGGTGTGCGCCAAGCCGAGCGTTCTCTTCGTGTTTCGCCTGATACCTTGTGCGATCAGTTAACTCAAAGATATCCATCTCGGGGTCGTACTGGATCCAGAATTCTTCCTCACCGTCCACCTCGACGAATGTCCACCCCTCTGATACTCTCTCTCGGATTTCCGACGCCAGGGCCTCGTATTCCGAGAGGGACGAAAACCATTCGGCCAGTTCTAAGGATCCTTCCAACGTGGGAATGATCGGGGGCATGACGAGACCAACGCATGTCTCCCCCGGTACTGTAACGTATTCCCCACTGCCCCAGACGCTGTCGGAGGACTCGTATTGGGACATGGTTTGAGTCACGAAACACTGCGTACCCGTTTCCAAAAATTTAGGAACTGTGGTGGAATCCAGGGTTATCATGTAGTTGTGGTCTCTTTTCGTGAATCGGTAATACGGATTAAACTTGAACGAGTTCAGAAAGGCCGCCTTTTTTGCGTGAAAGATATTGAACGCTCGACACCCTTCCTCGTCCAAAACCATTTCCATCAGACCGGTGCGGCTCTTCTCGCTGGCGAAAAGGGATTGGTTGCGGTCCGAATCCGGTCCCCCGTCCGTGTGAGGGTTGGAGTACGACTCTCGGACCGATATGTCCTGCAAGCGCACGTTTCTCAATTTGGATACCATGAGGTTCGCGAGAAGGTTCGGATCCTCCTCGGATTCGAGGTATATTTCGCTTTCCTTCTGTTCGATCTCGGCTAACACCTCGGAATCTGGAAGAAGCTCGTGTCTGGACTCGTTTACCGTAATAAAGGTTGAGAGCTTGTCGGAGAACCACTCGCCGAAAACCTCTTCCATAAATGCCGTTTGAGCCTCGGGGCTCTTGTCGAACATAGGGTCGGCCAAGACAGGGTGCTCAAAACCATTTTCCTTCAACATTGTTCGCCAGTTTTTCTCCAATTCGTCTCGGCCCACGCGCAGGATGCCTGCCGACTGTTCTTCGTTGTACCCCGCGGGATCCCACAAGTCCAGGACAAGGCTCACCGTGTCAAAAATCATCAGCGCGACCCCCGCCGGACCAAGGCTCAGTTTTGTCAGAAATTTCGAACCCGTCTTGAAAGTCTGTGAAGCAACGACCTTGCTTGTCAAAACTTGGCTGAAGCGTTTCGCCCCCTCTCTGACAGACTTGCCGCCCATTTTACCCGAGAGGCTTATCGCTTTCGTCATGCGTTTGGCCGACTTCCCGCCGTACTTGTGGAATGAGTTCGCGATCGCCCTTTGACCTTTCGCCGCGTTCTCGGCCATGAACGTCGCAGCGGACTTGAGCTTTTTTGGCGAAGTCACGACCCTTTCCACGTCAAGGGCCAGAGCAAGCGCGATTTCTTTCCCGAACAGGAGGGCCACCTCCCAACCCTGGCGACCCTGGGAAGCCGGGTCGAAGCTGCAACACTGTACCTCCCAATTATTCTCAAACTGGACCCAGCCATCTCTGCACGGGGGCTTGTTGTTCCGACAGGTGTTTTGAACCAACGAGTCTTCCATCGCGATTACGGCCTCTTGCACAAGTTCCGTTATCTTGCTATTGATCCACAGGTCCCAATCGACAAGATAGGTCTTGAGCTCGATCGTGCTCAGGCCGGATGGTTCGTCAACCTCCGAGTCATAATTGCCAAACTCATCGATCTGTCTAGGAATTCCATGTTCTCGCTGGAACGCCGCAGCCGGCAGGACTATCGCGTCGTCGTCGGTGGAGGCAAGGCTCATGAACTCCGATTCATACGTGATAGTTTCCAACGACATCGTGTCGGGAAGTCCGTTCGTGGGCGTGTTGACGAACTCATCGACGAGGTTGGTCGACGCATCCGCAAGCATGTCGAACAGCGTTCTTTCGAGAAGGTCGAATAATTCTAGGAGGTGTCCCATGATCTGCGTTCCGCGCTCTTTGGCATTCTTCAGCTCCTGTCGAAGAGTCTCGCGGAACCCGAGCTTCAGATCGTTGCCCGTGTTCAAGATTAGCTCGGTGAAATCGGTGCGCGCAGCGTCGTACTTTCTACGATACGCCAAAATTTCCCGGTTGCGTTCCACCAATACGTCTAGCGCAGCCGAATTGACGGCACTTTTCATCTCGTTCACAACAAGAGGGGCCCGATTCGAAAAAGAAACGATGTTGTAGTCGGCCAGAATCTGCACCGTCATGTCTTGGAGCACGGGTCCCGCCACCTCCGCGATCTTTGACCGGTAAGAAATCTCTATGCTCAAGAACTCGTCGAATAGCTCGCGAAATAAAACCCTGGCGCTCCTCGACAGGCCTTTTAAACTCGCTTCAACAGCGTCCACGTGGGCCACGTATGCCGACTGAAGTTTGCCGACAGTTTCGGACCGAAAGCTGTCCTTTATAACCTGTATCTTCGTGTTGAAAAAGTTCTGCAGACGTTGGTCTTGAACTACCTCCAGCTCGGTAAACCCGTAAAACAGATAGGTCTCGAGGTCGTTGACCAAGCTATCCATTTCCGTTTTCGTCCAGCTCAACATGTACCCGTCGACTACGTCCTCGACCATCGCGATCAACTCGTCTTTGGACTCGGGTTCCAAAAATTCGGAAGCCTTCATTAACGCTTTTAGGTCTAAGGATATACTGTTAATGTACGCTGTTACGAGATCGGAGACAGTGCGAATCTTTTCCACGTAGTCGTCACGGGTATCCACAAGAATCTGCGACGCGTACGAGTTCGTCTCGCTTATCACATGGGCCTTCATCCCAGGGTAGTCGATATCGTCTCCCAATTCAAACTGTTGGGAGGAGCTCTCGAACCTCTCGAATGTGAACGGTGCAATGGCTTCCGAGATAAACTCCGCGGGTAACCCCTTCAACTCGTTGGAAATCTCCGAAATCTTCTTGACGACCGCGTCGATAACACTGCTTCGGGAACCTTTGATCAGCTCGACAAACTTACTGTACTCCATGATTGAGACAAACGCCTCAACGCGCTGTCTCAAAAAATGAAGTGTTGTCGATTGCTCTTCGGCAAGTTCTCCGGAAATTCCATACATGATTCTGTCGGGCACGACGCTCGATACCGTGTCGTGTGTCTTCGCAAGATGTTCCAACATCGCGGCCAGGACAATATCGTCGTCCTGGAAGAATAGGTATGCCCTGCCACGAAGAAATGCCCCGGCCTCTTCGTACAAGTATTTTAGGTGTCCTAGGTCTGTCAGAGCTAAGATTTGGCCGGAAATTTCTGGAGCCGTCACGGTGTCTTCCAACAGGGCGTAAACGTCCTTCTTGAATATATCAAGGTCGAAGTCACGATCTTTGCAGAATTCGAACAAGAACGCGTAGTCTGTCGTTCGTCGCATTTCGTAGAACTGTACGATACAAGTCAATCTCCCCTCGGATTCCGCGCGAAATTGGATGGCACTGTATTCCAATGAGATCACCTCGGTAATCACTCTAAGCTCATTGGCTAGGCGGGAGCTGTACGGTTCGTAGTACGTGGCCAACTCCGCCAGAGTGTAATCTCGATCGAGTACGGCTGTATCATCCTGTGACTCGACGCCGGCCTTTCTCTCATGGGCGAACGCTGTAAGACGGCGCTTCTGTGTCGCCCCAATCACGGGGTCGTTCTGGACGGCCGACACGCGAGCCACCAAGTTTCGGCTAGATTGAGAAACGAGGATATTGGAAACCAAGGACAGTCGGGTCTCGAAATGGTCCGATATTGGACCGCCAAGTTTGAAACTGTTGGACACAAATATCGTTTGCGTTTCTTGTCGAATCCAGGTTTCTAAGTTGGAGTTCACGTTTAGTTCCGCTCGTATGCGAGAAACGTGTCGTAAAAATCTAACAAACGCTTCTAGCTGCCATTCTTTTACATTCTCAAACAAACGGGTCAGTTTTGTTATCCTGGAATCCGATGCGGAAATTATCACCGTGAATAATTTGTCAGTGTCGACCTCGACCCTAAGGTCGGAACCGAGGTTGACCAATGCGAGGTCGATTGCGAGAAGAACCCTGTCCTCCCGCGAAACCAAAAGGGTTTCAATTAAATCTCCGAACGACCTCTCCGCCCAGTCGGACACGCGTTGTATCTGGTCCCCGATGTCGATGGATAAGAGCGTGGGAACATCTTCCGTGCGCCGGGCGAATTCCTCGATGATATCGGAAAACTTTTCAAACATGCTCTCCCAGGAATACTCTGACAACGTCTGTTCCACACTGTCCGTTAGTCGCGAGGTAACGATATCGATCCCAGATTCAGAGGTCAGTGACTCTGTTCCAAAATATATAGCCGTCGCAAGCAACATTGCTCCGACGCACGCGGCCACAAGCACCCTATTTCCAAGGCTCGACATGTTGCGATTATTGCCTATTTCTAATGCAATATATATTCTTGATATATATTAAGTACATTGGTCCAGCACATGGTCAGATCGAGATTTATCGCTGACGTTCTTTTCGAAGGAGCGACTGCGGCTGGAAAAGCCGCGGACGATATCGTTGCGTCCACTAGGAAATTCGACCCGTCCACCTTCTACCGGAAATACGACAGCTCGTCGTTCTTTGAAAACCTAAAGATGCCTACAACTTCGCTCAAAACCTCAGGTCTTCTCGACACATTTACGAACCTTAAAAATGTTGATGTTTCGTCTCTCCTACCGAAAGCGTCCAACACGATCGTGGCTGACCTCGCACAAAAGGCCAAAAAGGTTGATGTCGCAGACTCTACTCTTACCCGGGTTGGGAAAATTTCAGACGACCTTCTATCCGTAGGTATGGACATTACCCACAAGGTAGATATCGATGAAAGTATCGTCAAGAAATTTGATTTCCGCAAAAAGGTTTTGGGTGTGGATGAAGTGAAGGTCGCGTTCAAGTCGCCGCCGGATTCATTCGTAAATAAAAAACTCATGGACAAGACGGACGAAGTCGTCGACACGGTCGCGAAAAAGGCAAAGGACGGCCCAATCATGAAAAACCTCAAAACCTTAAAGAAGTGGGAGGGGACCATGAACATGGTGATAATATCCTCCTACTTCATGGCCCTTCATGTCAGGGGAGAAGCTCCGTGGTCGTCTTCGGGGGAGTTCGAGGAGATATTGAAAGATCCATTTCCCGTACCCGACCTTTTGGAGATGGATATCGTCGACGCTTCCTCTTTCGTCGAGGACACCAAGACAAATCTTATTCGTCGCGATGCCATTGCAACGGCCATGTTCGCCTGTATTTTAGTCATATTCTTTGTCGTTGGTTCAAAGCGCCGTAACCCAAAAAATTTTCTTGAGTAGATTCAAATAAAAATGTCCCCAAACGCCGGAAAGAGGTGTCCCCCCGGTAAGAGGATAAATCCGTATACAAATCGATGTGTGTCCGAGTCCTACTACCAAACGCTGAAGAAAGGGTGCAAAGGCTCTCAGCTCAGAGACAGGTCGACCGGAAAATGTCGGGCGCCGTGTAAAAAGGGTGAAATGATCAACCCCGCCACCGGAAGATGTGTTTCGAAAGATTATCGCACTAATTTGGGCACGGAATTCGAGGAAGAAACTGACTCCGATTCCGAAGAAGAAACTGACTCGGATCTTGAAGAAGAAAGTGTGTCGTTCAGTGACATGGGAGAATTTGAAATGGAATCCGACAACAGTAACGAGGTTAGCGAATTTGAAATCGCCGAATCGGACAGTGATGATTCGCTAAACCTGAATGAATTCGACCTGGGTGGGTATGGCTACTCGCTCCCAGCGATGCCACCGCCACAGGGGCAGGGGATGCCACCGCCACCGCCACGGCCATCGCCACTGGTAATGGCACCATCCACACCCCGACGTCGTCGTCGCGCATCCTCAAGGTCAACTGGGAGGGTCTTTTGGAACTCTCCGGTCACCTCGAATATGAACGGTGATTCGGCTCCCCCGTTAGTCCAGGGTTCGGCTTCCCCGCCGTACGAGGGTTCGGCTCCCCCGCCGTACGAGGGTTCGGCTCCCCCGCCGTCCCCGGGCACCGTGAATAAGAACTTGTTCGGGGAGCGTCCCTCGTCAGCGCCTGGTAGTTATTCCAAACCTCGGCACTCATCGGAACCCCAGCGCCCGCCCCCGCCTCCGTCGATTTCTGAAGATATTGTTAGAAAGATAAAGCAAATGCCAGGTCTGATAAACGTTGATCTGTCCGATTCAGAACAACAACTCCCAATCCTGGGGAGTTTTAGCTTACAAGGACCTGATCCGGAATTACACGGGACTGTAACGTTAAAAACACCTTCTCGGAATTTCGGTAGGGCAGATGTAACCGTGTTGTATAATAAAACGGTTGACAGTACTAAAGGAGGGGACCAACCCATTTCATTTTTCATTCAACGACCTCAGTTAGTGAAATTTCCTGATGTCGAACATTTTAATGTATTGCGCGAGTTAGTAAATATATTTGAAACCGATATCGACCTTTTTTTGCTGGACACCGAGGGGTATGTGTTCAGATTGTACGTAGATCGGGGTCATTTTGAAGATCCTTCAACAAAATGGGATGTGGGTAAATTCAGGCTTGTGAGGTTAGGTGAACTCCAAAATGAAGCGAGTTCGCCAGATATAATAAAGTATCTTGCGGAAGCGAACTTGGGTGGTCCTGTCCACGTTCAGGCGTGTCGCTATGAAAATGATACATAGAGATATACACGCGCACAAGCTTGGTGCCGGTCGATATCCCATAAAAAGTGGATCGCTCGAAGTAGTTGTCTTTTAAACTTGTTAAATTTGTTTTTTTTTACCCCGATCTTGGATCGTTACCACGAAAACAAAAAATAATATCAACTCTCTCCAAACAAATATTCACCCCGAACTTCGAACTCAGACACGAATTCGTCTCCGAAATTCTCTACAATTTGGTGGACGCACAAGTCCTTGGCGAAATACCACAGTCTATTGGCTATCACGGACTGCCGCCCTTTCGTCGTGTGAACCGCCCTGTCGTCCTCCCAGGTCTTCTCCATGAGCCGCATGACGTCAACAATTTCTGAAATATTCGCCCAGCACAGGTACTCCAGGATTGCAGACGGCTTTTCCACATTGTCGTCGTCGCACGTCAGGGGAAACTCTGGGTCGAGTAATTCATTTGCCTCGAACACGTTGTCCGGGTCGTAGGACAGTCGACCACACTCCTCGGCCGCCAGACCTATGATGCACGAAGTAAGGGTCTCCCGACAGACTTCGAAGTCCAGCATTGTCTTGTCCTCAAGTATGTGAAGTTTTGTGGCCACAGAAGTACCCGAACTGACACGGTTACAGACGATTTAAAATATCAGGCTGAACAGCCTGAGAACCTTGGACCCTTGTCCTCTAAATTTCGGGATTCTCGCCACCCGTCCCAGCCGACGACCATCCACCAGAGAACCGATGCTGCAGATCGCGTCCACCTCGTGCAGGTCGATGCCGACAAGTTTGGTTTGGTCGATGAGTTCGTAGGTGCAAAGAATTTTCACCTTTTCTCTCGGATGGTTGTCGGCCCTGAACCACTCCAGCTGTTGTTCGTAGGATGGGTGAGAATGCGACGGTCGGCGGACACACCGATCCGTGTGTAATTGCCGAACAGAAATACAATCCAGCGAGGACAGGTATGTTGCAAGTTGGGTCGCAAACTCGGGCATAGGAGAGATGATCAACATTTTCGAAGCTGCGCCTCGTTCCGATGCGAGGGAGCCCACGATCGCACCACAAGACGAGATGGCGTCGAGGGGAAACATGCCGATTGTGTCCATGTAGGTTGAGAGCGTGTCTTCAAAGCTTCTAAACTGGGACAATGGCTTCAGTTGAACAGGGCTTTTTGAAGCCCTTGGGAGAACGTCGAGGGCCCCCGTGATATCGCATCTACAGAGGGGGCAATTTGCCCCTTGTTGGAGCCAGCTAGTCGAACAATCCTTGCAGAAGACGTGCCAGCATGGACCCACGATGCAGACCTCCTTGTCCGGGGCGAAATGTTGGAGGCACACTGGGCATTCGGTTCTCATTCCCTCCCCGATAAATCTGTTGACGCACTTTGAAAGATGTGAGATGGTGCCAGAACTGGAACCCACGTCCTCGATCCGGGCTCGAAAATCTCCCATGGTCAGAATTGTCTCCAGCTGAGTCAGTCCAAGGCGTCGTAGATTCTCGAAGGAGTTCAGTTTTGTTCCAGTAAAGTTCCCCCACACGGAAGTTTTCAACGGAATGTTGAATTTTTCCAACTCAACCGTGTTCAGACCTTCGATGATGTAGCGGAAACAGAGCTCCCTCTCATGAGACGAAAGAATAGAGCAAGCCATTAGCGACATCGACAATTTCACGTCGTTTTTCAGACCATCCTTTTCGACCTCGTCTGTCAGGACGACCGATCGAATAAGGGAGTCCCTGCGCGAATTCCACACCGCCTCTGCGGTTTTAGCAGCATCCGCGCTAACCAGGATAAGCCTGCCGTAGATGGGCGTCTCCTTTTTCTTCCTCGTGACCGTGTTGTGCGGAGCTTTGGCCACGTACTCGTCGATTATGACACACGGGACAAAGCCCTTATCCCCGCCGAAGTACTCGTGTAATGCCCGAGAAGTCGTGAAAAGAAGAACCTCCAAACCCGTAGAGCTTGGACTGTCGGGAAAAAATGCGTTTTGAAACCCTTTGGGGTTACGGCGTATCTCGACCCCTTTCAGGTCGAGCATGTAGCAGGCTTGGCTCACCGCTCTCTCCCACTGTTTGACAACTTCGTCGGAGACCATAACGATGATCTTGTTCTCGTATTGTCGCAAACCTCCGTCCTCACAGTGGAGCCTGGTGGACCAGTTGTTCGATCTCTGTTCGCGGAGAAGTAGATCCAAGCGTGACTCCACCTCCTGACCCCTTTCGAGAGCGAAGAGTAGAGCAGCTAGCACGGTCACGATTGTTTTACCCGAGCCGGTAATCAGATCGTTCACCACCGTGACACCGATGTCGCTTGCATCGAAAGATACCTCGCCCATATAGGTGAACCTGTCACTACGCGTCCTCGAGGGACCTTCCCTCGACACTCGTACAACCTGTTTCTTCAGAGAGATATTGGACGGTCTGAAGACTATGTTGGTGATCGCCTCCACTTGGTAAGGCAGGAGTTGTTGCATCGCTTTTATCCTCGAAATGAGGTCTTGGCGATGGGTCGCTCTAGAGCTTCCGGAGTTATAGACGAACTCTACGCACACGTCTTGAACATCGTCCGTTGACCTGTTGAAGGAGCAGGTCAGTCCTTGTGAATCTGAACGAATTTTACGACATAGCTCGTCCCCCAGTCGCGTCGATCTGCGTACGATCGCCATGTTTTATGCTCTCACCGGGTGTGTTGACGTGGGCCGAATGTCATCCGTCCATAATCGTCTCATCATCGTATTAGTAGTTTAAATGGCAACGTGAGTAAATTGATTCCAAAAATGTTCGCAATTCTGAAGACAAGTAGTACAACAATGGTGATTTTTAATGCTTGTTCTGTCCCTTCTTTATCTTCGAAGTAATTTTTGCCAAATAATCCGTGTAAGAACGATACGATGGCTACCCACATCGCTTTCACGATGGCTCCGGCCCCAGCGCCGACAGCACCGGTAGCGCCCTCGAATAACTGTTCCTGCATTTTCGCAAATGCCTCCGCTGGGGAATAGCCTTGGGATAAAAGCGTGCCGTACCACCCCGCGATGGCAGCGGTGGTGAAACCCATCGCGATGAGGCTGGACTTGTTCTTCTTGTAAAAACTGCTGGATGTCACGGTGTCCCCGTACTTCGCCGTGTACGTATCGTTTTCAAATTTTTTGAACCCGTCCGTCGTGGTCGATGACCGGGAAACACTTGGTTGGAAGCTAGTGTTGGTTCTTTTGAATGTAGCACTGCTCGGAATACTTGTGGATTTTACCACGCTGCTGCTGTCGATTTTGCTTACTTTCATTATCTAGCCTTACGTTTCCTGCAACATATATATTTTTGATACGACTACATTCTTCATTTCTTTGAGCCAAGTAGGATATAATAGAGAGACCACAGCGTGTAAAAGGGTTGTAGTAGAGTGTAGGCGACGCCGTGATAGATGATTGGACCTGTTGCACCGGTCGCAAGTCCCATCGCCTTGAAATTAATGTAAAAATAACATACGATCGCTACCACTGCCACTGACAACCACATAAGTATGGGGAGCGTTGAAGAATTTTGACTTACATTGTCAATTTTACTGCCCAGGCGAGAGCCGAGGCGGGAGCCAAGGGTTCCTAGCTTTGTCCGATTTTTTCGACGATCATAGTTAAGGGAATTCATCATATAATACTTTATCTCATGAGAGATAATAAAAATCAAAATGTGTCAAAGCATTTATACAAGGGGCAGTCTGCACCCAACGGTAAAGGGACCGCAGTGGCGGACGCAACTTCCGCCGGAATTCCAACTATTTTGGCGGAAACTCTACCTCGGTAGTTGCAAATAACTCAACAAATATTTCAAAGTGCGAAGAAAAGGTATCCGAGATAACAAACGAAACAATATCGTCGACTTTATGGGCGTATTTTCTCACACTTTTTTTTTCTCGCGTGTGGTCACAAGATGAACACCATTGTCGACAACGTAGTGAATGCCACGATCCGCATTGACAATGCCACTCAAAAAGGGAGTGTCATCGATGTCATCCGGATGGTGCTACGATGCGACGCGAGTTCGGCAAACACGGCCTTTCGCCGACTAAAAGATGACATGCTCAAGTCGAGAGCAGAGTTTGGGGCAGCCTGCTCCCATCTTCGCATCAATGGTAAAGGGAGACTTACCCCTGTGGCGAACGCTAAAACTCTCGTCGAGATCATCTTTAGCCTCCCGGGTAAGTTGGCACGCGAATTCCGCCGGAAGAGTGCTTCCCAAATATGTCGACTACTTGGCGGAGATCCTACTTTGGTATTTGAGATAGAGCAACGTCGAGCGGAACTAGAGAGCACCCCCAAGGGTCGTGTCACGCAAGCCTTCCTTCTCGGTGAAAGTCGGCATGACACTGATGACGACTTCACGGGAATGCCGGTGGGATTCCGGTACCTTGAAGAGAGTCAGCGCCGGGCAGTCGCGGGAGAAGTCGTCGCCCTCGCCCTCAAGCGACAAAGGATTGAAGACATGATTGGAAGCTACGCATCCCTTCGTAGCTTGGGTGTCGAGCTCGACCCTCGCACGATGGTAGAAATTCGCGACAACGTTTCCCTCCTCACCAAGCGGAAACTTAGTATTGAAGAAAGGGAGGATTCGACGACGAGGCTGGTGGATCCCAAGACTCCCACACACGTACTTGGTCGTGAAGAGAGGGGAAATGAAAGTGGGATTGTGGTAGTGGCATCCAAAATGGGGGTTCGTGTTCCTCCGTCCATGTCCGGCCCGATCGGAAAACTGATGAAAATCTTGTACAAGAAGAAGTACGATCTCCCAAATGATTGGAACGACTTTGTCAAGCGCCAAACTCTCTACCTAGGGCGTCCCGTGATGGAAAATTGTTACTACGAACGGGACGAAGACATTATCACGGAAGCTATAAAGCTTAAGTTAAACCTTTAATCAACGAGATTTTTACTTCCGGAATTGATAAGAAATGTGTCGATTGAAAGGCACGTGGACAACAAATTCCTCTTATGTACAAAAGTTCCGACCACGTAAGCTTGTGGTAGACTTGCACACGGTATTTCTTTCAAATGTTGTAATTTCTTTCAAGCGTGGGATCGTGTAAAAAGTACATCGGAATTTTCCGAAATTCCTTTAAAATGCCTTAAATCTTTCAAATGCAAATATTCTTTCAAATGCATTTGAAAGAATATTTGGATGAAATAGCATTGACAATTCCGGCTACGAATCAACGCAAAATTGTATAAATTACCTCCTTAAGTCAGCGTTTTGGCGTCGGCCACGGGTGTCTCGTTTCCCTTGCCATTGATTTTAAACCGACCACATCGAGTGGTTAGCTGAACAAAGACGTGTTTCATGTACTCCTCGTGCGCCGTTGCCGAAAAAAATGCAAAATATATGATTTTGAAACAACATGCGCTTCATAATTTCGTTCATGTACCACGACTTGCAAAAATTGAAATTTTACGGACTAGGATCGATAACGCGTAACCCATTTGAGGAGCGTCGATTTTTTCTCCGGGGAACACACGATCCGGATGGCTTCTTGAACAAGATCCGCATCACGCGACCAATAACAATTCTCGTTGAAAGGTTTCCCCCGGTAGGTCGTAGGGCGTTTGGGAATGTTCAAACCAGCCTCAACGCCGTACCTCTTGGTATACCGTCGTATAAGCTCTTTTCCAATCTCCCCACCTTTTTCTCCAACACATATACCCAGTTTTGCCGCCTCGTTGCAAATCGACGTCTCTACCCCTCGGACGCTCTCGCTACACTCGGGAGTAGCGAGAGGTAGTCCCGTGGCGGAGTCAATGGTGTCGTCCACCGGCCTCGCTACCGCCGAAATGACGACCGTATCATCAACCGGGGTGGAGGTCATCATGTTACCGGCTCTCAAAGCGCGCCTTTGAGCATCCCTTACTCGGTCACCGAACTCAATCATATCCCGTGTGGTGAATTGGCCCACCGACTCAAGCTTGGCTTTGCAAAAGTCGTACATCTCAACCTCCTCCGAAACAATGGCTTTGTTGACCATTGTGGAAGCGAAGGCCCTCTTCTCTTCGGCCGTAGCGTTCTTGAACCATGAGGGTTCTTCCCCGGAACGAAGCTCTTTGACCTGATCCGGTTGGTCGATGGTGACATGATTGTCGTTGAGGAAGAACTCTTGAGTCGCGCGACCTTCTTCGGTGCCCGTGAGGGTGGCATGGCGGGCTTCGATCTCGGACACGAGACTCGTATCCCCACCGAGGAGGCGGCATATCTTTCCGACCCTCTGACAACGAAACGCATGGGCTCTTCTACCGGGAAGGAGCCACACGATTTCAATAAGAGTTTTGGCGTCGGCCACGGGTGTTGGCTTCCCTCTACCGTTTACTTTGAGTTGAGTGTACTTCTCACCCAACCCTGGGTGAGATAAAACAAGGCGGCCTAACGAGGTATTTGCGTTACTCGAGTCGCATTCAAGAACCATTCGAATTGTGTCTATCACGCTTCCTAATTTCGTGTTTTTGTCAACGCGAATGGTCGAGCCGTCCATACTTTCGATCAAGTCCATGGCGAATGATCTTTGAGAATTCCAAACATTTTTTTTTCTCCTGAAATTACGCATTAAGGGCCGAGACGTGTACCGTTTATGCACGACAACTTGCTATATTCGAAATTTTGAAACACTCCAACACCGGCCAACATGCCCCACTTTAAAATATTATAGTTGTAGAACAAGAAAATGTCTGTCCGTCGCCGACGCGCGCCAACGGAACTCCGATTTGAGACGGATAACTGGTCATGTCCTCTGAAATGTAATAAATGCACCTTCACAAGGCCAAACGGCCTTCGTTGTAAGAACAGAGTATGCTTTGGTTTCCCCCTGTGCTGGATACATAACTCCCAGAAATTCGGCGTTAAGATCAAACAATCGACCATCCCCGGTGCTGGAAAAGGGTTATTCGCAACAAGGCAGATACCCAAAAACACTTGGATCTGTCCTTACTCCGGGGAGGAAACCACAATGGAATGTATACATCAACGTTATCCCGGAGATTCGACAGCACCGTATGCCGAGAAGATCTCGGATAATATAGCATATGATTGCGCGTGCTCGAGGGGAATTGGTTCTTTGGCAAACGGCCGATTCAACGCCAACGGCAAAGTTTCTTCTGTACGCCGCCACAACTGTATATCGAGATATCGCCCCGTAGGAGAAGGTGTTCCCGGGGTGTGGCTAAAGTCGACCAAGGACATCAAAAGTGGGGAAGAGCTCATGAACTGGTACGGCGACGGTGGATACCAATTGCAACAGAATCACTCGACGAGACGACGTCGGAGGGCGCCGGACACACGACCTTGTTGATTCACTGAACCCCCCAAACATTGTTTTTAAAAAAAGAATTTTAACCCCGCAAAATTACTTTCCGCAATTAAAGCAACGACAACCAACTTCCGACATTTTCGTCGCGCCGTGGATGTTGACCAATCCCACGATACACACTTCTCCCGACAACGGAGACTCCCAAGAAGCACAATGTTCGGTCTTTTTTATAATGTCGGCAAAAAGCACTGCACGTTGATCCTTCGGACCCAAGTGCATCCGAGTGGTAGAGGCCCCTTTGACCCCGATTACCACCGTAGCGGCAAAACACGAAGAGCACGAGGCGAAGTGTACCGGCTCTGAAACGAGTCCATCGACCGCCGCGGCCGGCACCTTGACAACCCTGCATCCGAAGCGTGCAGGGATGGGACCGGCCGCCATTTGGTAGCAATTCACAACGACGGAGACTTCGGCGTGATCCATATCAAGAGTTGATTTTGGTTGTTGAGAAGTGGGGGGTGGTGGGGTGCGTCCCCAGTAAGAATTTGACACAATAAAGAGCCAAAAAAATATGCCGTCAACGGTCCGATCGCTCGGGTTATTTCCCCTACCATTCGACCGACGTCATTTATTAGAACACTTCAAGCCGCGCGATAAAGTAAGAATTTGGCATGATAAAGAGCCAAAAAAATATGCCGTCGGGAGAAATAGCCGAGGAAAGGGGAAAGCATTCTTAGGCGTTGGAACGTCAACTCGGGGCCATACACCTTCCATTTCTCCCACCGAGATGGATATCCGTGTCGCGGTCCTATTCGCTTTCGTCGCCATGAATTTGTATGGGAGGGTGAAGAAATGGGCAGCCCGTTCTTCCGCCCCGGGGATCGAGTTTGTAATCCAAGACTGCTCGAGCGTACAAGGGTGCAGGCTCGCTCTTTATGAAGAGGCGGAAAAACACGGAGCCAGGCGGGTAACACCGGAATCCAACCCCATCTCGAGCCACGACAATGGTCTACTTGTTAAGCTTGCGTTCGAGAACCAAGGCATGAGGGGATTTTTCCTCAACTCCGTAAGACGATGGTGTAGCTTTAACAAAGTGGACTTGGGTGACATCGTCTACAATGAACACACCAATCTTGGGCGCTTCGTCTTTATGGGGGACTACGTTGAGGAAGAGACCGACTCCCCTCCAGATTCACGGGCTCGCAAGCGGAGCAGGGAGAGTGCCGAGTCTCTTACATCGTTCGTCACCGAGATACTCGATCCCAAGTCCGAGTTGTGCGTCTACCAATCCGTCGAAGCTCAAGGTTATAGTCAAAAAGACGGTTGCCACTTGTTGGCACATTGCGAGTGTAAGGGAACTCCTATGGACTCGGACCCGAGCAACCGGCTCGCTTGTTCGACACAATTGCATAGGGCTTTGGATGGTACGTCGAAACGACACCCTCCGTGGGCGAGGGTGAAGGTCAAGGGCGTGGACATCAACCCCGTGCTATGTGAGGGCGTGGGCGTGAAACAACACAATAGGTATCGAGTAGACCTATACATTGATTTTATGTCCGAGGAGCATCGGCGGAACCATGGGTTCTATTGGAAAGACGGGTCGAGGGATGACGGCGAATCTCCCGTCGAAACATTTGTGTATGTCAAGGACTACGACGTTTTTACGAATTGTGTTGAATGGAAGTACAAGCATACCACCGCCATTTGGGCCGCGTTGTAAGGCATGACTCCCTTGGTTTTGGATTTGTAGAAGTTGTGATCGGGAACGATGGAGTGGTAATTCACGATTAATATATGTCCTTACACAAACAAACTCACGCGATGGAGGAGTACTCTACCAAGACAGGGCGTCGTCTGAAACCCTGTGACAGTGTCCGGGAAAGAAACCCCGCGACAAATCGATGCCGTCTTCCCCCGTATTCGTCGGTGACAAAGCTCCGTCTGAAACCCTGCAGGCCCGGCACCCTAAGAAATCCCGAGAGCAATCGTTGTCACATCGTGCAGGGAAGGAAAAGGCCGACGCTACCGAAAAAAACCTTGATAAAAAATAAAATGAAAAGACCGCAACCGTCGAGGCCAAAAAAGACCCCCAGAAAAATTAAAAAAGATGTCAGGCCGAAAAAAACCCCTAGCAAAATCCAAATCTATGACAAAACGCCGCCGTCAAGACCGAGAAAGACCCGGGCGACGTGGAACGACGTGGTGGCAAAGTGGTACGGAGGAATTGACCTACCTCAAGTGAAATCAAGCGTGTTCTGGGAGACCTCGAGAATCAGCGCCGATGGTTCGAGTACCTTCAAACAAAAACAGGTGGCGGCGTCGAGAGACCTGCCTATGAGTATGGTAGGAGATAGTTCCGCCTTTACAAAGTACCTGTATGGGCAAACGTCACCCGTAAGTTTCTACAACCTCAATAGAACCGCCGTACTCGTTGCGCCACCCGACACGGGCAAGAATTTTGCACACCTGGGGTTGTTCTACAAGAACTCGACTACGCAAGAGAGAAAGCAGCTCTGGAGAAAGGTCGCCGAAGAAATTATGAAAAAAATAAGAAAAGGGGAGAGCGTTTACGTATCAACACATGGGACCAACATCCCCTGGCTTCACATCCGCCTAGACACCGTTCCGAAGTACTACGTATCCGATCTTAAACATTAGACTTGAGCGAGTTTTGTTGCTTCTAGCATACGCTCGAGAATAAATTGGCGGAATGATGCAATATGTTCGGGACCATACGATTCTTTTGTAAGTTCTATATTTTGAGATAAGAATGCCGCGTTTAAACAGACACAGGGCCCACAGTCGTAGTTATTTCCCTGGCTTGGGCAATCTCCTACAATTCTATTCATTTCAATACCAACGGAATCGTAAATCCACCAATACACTGTTCGAAATATAGAATCGTTTACCTTATCGTCACGGCCTGAACTGTTGTAGCACGTGATAGATCTATCATCGAAATCTACCTCAACCAATACCCAGTGATTACCTCGAACGTGTACGGGGAAGATTAATTTCCGAATTGTATTATGGAATACGTGCCGCTGTAAAGCATGGGTATATTTCGGGCTTCTCCCTCCAGACTGCAGTAATCTGTATAGGTAAACATCTGCAGTAAAGTTCCCGAGGGGAATATCAGGATCACTCCCATTCCCAAGCTGAGCCATGGCGTCGCCGATAATTTTTTCGTTGAACCACCCTTTTACACGTACTGCATCAATATCGTTTTGATTAAAATGGTAAGTCTTTCGAACCGGACCAAATCGGTTTTCGACATTCGAGCTAAATAGTGTAAGGGCATCCCGCGTATCTTCAACGTTTGCAGCAATATCGAGATCATCCATATGATCCCCGTCGCTGCTGCTATCGCCTATTTCAATAATCGGAGGATTCCCGGTGTTTTGCACATCCGAGAAAGTAGCTCGACTTGTTACCCCAGCTGCACCTGGGACGCCCGTAAACTCGTCGTCGATGTCATCGTAGGGGTTTATGTCCTCACCCTGCATTGTATCCTGAGCCGAAATTCCTGCACCTGGGACGCCCGTAAACTCGTCGTCGATGTCTACGTCATCACTCTGCATTGCATTGGGTGATAGTACCATCGTTGGGTCGCCAGGTTCGTCGCTGTCATAATCGGAGTATGTGTTCTCACCCGAGGTAAAATTAACGGCTGCCGCCGCCATTGCCGGGACTCCGGGTCCGGGTGGCGCCGCCATTGCCGGGACTCCGGGTCCGGGTGGCGCCGCCATTGCCGGGACTCCGGGTGGCACGTAACTGTACCCTGACCAGTCGAATTCGTTCATGTCGAATGAGTCGTCGCTGTCCTCGGCGCTGCTGCTGCCATCGGAAACGTCCGATTCCAAACGATCCCGGAAGTATTTTGAAACACACCGACACTTGATCGAAGACATGCTTTATATCAGAGACAAGAAAATATATCCAACGAGACCGGCAAAACAACACCCACGTACATCTTTATAATCGTTGCTCCTATCACACAATGGGTGAAAAAGTAGACGCGCTCCAGGATATCCCGGACGGAATGTACGGAATATTTTACGCAAGCCCCGGGATGACGAGGGAAGGGAAACTCCACCCCCTGAATATCAACGCCGTGCGCGTTCTCGGCGAGGACAGTTCAGATATACAACCCACGGTGGTGCACGTTATTGGCGAAGATAGCCTATCAAAAATCCTCTACGGGACCACGGGACTCTGTGGAATACCTGTCAAATTACAAAAGTTATGGCCAAGCACTGACGGGTTTATAGTACAAATATTTTTGGCATCGACAAAAGCTTCGATACACCCGACCGACTTCACCAAACTGGGCGATCTTGCAACAGATGGCTTCTGGGAATGGTACCCTGTGGTAGACTACGAGTACATGAGTAATCGTTTTTGGTCGATTTTGGGGTACAGCCAAAAAGACATGGACGAATCTCCTTCCTCTTGGCAAGCCAAGATTGAAAAAGAGGACCATTTAATAGCATTGAAAACGTATGAAGATCACATCCAGAGTCGTGGGAAAAAACCGTACTACGTGCGGGCCAGGTACAGGCACAGAAACGGTCACCAGGTTCAGGTGGTTTGCAGAGGAAGTGTAATCGAGTGGTTGCCAGACGGGAGACCCTGGAAATTATTCGGAACGCACACCGATGTCACGACAATTGTCATGAGAGATGCCCTCGCTCAGAGAGAGAAATTCGTATCCAGGATGTCACACGAGATTCGATCTCCGCTGTGCGCGGTGCTCAACGAATGTGACAGTTTGGGAGATAACCACAATCTCGATGGTATCAGGGATGCTTGTGCGCAAATGATTTACATTGCCAATGACATACTGGAGCTTCAGAAAATGAATTCCGATGAAATGAAAGTTGCCAAGAACGTCAGATGTTGCCCGGAAGAAGTAATCAACCTTGTCGCCAAAAGACATCGCCGAGAAATTCGAAAAAAAGGGTTACGACTTTCCGTCTCGGTAGGGGATCTTCCAGACGACATTTTAGTGGACGTGCCGAAGTTCAATCAAATTGTAGATAACCTTATCTCCAACTCCATCAAGTATACCGACAAGGGCAGAATATCCATCGACTGCGACTTCGATGATACCAACTCGACCCTCGTTACTCGTATCGAGGACACCGGCGTAGGTATACCTGACAAGGATAGGGCATCCATATTCGACGAGTTTTATCAGGGGAGTACATCGATGCGAGGCATAGGGATTGGCTTACATATTGTCACATCGCTTTGCAGACTACTAGGAGGTATGGTGGAGGTAGAGTCCTCCGTCGAAGGGAAAGGTACTACCATGTGTTTCAGACTTCCTGTTGAAAAGCCCTGTGCACACGAGTTCAAGAACGATTCCCCGATTCGCGGGCTGAGGGTCTTGATCGTGGACGATATGAAAACCAATATTTCGTATATTCATCGAAAACTGGCGATGATAGAGGAAGAGTTGAATTTCAAGATCAACGAAGTCGTTGAGGCCTTGGACGGGTCCATCTCTGTCAGCAAATTCAAGCAATCGAAAAAACCTTTCGATCTGGTCCTGATGGATTGCTTGATGCCGATCATGGATGGATTCGAAGCCACAAAAAAGATACACCAGTTGTGTGACGACAGAAATCAACCGCGGGTCCCGGTCATCGCAGTCACGGCAAGCGTTTCGAACACGATCGGCGAAGACTGTGGTGCCGCTGGCATGTCCGCCGTAGTCACAAAGCCCTTCACAACAGCAGACTTTTGCAAAATTGTTCAAAAGTACATAACATGATCGGGGACGACGCGTCGAACGAGGTACTGAACTTCGTCGGGGAAGGATCCTACCTCTTTACAGCAGTCGTCTGCCGCGCGTGGAATAGGTCCTACACCCTGCGGAAGGAAACGAACCCAGTCGAAGCCCTAACATCTGTGAACAGGGCGATCGATACGGGAGTTGAGAGCCTGGGAGGAACCCGGTGCTGGTACAGTGCCGTTGCCGTGGAAGACAACGTGGAAGTTCTCGAGTGGCTACTCCACCGAGGGTTGGAGTGGGGACCCTTCATCATGTGTCCAGCCGGATACGCTGGTCACATATCTAACGTCGCGTGGCTCATGGACAAGCTGCCGGCGGAAACATGGACACGGAACGACGGTGTTTTGAACTCCACCGTCAACGGGGGTTCGGTCCCCGTCGTCCAACTCTTGGTGTCACAGGGATGTGCGCCCACAGCAGCACATGTTGGCCTTGCCGCCCGAGCCGGACACAGAGAACTACTCCTATGGCTGGTGACACAGGTGGGCCCGTTGGACACGGTAACCTTTTCACACGCCGTTCTCAACTTCGGTGCGACGGACACCTCATGTCTCCAAGAGTTGAAGAACGTGGGGTGCCCCTGGAGCAGCCGGACCTCGGCTGTAGCCGTGCGAACCTCCCCGAAATTTGTTATGATATGGTTGTGGGATAATGGATGTCCCTTCGGGGACTCTGCCACGGCAAACGCCGTCACCGTGGAGGATTACGAAAAACTGGGCTGGCTCCTGGACCACGGTTGTCCGTACGACCCTGCCACGATGATCGACGAGCTCGTACTTCGTAGAGAATGGGATAGGCTAGCGCGGATCAGTTCGTGGTTCAAAAACTACTCACGGTCTTCGTAATTCGTACCACCAACAAGTCATCGAGCCAAGAAGTTGAAGCCCGATCTCGGCCTCGTCTCTTAGTTTTATTGACCGGATTCTCCTCCACCCGCGAACGCCCCGAAGTAGAGTGATCTCATAGCATGCCGAAAACGTCATTGAGAGTTTGGCGGCGAAGAAGGGCGACCCACGTGGTCAACGCCAGCAGAAGGAGCATGCAAATCATACTCGGGTGATTTTTTTGGCAAAGGTGGGCTATGAGGGAGATGAAAGGGTGCGTACCACACCAAGTTGCCTTATGTTATTTGCCTCTTTAAACAATGGTTGGAAGATACGAATATTGTCCAAAATTGATGACATATTTTGGGCAACGAGGTAGGGCCACGTCGACACACTCGCTACCATGTACCTTCGCTATCGCCTCCCGTATCTCCAAGATGTGTTTCGCCACGCAGAGGGTGGTAGGATGGACCTAGTGTACATGCACTACGAGTCCTTCATTCCACAAGGAGATCCTCTTGGCGTGGCGCTCAGGTATGGAAACTTGAGCATCGCTACTCAACTTCTGGAGGACAAGTTCGTACTTCGTTCAAAGCACCTGCATGACGCCGTCTACTCGGGAAAGCCTATGGTTGTACGCTGGGTCAGAGAAAACGGTCTCACTTTTGAAAAAGATCACAGCCCTGGGGTCTCGTGGCTCATGTACTGTGCGAGAGCGAGCAACGTTGGAGTGGCGCGAGAGGTGGCACTGGACGACCACGATATAAATCGGCGGGACGCTTTCGCCACTACTGCGCTTGGGTACTCATTGATGCGGCCCGACACACACTACAACCTGGGGATGACCAGGTTTTTGATTTCACATGGTGCGGACGAGACCATGAGAAATAGCGTTTTTAATTATGGTGGTAGCGCAGCTTGCTACATGTCGAACGTTCTACGCACCAGAGAGGCAGTTTATTTGGTACATGAATTGGAGTTCAAAAGGAGTAGGTTAAAAAAGGAAGTAAAAACACCGTGTGTTGTGTCGTGAGTAAAATAAATATTAGGGAATTTAATTATGGTGAAGCATTGTGATATACCCCGTTGCTATTTGACGAAGGAATAAGATAAATGTTTAATTCCCAACCCGGGTGGCAAATAATGAAATAGTCAAGATACGGGCCGAGATTGTAGATAAAAACATCGAGGAGTGGGCAAGTAGAACGTACAAGTCAGCGTGAACGCGGCGTACCGCCAACGGATCGCTTGGAGTATCCAACAGGGCAAGCTTTTTTTTATTGGATATATTATTACTATAAAGAATGGTCAAACACTGTGACATACCCCGGTGCTACTTGACGAAAAAGGAAGATAAATGTTTAAGCCCCAACCCGTGGATCCTCCACCTGATACAAATGTCGGGACAAGGCTTCACGCGAAAAGAGATAAGCCAAAAGTATCGGGCACGGAAAGAAATAGTCAAGAGACGGACCGCACATTTGTCCCCGTCCGAGGCGAAGAAGCTTGCCAACAAAAACATGTGCGCCGACATTCACGCCGGACGCGTAAGACCTACCAACTCTCAGCTTTTTTTCATCGAAAAGCCTGTACCCCCCAGATGGACTCTTAGATCCATCCGCCCGTTCATTTTTGAACACGATACTAATTTGAGAAAAAGAAAGTGTAAGATCAAATTCACCCAGGGGGATATCAATCGATTTCACCCAGGGCGATGGTATAACGATAACATTATCGATAGCTACATGGCGTTGTTGGGGGGATCATCTAACCCCGCGAGTAGGAAGAAAGCTTATTTTTTCAACACAATGTTTTACCCACTTCTCACTCACGGGGGGAGTATATCGGGCTACACGAGGGGCATACCCATAACTCGAAAAGATCGAATATTTATCCCCGTCAATGTTCACAACAATCACTGGATATTGGTTGTCGTTGACGCTGAAAGTAAGAGAATACAACACTACAATAGCATGGCGAGTGTTTCCGAGGTCGTACTTGAAAACATCAAGAACTGGGCAAGTAAAACGTACAAGTCCGGTGATTGGGTAGCAGAAGACAAGACTTCCCCGATGCAGAAAAATGGCTCGGATTGTGGGGTCTTCGTCTGCGTAAACGCGGCGCTCTTGAGCAATAAACGCAAGTTGAGCTACACCCAAAACCACATGTCGGCGTACCGCCAACGGATCGCCTGGAGCATCCAACGGGGGAAGCTTTCTTAAAAAATATATTATTGGATATATTATTACTATAAAGAATGGTCAAACACTGTGACATACCCCGGTGCTACTTGACGAAAAAGGAAGATAAATGTTTAAGCCCCAACCCGTGGATCCTCCACCTGATACAAATGTCGGGACAAGGCTTCACGCGAAAAGAGATAAGCCAAAAGTATCGGGCACGGAAAGAAATAGTCAAGAGACGGACCGCACACATGTCTCCTTCCGAGGCGAAGAAACTTGCCAACAAAAATATGTGCGCCGACATCCACGCCGGACGCATAAGAGCGAAAAAGACTCAAACCCCTAGACAGTCTTTTTTTACAGATAAGCCTGTGCCTTCCACCTGGTCGTGGAAATCAATTTCTCCGTTCGAATTTAATCACAAAACTAACCTAGGAGGAGACGCATATGCAGAGTGTAGCGTGAAATTCAATAACAACGATATCTCTCTATTCGGCCCAACCGGTTGGTTCAACGACAACATCATAGACGCCTACATGGCCTTGTTGGGGGGATCATCTAACCCAGCAAGTAAACAGAAAGCATATTTTTTCAACGCATTCTTTTACGAATATCTACGCCACAAGCAGAGCGTATCTGGGTACACGAATGGCATAACAACTACAAGTCATGATCGAATATTCATCCCGGTCAATGTTCGCCGAAATCACTGGATTTTGATTGTCGTCGACAACGGAAAGAAGAAAGTATCGTGCTACGACAGTTTGCATAGGAGACACATTGTCGTACTCAGAAACATAAAGAGGTGGGCTCATTCAATCTACGGCACAGACGATTGGACCACAGAATACGGAACTTCTCCGCTCCAGCTCAATACCGATGACTGTGGAGTCTTCGTCTGCATCAATGCGGCACTCTTGAGCAATAAACGCAAGTTGAAGTATTCCCAAGAACACATGGCTGCGTTCCGTCAACGGATCGCTCGGAGCATCGTGAATGGGAGACTATGACCCTTCTAGAAAGGTCCTTTTTATATCGTTTGTTTTGGACCCCAATCACCCCCGCACCGGCACCACACCCCCCTTCGCCCAAATACTTCAATATTCCAAGACCGCCATCACCTTGGTGGTGAGTTTCAATATCGTTTGTTTTGAAACCCGAATCGTTCCCGTACCCTTCTAGAAAGCTCTCTTTTTTATTATTACATGGAATTATTTACCCTTCTAGAAAGGTCCTTTTTACATCGTTTGTTTTCGAACCAAATCGCCCCCGCACCGTGACCATATCTTCCACCGTCATCCCCCATACCTTTCTAGAAAGCTCCTTTTTATATCGTTTGTTTTGGACCCAGATCGCCCCCGCACCGGCACCACATCCCCCTTCGCCCAAATACTTCAATATTCCAAGACTTTCAAGATTTAAGGCTTTCAATAGTCCAAGACCGCCATCACCTTGGTGGTAAGTTTCAATATCGTTTGTTTTGAAACCCGAATCGTTCTAGAAAGCTCTCTTTTTTTATTGTTACATGGAATTATTTACCCTTCTAGAAAGGTCCTTTTTTGTATCGTTTGTCTTCGAACCAAATCGCCCCCGCACCGGGACCACATCCCCTTCGCCCAAATACTTCAATACTTCGATACTTCGATACTTCGATACTTCGATACTCCAAGGGTCAAGGACACCAAATACTTCAATACTTCGAAGTACTTCAAGGGTCAAGGGCACGAAGTACTTCAATACTTCGAAGTACTTCGATACTCCAAGGGTCAAGGGCACGAAGTACTTCAATACTTCGAAGTACTTCGATACTCCAAGGGTCAAGGGCACGAAGTACTTCAATACTTCGAAGTACTTCGATACTCCAAGGGTCAAGGGCACCAAATACTTCAATACTTCAATACTTCGAAGTACTTCAAGGGTCAAGGGCACGAAGTACTTCAATACTTCGAAGTACTTCGATACTCCAAGGGTCAAGGGCACGAAGTACTTCAATACTTCGAAGTACTTCGATACTCCAAGGGTCAAGGGCGCGAAGTACTTCAATACTTCGAAGTACTTCGATACTCCAAGGGTCAAGGGCACGAAGTACTTCAATACTTCGAAGTACTTCGATACTCCAAGGGTCAAGGGCGCGAAGTACTTCAATACTTCGAAGTACTTCGATACTTCAAGGGCGCGAAATACTTCAATACTTCGAAGTACTTCGATACTCCAAGGGTCAAGGGCGCGAAGTACTTCAATACTTCGAAGTACTTCGATACTCCAAGGGTCAAGGGCACGAAGTACTTCAATACTTCGAAGTACTTCGATACTCCAAGGGTCAAGGGCACGAAATACTTCAATACTTCGAAGTACTTCGATACTTCAAGGGCACGAAATACTTCAATACTTCGGAGTACTTCGATACTTCAAGGGTCAAGGCTTTCAAGATTTAAGGGTTCCCATATTCCAGGACCGCCATCACCTTGGTGGTGAGTTTCAACATCGTTTGTTTTGAAACCCGTACCCTTCTAGAAAACTCTCTTTTTTTATTATTACATGGAATTATTTACCCTTCTAGAAAGGTCCTTTTTTATATCGTTTATTTTCGAACCAAATCGCCCCCGCACCATGACCACATCTTCCTTCAACCAAGACCGCCATTCAGAAAGCTACCCCGTCCGAATCGTTTGTTTTGCAACCGAAGCGCCCCTCATCTTAAAACGTTCTAAAACGTTCTAGACCTCCAGAATGAAGCTCCCAGTGTCCGAGGCCTCGACGACCTTCGCCAACGCGGAGGGATCGGCTGTCCCGAAGGAGTTCGCGTTGGCGGCTCGGTCAAACCCTGAACAAATCCCTCAGATGGCTGAGTCCGCAGCGGAGACCAAGATGTTGGAGAAGGAGGCCCTCGTACGACAATTCGTGTTGCTGATCGACCGGTCAGGCTCCATGGGTTGGCCGGACGGCGACGACAAGACTAGGTGGGAAAGGGCGAAGGAGGTAACGAAGGCTCTTGTCCCATCACTATTCAAGTACGATGTGGACAAGTCCATTCCACTGTTTCTCTTCGATTCTGAAGTGAGTTTTGTGGGCGAATGTACAAACGCTTCCCAGATTGAAACCGTGTTTACCGAGTACCAACCAGGAACAACGACAAACCTGTCCGGAGCCCTGGAACAAGCCATGGAGATGTACCTCGGATCCAAGAGGGTCAACTACGAGGTCGTGCCTGGGACGACCTTTATCGTTCTGCTGGACGGCGGAGCGGACAACCCTGATGAGGTCGTACAGGTTCTACAGAAATACGCGGATCCCGCCAACGGGTACATTTCGAATCACACGCAAGCGGCCGTTAGCTTTGTCCAGATTGCCGACGACATCTCGGCCACGATGTTTCTACGGAGCTTGGACGAACTCAAACCCCTCGATATTGTAGACACCAAAAAAGACGACTTCATTTTCAGTACCGATGGAGGAGTGGACAAGCTTCTCCACGATGCCGTGTTCGATTGATCGAGTCATTTTTATGTGTTGGGTAATAACGGAATAGCTTTGTTACATATGACGGGCGGTATTAAGATGTCTGAACCCTTGTGTTTTCGAGAGTGTGTGCGGTACCTCCCCGTGCACGAAGGAGATATTGTCTTCGTCTGCAGGGTGTATGATGGCGACACCTGCACCCTCGCCTGGGTCGACCATGCAGGACGAAGCGTACGGTCTTCGTGTAGGATTAGGGATATAGACACTCCAGAGATGCGGGGAAAATCACCCGAAGAAAGAAAAATGGCATCGTTGGCTAAGGAACGTCTGCAGTCCGCGATACTCGAAAAGTTTGTCACGGTCTGGAGGCCTTCCTCCGACAAGTACGGTCGGATTCTCGCAGACCTGTCGACCGAGTCTATCCGATCCGTCTCAACATACATGTTGGAAATGCCTGACATATGCAAGAGTTACACCGGGGGGAAGAAAACACCGTGGCTCTCGCTACCCCAACGAGACCGATAATGTGTGTGTATGAGGCATACCACAATGTCTTGTGATAAGATAGACTTAGACAGAATAGCCAAGATACAGGACGTGGGGTGGCTGTTTATAATAAAGGAATCCGTCGATATAATCACCCATGTCTCGGAGAACGTCGTTGACCTCGATTGGGTGGATTTGAATTCACCACGAGAGTTCATCGGTAAGAAAGTGGGCGAAGTTGTTGTAGACCCGACCGTTTCCGACGCGTTGGGCAACCTGCTTCGGAATCCCTCCAGGTCGGCGCGTACCGGGCTTCTGACGTATAACCAATCCTGTACGGTGATCACGAGAGACGACGGCACAACCCTCTTGGAGATCGTGCCCCGTGGTCCAACGTTTTCCTTCTTCGACAGTCCAAATACCGTGTTCTCGATGGAAACCATTAACCAAATCGAAAAGGCCACGAACATGACGGAAGCCGGCGCGGCCGCGATCACCGCGATAATGACGTTCGTGTCGTACAATCGAGGGATGGTCTACAGATTTTTGGAAGACTTGTGTGGCGAAATCATCTGCGAAAAAATTGGGAAAGGTGGGGGGGAAGAGCCCAGATATCTCGGGCTGAGGTTTCCCGCTACCGATATCCCACTCCCGGCCCGAAAAATGTACCTCGACGACAGGGTTCGAATCATATCCGATATTGAAGAAGAACCGGTACTTGTTGTGGGAGATGCGAGAACCGCAAACTTGAGATACTGTCACATGAGGGCGTGTGCGGACGTGCACGTGGAGTATCTCAGGAACATGAACGTACGATCGACCATGTCCATTGCCATTGTCAACAAGAAAAAGCTTTGGGGACTAGTCGCCATGCATTCCGACACGAGAGAATACCCTTCCATCGAGTGCCGGGTCATGTCCGAGCTCATCTCTCGCACACTGTCCCTGTGTGCGGAGAGCTTTGAACGGGAAACGCAGAGAAAGAACCAGATCACCATGAACCAGATGATTCACCTGTCGTACAGATTCTCCAATATGGAAACCTTCATCCGCGTTGACCACGACCGTATCCTAGAGGCGTTCAAGGCGCAGTGCATCCTTGTCCGAGAAGGGGAGAGAGATCCGATCGGGTTCAACGCTTCAAAACTATCAATGAACGTACGCGACATGCTGAATGAAACCGCCCAAAGGCACGACGGCTCGGATATTGTCACGGGACACTTTACCCCAGAAAATCACCAGTTCTTCTCCATCCTGCGAGAGGACACACACGTCGTGATCGTGAAGTTCGCAAACAAATCCAGGATCAAGTGGGCGGGGAACCCGAGAGAAAAAAAGGTCGTCGATGGGAAACTGTGTCCACGAAACTCGTTTCAAGCCTACGAGGAACACGGGCTCACACACCCCACCGAATACGACACGGACATGATGACACAGTTCTCCTACATGATGCGGGCGTTTTTTCAAAGACAGATGCTCACGAGGTTTCAGACAAGGGTCCTCGACGAACCGAGGCAAGACAAGGAGTTCTTCGCCCAAATGTCTCACGAGATAAGGACGCCCTTCCACGGAGTGTACAGCGCCATCGAGATACTTTTGGACGAACCCGACATGCCCAGAGATCAACGAATACAGACGCTCGAGCTGGCCTTCTCGTCCGCACAGACCATGCTCACGACGCTGAACAACATACTCAGTGTCGACCAACGACCGCCTGGGGATGAGAACCCGGTAGACCCCGGTACCCCCAGCGTAAGCATCGGTGACGTGCTGCTCTCCATCAAGTCCTCGCTACAACTATTCGCGATCCGAGAAGGCGTGGCATTCAGTACATTCACGACCGTCGGACACGACGAGAAATTTGTGATCGACCTCACCCGGCTTTCTCACATTACCAACAACCTGATCAACAACGCTATCAAGTTCACGAGCGCGGGAGGAAAAGTGGCTGTGAACATAGACATGTTTGAGACACCCAGTCTTGTCCAGGAGTATCTGAGACATCACTGCGCGGAGTATGAGGGGAGTTCCATGGACGAACCCCACGACTGGGAATTGAGAGGAGAGCCCGACCACCACGGTGGTAGGTGGATCGTTGTGGTGATCGCAGACACCGGGTGTGGGATGAAGCCCGACGACTTAAAAAATATCTTCAATCCGTATGTCCAGGTATCCACGGAAACGCACAAACACGCCGGAACAGGGCTCGGCCTTTCCATATGTACAGAAGAGGTGAAGAAAATGAAGGGGTGTGTTGGTTTCTTTTCCACCGCGGGAAGAGGAACCGCGGCGTACGTCGTAATACCCACGATTATACTGCATGGGGAGGGGGGGTGTATAATATCCAAATCCGGTGATTCGCCGACAAGGGGTGAAAATAATCAAGGGTGTTCGGTCAACAGGATTCTGCGAACATGGTTCATCGTCGACGACAGTCGGATTAACCGTCGGTTGCTGGTCCACATGGTCAAAAAAGAGCACGCCGTGGCAGACATCCCCAACCCCGTCATCGTTGAAATAGATAACGGGAAGGACGCTGTGCGGATTTTCAACGACCATGTTCTAGACGAGAAACGGGTCCACGTGATTATCATGGACTACCACATGGCCGGCATGGACGGGGTCTCCGCAACCACACAGATACGTAACATCGAATCGGGAAAAGAATCTAGTATACCAGCCGTCATCTACGGGTGCACGGCAGACATTACCCAGAAGGTAAGGGCAAGATTGCTCGACGCGGGAATGAACGGGGTCTGGGTGAAACCGATCCCGAAAAAAGCACTGAGAAATCTCGTGCGATCTTTGTAGCGAATTTTTTTTATCAAGTCAAGTCAATGTGATATACCATGAAATTAGCTCGCGCGTTCGTGGCGGCCTTTTCCGCGGCATCGAGTACGACTCTATCCATCCACCCTATCGCCAAAAAACCTAATACACATGCTTTCAGTGTCGGCACCCCCGTGACGTGCTCCACCTCCAAGCCATGCCCCGAGAAGACGAAGTGCTACAAGTTCTACGGGGACACGGGTGTTTGCGTACTAACTACCGCACCTTAAAATTTGAAAATATCTCAAAAATACAAAAATCGAGGCGGCCCCGTCATGTAGTTCGCGTACGGCATCGCTGCGTAGTTGGCCACGTACGGCACGGGTACGGGCATCGCTTGGTAGTTCACGTACGGCATCGCTGTGTAGTTGACGTACGGCACGGGCACGGGCCTCGCCATGAAGTTCACCTCGTCTCGCTCACGTTTGGCCGGTCGGGGTCGGGTATCCACACCCATGTCGTAGGGCGTCATCCCCGACACGAAGCGCGAGTTCTTGGACGAATTGTAGTTCCGACGAGCGACGGCCTTGGACGTCCTCATGCCGCGAACCATGGCCTCGACAATGTGACTATCGAACGACAGGTCCATTTTTACCGCCTTCTCGAGCATCAATGTAACACCGATCGATCGGCACACGTGCTCGCCCAGACGCGGGATGCCAAAAAAGTTCTTACCGGCTCGCTTGAAAAGGTGGTTCCGACGATCGTCCGAAATAACCTTGCCGTGCTCGTCCAGGGGACCGACACACTCGTCGATTTCCCCCCCGTTCTTCAACCGCAAGAATGCTCGACCCAGCACGATCATCACGGCGTACGACCGCTCTATGAATTCGTGCTTCCTGTGGAGCATTTCCATCCCCTCCTCCGAGTTCAGCAGGGCAACGTCGTCCTTACAGTCGTCCGGAAGAATGTCCACCAAAAACTCTCCCCCGGGGGTTAGCTCCACGTACGTGTTCCGCGGCATGATCCGCTTATTACATTGTCGACGCAGAGGAGGCGAAGTGAAAGCCACGATCAACAACAGCGCCCCCGTCATAACAGAAACTGCCTCACATGTAAGACCGCGTGCCCCGAGGCTGGCCGCAACGTGCCGGACCTGTGCAGTGTAGATGTGGTCCTCGTTGACCCTCTCCCCGGCGTTCCACCGCTCCTTTCTCAATATCTCCCAACACATGTCGATCTCCGACTCGGTGACGAACCTCATCACGGGGGTGACACCGTTCACCACAAGCCTCTCCGCCATGTCCGTTACCAGTCTCGCCGTCTCCTCCACGTCCTCCAGCATCCTACCCCGCTTCACCTTGCGATTGACCCCCACAGAGTTTTGCCTGTTCCTCTCCACCGTTGCCCTCCGACGAGATTCTATCTGTACGGGGTGAAAATGTTTGTAGACGTACGCGATGAACTCACCGTCTCCCCCACTCAGCGAGGACTTGAGCAAGTCTGGAAAACGACCCATCTTGTTAAAAAACATGTCTTTGCTCGAGGCCCGAAGCTCGCCGAGGTCGTCCGGGCGAGTCATCTGGCCGATCACCATCAACGGCAAGGACGGTATGGACTTACCACCGTCTAGACCCGCGACCACCCGCGCCGCGAAAGACAGTTCCCCGGTACAAGCGTTTCTCCAGAGGCTGATGGTCGGCATCTCGTCGAAAGGGTTAACTTTCTTACCCCAATCGACAGACTTCAGCAACAGAAACTCCTTGGGCACCACGGGGAAAAAGGCGGATTGGAGAGTGGTGAACCTGCCCAGACGGTACGACGCCTGCAAGCACGTCGAAACAGTCGAGACCATGGCGTGCGCGTTGCCGTCGACCGCTACCATCTTCTTCTTCCCCAGGATACCCATATCAACCATGACATCGTCCCCGAAGGCGAACTCCTCCCCTGCGTATCGAGACATACCCATCATCGACAGCTGTGAACCCTCCTGTTGTACGAAGAGCCGGTCCTCCTCGCCGAGAAAGGTCAAATCGCCGACGGTCATGGCCGCCGGGATGGACCGGACGACAGCCCAGATCAGTGGATTCACCTTTGTAACCAGAGCCAGCTTGTCCCACAGCCGACGCTCCTCCAGGTCCACGTAGTAGTTGCCCTTTTTCATCATTTTCGTGTCTGTCTTCAGAAACTCACACACGTGGACCAGGACGATGGTAAGCCACGAACACAAGAACGAGACAAACCTACGGTGGGAAGAAGGGGCGCCGTACACCTGCAGCTTGGCGTACACCCTCCGAACGTCGACATCCGTCTCAAATTTAGCCGGCAAGTAATACACGGTGCCGTGCAGCAATGTAGCCGCGGCGGTAGCGTCGGTCGTCAGCAAAGCCGCTAAGGCCGTGTACGCGTCCAGGACGGTGATGTTGCGAGGGTCTTGCTTTGCCTGGGGAGACCTATTGATCGCGAGTATCGTGTCCGATTTTCTTGCGAAAGAAGGGTCGGTCCCTCTGAACAGGGGTCCGAACAAATCCGCACCTCTGTCAGCGTACTTCTTTTTCTTCACGGATTCCACCTCAACCTCCGCCTCGGGCTCTCCCTCCGCATCAGGCCCCGCATCGACCTCCGCATCAGGCTCCGCCTCGGCCTCTGCCTCGGCCTCCGCCTCGGACTCCACCGCCACATCAGGCTCCACATCAGGCTCCGCATCAGGCTCCACCGCTGCACCATCGGACTCCACCGCTGCACCAGGCTCCGCCTCGGACTTGTTGAACGCGCCAACGCGGACACGGTCAGTCGTCACGCCAGACTGTTCGAAAATTGGACCAAGATGTGCGTATTTCTGAAGGGCCGATAGGGGTGACCCCCTGTTATTGTATGCCGCTTTTCTCGCCCTCTTCGAACGTCGAGTACTGTGTTACAAGGGAAAGTATTTTTCGAGGGGGGGGGTACCGTCGGGATCGGTGTAGTTGGAATGCGATGCATCGTTGTGAAAGACTAGTTAAAACAATTGGGCCTAGAATCCGTACACTCACGCTGATTCGTCCGTAGAAACGAAGTCCGTACTTTTCGAGGGGGTGGAGTTGGAATGCGATACATTGTTGTGAAAAAATTGGAAAATCGGTGGAGTTGGCTACATTCGCAAAAGACTTCAACGATTTAAATAATCCAACACTCTACACATTTGAGTTTCACCCCGTCGACGTGCGATGCATTGTTGTGAAAAATTAAGAGACTAGTCAAAAAAATTGGACCTAGAATCCGTACACTCACGCTGATTCGTCCGTAGAAACGACGTCCGTACTTTTCGAGGGGGTATCGGTGGAGTTGGAATGCGATACATTGTTGTGAAAAATTTGGAAAATCGGTGGAGTTGGCTACATTCGCAAAAGACTTCAACGATTTAAATAATCCAACACTCTACACATTTGAGTTTCATCGTTGTGAAAAATTAAGAGACTAGTCAAAAAAATTGGACCTAGAATCCGTACACTCACGTTGAATTGTCCGTAGAAACGAAGTCCATTGTTGTTGTAAGTTGAGTTGGTGGGGTTGAGATGTGTTGTGGAGGGTGGGGGGGGGGTGGGAATACAGGAGAAATGAATCTTGAAGTCGGAGAAAATGAAATCTAGATTCGAAAATACATGAAATAAAATTCGGGGAGTCGGGGAAAATTCCCGATTTGAAAATGGTCCGAAAACGAACCGGGCAACCGGGCCACCAACCGGTCAACCGGTCCAGCCTGGTTTGTCCTGTATAAAGCTCAAGACGATTGAATCAGGCCTCCTGATTGGTCGCCGCGGCACGTTTCCGAAGGTTTTTGCGTGTCTCCGGGCCAACCAGCAACTGGGTCTAACCGGGTGCGCCCAGTTGGGCCCGGTTGAGCCCGGTTGAGACCCGGTTGACACGTTTTGTTTTTAAAAACACGGCGGTCTGTTGGATTTTAGACGCGTTTATTTATAAG